CATGATAGAATTCATATCAATCATATCTGGGTCTTGGTAGATACGAAGGATAAACTCTTTCGCGTGAATGAGACCAATATCCATATATATGGCACCAATTAGGGCTTCAAAGACATCTTCAAGAATTTTAGGGTTATTGTTCCAACCGTTACGCATCCCCTTCTCATCCATGATGACGAGTTGTTCAAGACCCAACTTCAACGCAATCTTAGCTAATGTTTCACCACGAACCAGCTTTGTACGCGCTTTCGTGAGGAAACCTTCTTGACGACTTTCATAACGATCAAACAGGAACTTAGTGATGACAAACCCGAGGACGGAGTCACCAATAAATTCTAGAGTCTCAAAGGATTCTGTGAATTGTTCATACTCCTTGAGAGCGGATTTATGTGTAAAAGCTTTTTGATACAAGGATAGGTTCTTAATCTTTGTAGCAATGAGCGTCTCAGCCATCTCCTTGGTGAGGAAAGTGACCATTGTTGTTATGTTATGTATGTGTTATTTTTTTAAGCCTTCTCCTCCTCCTTCTTAACGTAGTGGGGGCTCAGGTACTTCTGCAAATTAAGGTAGGTCACCTGGACGCCTTCGGGGGGAGCCAGGAGATCGCGAAGCTTGTCGTCAAGGATAATCTGACGACCGTTGTCGGGGTGCTTGAGACCCTTCTCGGTGATGTACTTGTTGATCGACTTGGTCACCTCAGAGCGAGAGATGAGCTCACCTTCGGGAAGTTCAAGGAACGCGCGCAACTTAGGTGTCACATCCTGCTTACGGTTGAAGCCGTTGTTGGCAGCGCGCGCCTTAGCCTTCTCACCATCTGGGTCATCCTGAGTGTTCTTGATCTTACGAACAAGCTTGGACAGGTTCTTGATATCGTTGCGGAGGGCGGCAATTTCGGTTTGAATGGATTCGAGAGACATTATACCTTTCTTACACGACTAATCTTTAAGTCTATGTAGAGGAGAATAATGAGTATCGTGATTGCCGTTAGGATTAAAGCTCTTGATGTCTGCGGTGTCAGCGCGGGGGGTTTTGGGGGTCTATCAATGAAGCGGAAAGGTTGTCTGGAACCATTTGTAGGACATCCACCAGCACAGCAATCTTCGGGGCATGGTAGTACCTTTGGTCCTTTCCTCACTCCACAGAATTGTTCAGTCTCTCCCTTGTAGGCGTAGCATCGACACTCTTCAATCACGTTGCAGACCATTTATTATATCACAATATATTAATGGACGATCAAATTTATTCGAAACCTGTGATTGAAAAATTCATTCAAGAGAATCTTTTTTTCAAAGATCCCAAGATGCAGAAATACTACGACCGAAATCTCCAGAGAGACGTTGGTAAGTTTCGTGCGCGTGCACACAGTGCTCACAAGTCTAAGAGTTTTCAAAAGATTATGTATGTCTTCGTGACTGATTCCATTAGAGACATCATTCTGAACACCATTGGTGAAGTCACTGAATACATGAAACCTATGGGTGATGTCATCATCAGTGGTGGTGAAGCGTTCAACTTATACACAGACTTCAACGATCGCATCATCACGAGTGACATAGATGCCAAATTTGTTCCACGTCTTCCAGTGAACCCAAAGTATTTTGGAAAACTTCAAGCGACGAAGCTCATGCTTTGGAATAAGATGGGAGAACTCGCACAGCGTTTGAACCTAAAAATCAGGAACAGAATTCTTTCGATGAAAAAGGAGAATCCCAAACTTTTCAAATTTTTGGGTATCGGTTTCAAGAACTCGGGGCCTTTTGTTACGAGGCGATACACCCTCATTAAGAAGAAGAAAACGAGGAACGATAACAAACCTGGTAAGAGTGATGTGTTCATAGATGTCGAACTGTTTGCCCTTGATCTCAATATTCGTTTCTTCTCCCCTGAAACTGGACGCATTCAAGATGTTACCATGGGTGGAATCCTTGACATCCCTTTCATGCGCCCGAAAGAGTTTGGGTATGAAGTCGTACTTTCTAGGCGACGCGGTGTCACCTATCGTAACCTAAACACAGGGAAGCTTGTCACAGACAATCGAGTGTACATCGCGAGTAAGGAATTTCTTCTCGAAGATATCTATCTCATGCACAAGCTAAATCTTCGTCCAGAAAAGAAAGAGAAGGATCGTCAACGCCTCATCAAATTGGCGAGACTCTTTGATAAGCGAATCAGTGCTTCAAACTCAATCGAAGATGTTTTCATGCGCGTAAAGGGAAAAATTGTCAAGCGAGCCCCAGTGGTAAAGAAAGATGCTAAAGTTCCTATGAATCGCGCAAAGAAGGTTGATCCCTACAAATACAAAAAGTTTACAACCAAGCCAGTACAGGACAAACTTTCTAAGCAATTCGTACACGGTCTCAAGCCTGTTGTGAAAAATACGAATGTCAACGGGTACACTAAGTCTTCAGGAAACAAGCGTTTCAATTTAAACACACTCAAATGGAAAAATGTCAAGAACAATTCGTATGTGAAAAACGAATTCGCGCTGAGACCCGAAAAGGCGTTACCGATTCCCAAAAATATGAACATCGCGAAAACCCTATATGGATATAAACCCAGGAGAAACCAATGGGTACCAAAAGAGCTACTCAACAAGGCTGCGGCTATACCCTTTGTTGGGTTAAAGAAATGAGACCATACCTAAACATAAATGATCTACAACACCCCCGCCAAAGGTGAAGACGGACTCTACTTTGTCAAGACTCTCAACGATGACAAGCGCAAGTGTCTTATCCAACTTAACAAGGTGAAGATGACCGATGTGTCAGGCGAGATCACCATGGATCTCGTTTCGGAGGTGAACACCCAGAAGATTGAGACTATCGATGCTGCTAACCTCGAAGCTGCCCTTGAGAACTGTGAGACCTGGTTTGGTAAGAAGGTTTCTGACGGTGTCATCAAAGGTGCATACACTTCCAGTCTGGATGCTGGATCTATGACCTGTGATCGCATCGATGCGATCAAGGTGTTCAACACACAGCAGGAGCCAATCGATTTCGATACTGTTCAACCCGAGAAGACTTGTGATGTCATCCTCGAATTTGCGGGAATCTGGTTTGCCAAGAAGGCTTTTGGCCCCACCTGGAATGTTGTCCAGGTCAGGATCCATGACGATCCTGAGCCCGACCTTGACATTTACCCAGACGGATATGCTTTTGTCGAGGATGAGGAATAAAAAAATTGTTAATACTATATAAAAGATGATCAAGGGTCGTAACCAAAACATTCTCATGTTGGTCGCCGTCGCTGCTCTTATTTTCCTCCTTTTCACTTTGAACTCCAAGTCCGATTACTCCATCAGTGAGCGCGAGTACGCCGCCTTCGCCCCCGTGGCCGGCCCCGCCGCTGGTCCCTCTGGTGCGCCAGCCGACACTGTGTGCGGTGGTATGAAGCGTGGCACTGGCCTCGCCTCCTCCCTTCTCCCCCGTGAAGTCGCCTCCGAGGAGGACTTTGGTCAGTTTGCCCCAGATGACATTCTCAAGGGACAGAACTTCCTTGAGCCTCGTCAGCAGGTCGGTTTCCCCGAGACTGTCGGTGGTGCGCTTCGCAACGCGAACCAGCAGATCCGTAAGGATCCCCCCAACCCCAAGGAGCCTTTCGTGTGGAACAACTCCACCATTGTGCCCGATCTCATGCAGCGCGGTCTCTGCGCTTAAAGAATAGGCCCATATTATTATAAATGACTTCTGTTTCACCTGACCTCTCCGAGAGTGTATCTAAACTCGTAGAGCTCACCAAACAACTTGCCGAAGCGAAAACTGATATTAAGGTTCTTAATCAGGAGGAGAAGCGCCTTAAGGAAAATGTGAAAAAGCATATGATGGACCAAGGTATTGACACGATCAATCTCAGGAAGGGAAAGATTAGCATTCGTAAATCTGTCAGGAAGAGTGGCATGACGAAGGATGCTATCAAGGATGGTCTGATGACCTTTTTTGGTGGTGATGAAACCAAGGTTGAGGGAGCCCTAAATGCAATTAAGGATGGACTTAAAACCAAGGAATCCACTTCTCTGTCACTAACTGGTATAAAGGAAAAGCCCGAGAAAGAAGATAAGTAACTAATCATGGTTTGGAGCCAGTACGTCGACGAAGCGAACATTGGGTTTGACGCCTACTTGAGCGATGACGACGAATTTAATAACGAACACACTCCTCTGAATATCGAAGACTGGGAAGTCGAATACTCAGATGAACTATGGCACATGTGGAATTCAGTCAGGACGTTGATGGATGACGCTCATGTTGAACACATGGGAGAGTTTTGCGACTTTGTAGAGTTTTGCTACAGTGAACACGATTCGTACCACGATCATGTCTATTCCGAAAATGAAGAACTTCTTCATTACATCTGGAAAAGACTCCGAAGGATTATCAATGATAATGGACTTCATGAAGAGATGATGAGGGGTGCCACCTTTTACCATTTTGTTGACTTTTCTAAAAAATATATGTGCATATACTAAATGCTCCCCGATATCACTTCCCAGAAAGTCGCTATCCCTGCCGCTCTTTTTTTGGCGCTCAGCCCAGGTGTTCTTCTGACTACCGACGGAACCAAGGTCACTTTCATGAACCGCAAAACAAACCAAATGGCGATCTTCTTCCACGCCCTCGTGTTCTTCCTCGTGTACAGCCTCATCGCTCGCGCTATGGGTCTCGTGCTCACCAGGACCGATCTGGTTGTGACCACCGTGCTCTTCCTCGCGTTGAGCCCTGGGCTTCTCCTAACTCTCCCCCCGGGGTCGGGTGGTGTTTTCCAGTCGGGTCAGACCAGCCTTCAGGCGTCTCTGACACACGCGATCGTGTTTGCACTGGTTTTCGCGCTTTTGCGTCGTCAATTTCCTCAGTTCTATTAAGTAGGAAGATGAAATACCTCGTGCTTGGACCGGCGTCTATGGGAATCTATTCCCTTATAGGTGCCCTAAAAGCACGAGAATCTGAACTTGTTGATGTCAAAGAAATTTCAGGCTCTTCCGCTGGTGCGATTTTAGCACTATTTTTGGGGGTAGGAATGTCTGTCGATGAAATTACTGAAACTTCATTGAATCTAAATGTCCCCAATTTTGTTAAGATACGCATAGGGTCCTTTTTTAACAAATTTGGTTTTGTTGATATGGCACCTATTCGTAAAAAGTTTGTAGAGATTTGTCGGTGTGATCCGACATTCAAGGATATTGAGATGAAGATTTACATTTCAGCCTTTTGTATGAATACCTCTGAAACTGTATACTTCTCCCGAGATACACACCCAGATATGAAGGTCATAGATGCCGTGTGTATGAGCATGGCTGTACCTTTCATATTTGCTTGTGGTAAGTACAATGGTAATACATATGTAGATGGAGGTATGAAAGAGGAGATCCCTTTGACACCGTTCTTCGATAAAAAACCACATGAAGTCACATGCATAAAAATCAGAATGAATCGGGTGTATCAAGAAGACATACAAACACCGAGACAGTTTGTTGAAACCCTGGTTCGATCAGCCCTCTCAAATCGGGTGCTGTACAAAACACCTATAGAAACGGTTGAAATCAATGTAGAAGACACGGATGTATTTGATTTCAACATGAGTTATGAAGAAAAAGTTCAATTATTTAACAGAGGATATACTTTTTTGTCAGCCTAATGTAAATGGATGTGGACACATTTACTGTAAGGCTGACCACACTCCCTTACCTGACCAGAACCGATATAGCTTCTTATCAGCAAAGGTCCAAAATGAAAGGTATAAATCTCGGTGTGCTTTTACGAAAAGCTCAAGCGATGAATGTACGACGCCGTGATTTGAAAATCCAAGAAAAGATTCAAGAGTTTAAAAGTCGGATGCCACCGCTACCCAAGGATATCTATACTAGAGTTGTTTCAAAGATTACCCCCGAAAGCGATGTATCAAGATTGATACAAGAAGCTGAATCCATCCGTAAAAAAAAGGATACACAACAGACGAGTCAGGTTAAAGTTAATTTTTTAGAAACGATCAAGAAACTGAAACTAAACAGTGATGACATCGATGGCCTCATTCGTCGTCTAGATCGTGGCGAAGATGTGCGTCTGTTAACTAAAGAAGCGTACGAGTTGCAGCGGAACCGACAGTTGGAATCAGTATCCGACGAACGCAAGTTTCTTAAAAATGCTTTGAATCGTATAGGACTTAACGACAGTGATAAAAATGGTATTTTGTCTCGATTTCAACCAGATAAACAGGTGATCACACAGCTCATAGAAGAAGGTAAAAAATTGAAACAACAACGGGATATCGAAATAGTTGAGAAAGAGAAAAGAAATTTGATAAAACGTGTTGGCACTCTTGGCGTTGATAGTCGGGTTTTAAAGCAGGTTAGAAACGCGAAAACAAAAAGCCACATTTTGGCGTTAAAAAAGAATATAGAAAACAAGGGAAAAAACAAGAAAAATGCTCAAATTGCAACTCGCAAACTAAACTTAATTTCACTGGTGAAAAATCTTGGTATGTATTCACAGTTTGCTGGCGAGATTGAGAATATACAAACACTAAAAGGTGCGAATGTTGTACAAGTTATGATTCGAGAGGGGGCCAAAATAAACCTCTTAAAAAACGCGTCAAATGTCGGAGATTTTACGAGTAGAATCATGTCCATAAAAAGTGTGAATCAACTCGTACCTATGAAAAAACGCATCGAACAGACTCGAAAGGAAATGAAGGTTGCTAAACAAAAAGCGGAAAACGATAAACTCACAAAACGTAAACAAGTCTTGTCGTTCGAAGTTCAGAGTGCTAGGATTCCTCAAAACAAAAAGAAACTTTTTACTAATCGTCTCAAATTGAAAAAGGTTGATATACCAAAATTGCAGTTAGAGTTGGACAATTTGATAAAGAATGAAAAGTCAAAGAAGAAACAAAACGAGTTAGATGAATTGAAGAGGTATGCTAAACGGTTTAACATTGGCGCAACACCCTTTATTCAAGATTTCCAAACTTCGAAGATTTCACTCGAGGCGATGAAGAAGAAAGTTGATGAAACTGTCATGAAGAAGAAAACTCTCAAAGAGATGAAAAATGTATTGAACCAAAGGATACGAAAAGCTTCGTTCAATAAAAGTTTCGCGGAGAAGTTGAAGAATGTCAAAACAAAAAATGATGCAATGACTCTAAACATCGAGGTTGAAAAAGCGTACAACAATAAGATCAAAACCAACAAGAAGACACTGTCAAACCTGGCCATCGAGTCTGGGCTCAATCTCATGACTGACATTACAGCTGTTGATAGCATCGATGCTTTGAAACAAGCGAACCAGGTTGTCAGGTTCCAAAGTAAAGTACAACTCGAACAGATGGCTAAGCGTTTAGGGGTGAATGTGCCTATTAGAAATGTCCAGACAAACAAGAATGTGAAAAACGCGAAATCTAAAATTGAAAACGCCTACAACACGAAACAAAAACAACTCAAAAATCAGTTCGATCGTAGAAGACGTCTTGAAAAGGCGAGTCTCGAAGTATTCTTGAACAAGTACAGTCAAATATTAACCGGAGATGAACGAAAGAAGTTTTTGAAGTTTTTCGATGAAGGTGCTAGCCTCGTCGCACTCAAAACAAACATTCATCGGTACGCGACACAGAAGAAGACGGCACTCATAAACGCTAAGGTGTACGCCATTCGAACTTTCCTAAATGCACTGGGTATGGCTCCAGGAGATCAACAATTCTTCGTAAGTCGTGTCACGATGGGTCAAAATGTTGAGACGGTCAAGAAAGATGCTAAGATGTACATGACACGCGTTCTCGATGATTTGAGACGCAGAAACGCCGATAAGATGTTGAAGTTTTTACAAGATCTTAAGATTAAACCCCAAAATGTGGACCGAATCATGAAAAAGTTTGCTACGACATACATCAACATGAATACCCTCAAAAATAAAGCTAAACAAATCGAAAACTTTAGGAACCATGGTAACTGGGTAGAGACAAACGATGAATTCTTGAACTTTGTTGATAAATTGCCGCTCGACCCCAGAGACAATCTTAAAATTAAGTCGGAGTTCAACAGTGATTTCGTAAACTTTAATACCGCTGTGAATACAGCTATCAAGACTGCACTTAACACACAAGACCAAAAGATGAATGTAACTCGTCGTCAGCTCATGGACTACATAAATAGTCACAAACTAAACAACTATAATAGGCGTACAGTTTTACAAGGTTTTAACACCGGTAAACTCAATGTTGGTACAGGAATCAGAGAAGTTAACATGATCAGACAGTCTAAAATGAACGCTGACCAGTTGAAAAAGCGTGAAGAACGTTTGAAGTATCTCGACACATTCAAGATTCTGACCAACCGTGAAAAGATGTATCTGTTATCAAAAAATAATTCAGAAGCTAAGAAGTATCATAACCGTCGTAAGAGGGAACTTCGATTCAAACTGCGTCGATACATCGTTGACAAACTTGGTCTCACTATGGACCACCCCGAAATCGTGAAGATTTTTGAAAAGTTTGATACAGCCCCTGAAAACTATGATGAATATGCTCAAAGAGCCACAGAGATTAAAAAGTTGCGGAATGAGAAGAATCGTCTCAAGAGTAAAACAAGAAACACCAAGATTTTAGAAGACATAGACGAAATCAAAAATCTCCTCGATGTGGCTAAGATCAACAGTAAAATTAACAAAGAATTTATGACCAAGATGAAAAAGAAGCTGTCTGATCTAATTTTGGATTCAGGTATGAAGATAAAGTTGAACTTGTCCAGAGTTCGTAGCCCACAACAAATCAATGCAGTCATGGTGAATATCAAAAAGGCATATCAAACGAAAAGATTCCGAGAACTGCAGCAGTTGAGAAAGTCTGTCACCGGTCTCACACCACAAAATCAAAATGAAATTCTTCAAGAATTTGTCACGACAGATATACAACTCAAAACTTCTATGAAGAAGGTTATGGGAATTAGGGAGAAGATGAGAGAGAAGAAACACATAATAGAACGCGATGCTTTACATACATTTATGAAGAATCAACTTTCATTATCGTCAAAAGACATCAGTGATTTACTCACCGAATTCGACAAGGTAAAAAATATCGAAAAAATAAGGATGAAAGCCACGCAAGTAAAAAAGATGCGCATAAACGAAAAGATCGCTGAAAATAGACTTAAATTGGTAAAGATATTGGATAGAATAGATCTTTCCGATAAAGACAAAAAGTTGATTTTTATGATGTATGATAAGAAACCTAATAGTGTCATGTTATATGAAACCACAGCGAAACAACTGAGTTCGACGCGCAAGAAGGAATTAAAAAATAAAGAGAAATCTAACCTAATTGCCCTACTTAAGACACTTAAATTATCCGGTGCAAATTCTAAACAAATTCTAAACAGTTTCGAAAGAGTACCAGATTTTAAACTTACAAAAGCCAAGAGTGAAGCAATTCGTGTGCGTAAAAAGAAAGACCGAGAGAAATTACTAAACGCTCTCAAACCACTCTCAATTTCCGAAAACGATCGAAAACAATTCTTAGCCAATTCGGATAATGTAAACAAAGTTATACAAAAAGCTCAAATTTTAGATACACAACAAAGATCCACAAATGCGTTACAAACTCAACTCAGACAATATATCGCTTCTAAAAATCTCGGAAACAATGCCAAGAACCTTCTCAACCGAGTCAACACTACAACCACTCAAGATGGGATGAAGTATATTCGAGAAAAAGCTAATCAAATGAAGGCCAGAGCAGATGCCTCTAAGATAAGTAAAAAGAAGACGGAACTTTCTCGATACATGAACGATATGAAAGTGAACCTCAGTCAGAGAAGAAGATTTTTACAGGGAGTACAAGGTGACACAAATATCAACGCGATTAAACGAGTGATTCAACAAACCCTAAAGGTGAAAAATAACAAGGAAACTGCAGATGTACAAAGAAGAACTCAGGTAAAGTTGTATATCAATGCATTAAATCTTCCAAATTCCGAAAAAACAAAATTATTGCGCATGTCTGGTAATATAAACGTAATAAAGCGACAGGCATCCAGTATTCTGAAACAGATAGAAAAAAATAAACTTAATGCATCAAAGGTGAAAGCTTCTATTAAGGCTGCAAAAACCTTAAATAATCAACGAATACTCAGAAGTGTACAAATATCGAAAATGCGTAATATACGAGTCAAGGCACGCGAACACCTAAAGTCTCTCAAACGCACAATAACATTAAAAGATAGACAACTTCTTCAACGATTGAATGCTAGACGCATCACCTTACCACAATTTAAACAGATGACAACCAGTGTATAAATGTATACACAATCTTCGACACAATTTTTTGTTAGTTTAATATATATGATCGACGCGTGCGACCCCGACGCGGATTTAGATACTCTCAGGAAACTCATAAGGATGAATACTGGGAAAGCTATTAAACTCACAAAAGAAGAAATATGCGAAGTGTATGATGATATACAGGGTGGTAAGTTACCTTTACCTCCTCTTGTCATGAACTCTACTAAGACGTATTTGATCGACAAAAAGTCACCATTGACATCGAAAGACTATGAATTGTTTTTCAGCTCTACGGTCAGACGTAAAGATCTCATTCGTTTTGCGAGAAAAGTTGGACTCAAAAAGATTGAAAATCTTAAAAAGTGTGATTTACACGATGCTATCGGTAGACGTCTCAATAGTATGAATGTTCACGAACCAGTGAAGTTTTCTAGAAAGAGAATTATCACAAAAAAATTGATCACACCAACAAGTGAAGTTGGACTATTGAACAACTTGGGTCCTACAAACGAACCGAATAGGTTGAACAACTTGGGTCCCAAGAACGAACCGAATAGGTTGAACAACTTGGGTCCCAAGAACGAACCGAATAGGTTGAACAATCTGGGTCCCAAGAACGAACCGAATAGGTTGAATGGTGGATTTCCAAAAGCTATAAAGTTCAAACCACCTAGTTTTGGGCGACCTTCAACAAATTCTCAACCTAGTAGCCGAATTTCATTTCCCAAGGGTAGTATTTTTATGAGAGGAAGTAAACCCAAATTTTTGGGAGGAAACGTACCCGCTGCACCTCAAAAGATAAATGTGGGGGTTGGAAACAATGTTCCCAACATTGTGAAACCGGAACCTAATACACGTAAGAAAACGACATTTTTCGGTAGTTTCTTCGGTGGTTCTAAACCAAAAACGAAGAACGTGGGAATCAAACCCGAACCCAATACGAGAGTTTTTCCCAACCGTAAGAATCGAATTGTACCCAACAAGAAGAATGAACCTGTTCCCAACAAGAAGAACAATGTGACCCCTAACAACCAAATTGTACCCAACAAGAAGAACGAACCTGTTCCCAACAAGAAGAACGAGATTGTACCCAACCGTAAGAACCAAGTTGTACCCAACAAGAAGAATGAACCTGTTCCCAACAAGAAGAACAATGTAACCCCTAACAACCAAGTTGTACCTAACAACCAAGTTGTACCCAACAAGAAGAACAATGTAACCCCTAACAACCAGGTTGTACCCAACAAGAAGAACAATGTAACCCCTAACAACCAAGTTGTACCCAACAAGAAGAACAATGTAACCCCTAACAACCAGGTTGTACCCAACAAGAAGAACAATGTAACCCCTAACAACCAGGTTGTACCCAACAAGAAGAATGAACCTGTTCCCAACAACAAGAAGAATGAACCCGTTCCCAACAACAAGAAGAACAATGTAACCCCTAACAACCAGGTTGTACCCAACAAGAAGAACAATGTAACACCTAACAACCAAGTTGTACCCAACAACAAGAATGAACCCGTTCCCAACAAGAAGAATGAACCCGTCCCTAACAAGAAGAACGAACCCGTTCCCAACAAGAAGAATGAACCCGTCCCTAACAAGAAGAACGAACCCGTTCCCAAAAAGAAGAATGAACCCGTTCCCAACAACAAGAAGAACGAGATCGTCCCTAACAAGAAGAATGAACTTGTTCCCAACAACAAGAAGAATGAACCCGTTCCCAACAACAAGAAGAACGAGATCGTCCCTAACAAGAAGAATGAGATCGTTCCCAACAACAAGAACAATGTGACCCCTAACAAGAAGAACGAAATCGTCCCTAACAACAAGAAAAGGGTCACACCACAAAATAGGTTCAAGAAGGCTGTCGGTAAAATTAGTGCTATTGAAACATTGAAGAAAACTAGTGCTAACGCTAAGGAGCGAAAAGATCTTGTGAGTAATGTTATCACCCCCAATAAGAATGCTATTCGTATGGCCAAGCGCCAGAAGGTTCTCAATGAAATTGCGAAACACACTAACAAACGGATTACGAGTCTAAAGGCTCGCGCTGCTAACCCTTTTAGGACGGCGGAAGAGTATAATCAAATTGCTCAAAATGTCAAGAAAATGGTAAACCTTGTCGCATCTGAGAATACATTCAACGCTGCTGCTGAGCTGAACAAACAGCTAAACATCGAAGCTAACCGTCAAAAGAGAAATCAAAATGAGAAAAACTTCAATGCTATGGCTGAACTCAACAAACAGTTGAATATCAAGGGTAAAGAAATTAACAAAGCGAACACGAACAAGAAGATTCGTGAAGGTGTTGAGTTCAAGCTCAAGGAAATTAAGGGTCTTACGAACACTGACATCGAGGAGTTCATGAAGAAGTGGAACACTTCAAAGAACAAGACCATCTTCAATCAGGCTCGTAAGAGGGGTGCTGGTCGTCTTGCAGGTAAAAAGAAGACCGAGGAACGCACCAAACCCAAGGAGGAAAACAACTTCAATGCTTCTGCTGCTATGACCAACCTGAACTTAGCACCTCAAAGGAATAAGCTCTTCAAGAAAGCGAAAACTGAAGTTGGACGCTTCGGTGGTCGCATAGGGAAGTGGAACCCTGCTATCAAAAATGCGAAGACCAACTCGGAGCTCACAAACTTGGAAAAACGATTGAACAAAAAAATTGAGTTACGTAAGGAAATTCAAGTAAGTAAGATTGGTCCAATCAAAAAGCGTGGTCACCTCGAAAAAGTGATGGAACTCAAGAACAATGTGGCTCGGAGACGTGAGATCTTTGAGCAACAATTATCTGATCTGGCACAAGATGCTAAAAAACGGGAACTTTCGAAATACATCGTGGGGTTGAACATCCCTGCTGAAAATAAGAGTAGGTATGTTAAGCAAACCAACAAACCCAATGCGAATTTGAACCTAATTCGTCGCACCGTTAACAAACAGGTGGAAGAAAAGATTGCCAAGGCTTCGAAGTCCCTTGTCGCGGGAGCTATTGGTAAGATTCAAGCGAAGGAGAATAAGGAGGTGTCCAATGCTTCCAAGTCGTTGGTTGCGGGTGCGATTGAAAAGGTGAAGAAGGATGAAGCTGCCACTAAGATTCAGGGTGCGTTTAGAGGTAAGAAGGGTAGAAACACAGCACGCAGGGCTAAGTTGAACAAGGCTCCAATCAATCCCTTGTTTGAGAACATCACACCCAAGCCTAACAAACCTTCGTTCAGGGCCATGGTTCAAAAGGAAAAGGAGAAGAGGGTTGTCAACTCAGTCAAGCTAGCTGCGAAAAAGACGGCGCTCTCTCGCGCCTCTGGTCCAGAGCGTGTCAAAATGGCGAGGAATCTGGCACCAAAGACTCAAGAGAACGTCAAGAAGGTTGCTAATGCTGTGAAGATATTCAATCGTCAAAGTGCCACGAGTGTTATAAATCGTCTCAAGAAGTTGACACCAGCAGAAAAGACTCAATACAAGGGGCAGATAGGTAGAGTGAGCACAAAGGCTCAAATTAGAGAAATTCAGGAGAATGCGGTGAGGGTGGACGCTCGCAAAAAGATCGAGGAGGACAGGAAGAAGGAGGAAGAGCGTAAGAAAAAGGCTGAGGCTGAAGCTGAACGAATGCGAAAGCTGAAAGAGTTGAAGGCTAGACGTGCAGTACAGGTTGATAAAAAGAAGGCGACCCGTGAAGCCGCCGAGAGGTCTGCTGCGTCAGCGAAGAAAATGCTCACTGAAACGGAGAAGATGAGGGCGAAAGCCAAAGAAGATAAGGCTTTCAATGATAGACTTGCAGAAAAAAGGAGACTTTTGAGAGAAAGAGAAGCTAAGTCGGAACCCAAAAAGCGAAAAATCAAGAAAAAACAATGAACATCGACGACGATTGCACCGTAGTGACCGATATGCCCCTCAGTGATGAAGTCGCTGACTTTATTGAACAGGGTATTCACAGAGATATGTCCAAGGAGGATGTAGAGGACTGGTGTGACCAAAATTTAGAGAATGTCGTAGCCATTTATGAGAAGTATCGGGGTACATACTTGTCATATGGACAGGCGGACATGACTCTCTTTTTTGCACAAACCGTATATGAGAGGGATGATGCACGTGAGATGATTAGTCAATTTGTAGATTTTCAATAATTAAAGAAATAAACTTCCATTAATTTAATGAAACATTGTGATGTGTGTTGTGAAAAGATAAACAAGATAAATCACAAAGAAGTTAAGTGTCCTTTTTGTGATTTAACGAGTTGTAGAACCTGTTCTCAGAGATATATCCTAGAATCCTTTCAAGATCCCCATTGTATGGGGTGTAAGACCTTATGGAATCGTGAGTTTGTAGATTCATTCTGTACCAGATATTTCAGAAATACTGAATTGAGACGCCATCGTGAGAATGTTCTATTTGAGAGAGAAAAGTCCCTCATGCCCGAGACGCAACCAGAAGTTGAACGAATAATACAAATGCGTAAAATTCGTGCGATCATCAGGCATCAGAAGGAAAGACTCATTGAACTTCACAACAGATACAGAATTTTTGAAATAGACGCTCCTATACCTCGTGAAATAGAGGTACTCTACAGGGAGATGGAGAACACCTACAGACATCTAGATGATTTGAGAAATAATGGGACATATATAGATTCTGAACCAAGGCGGTTTGTGCGCCAGTGTCCAGTTGAAGAATGTAAAGGTTTTCTCAACGAAGAGTGGTATTGTGGTCTTTGTGAATGTAAATATTGTAAAGACTGTAATGAACCACTGACACCCGAACACAAGTGTAATGAGGAAACTGTTAAAACTATGAAACTACTCAATAAGGATAGTAAATCATGTCCAAAGTGTGGTACGGTTATTCATAAGACGAGTGGGTGTGCCCAAATGTGGTGTATTTCGTGTCACACAGCTTTCAATTGGCGCACCGGTGAGATTGAGACTGGTCGGATACACAACCCACACTTTATAGAATTTAAGAAGAAGACGATGATGTCTCGAGAACATGGGGACATTCCCTGTGGTGGTGTCCCCTCATTTAGGGAGTTGAGGGAAATTGGTGCTACGAATGAAATACTCCAATACGCGATGGTTGTACATCAGATGGAACGCGAAAATATGTATCTGGATCTACGACCATTTGACAACACACAGATGCGTATCGCTTACATGTTGAACGATATTACCGAACGCGAGTTCAAACATTATTTACAGCGCCAAGAGAAGTATGTGGATAAATCTCGAGATCTTTCGAACATATTCGAAATGATGGCCAATACTGGGGGAGATTTATTGAGACAGTATGTCATCGAACCTGGGCGACATGATGAAATCATAGATCTTTTACAGAAGATTGTTGACTATGGCAACGAAATCTTTGATTCAATTCGTACACGATACAACTGTCGACTTCCTCGAAATATTTATGTGTGAGTACAGTAGGATGTTACTTCTAGTCTTCATCATCATTTTGGTATTCTACATGTTACCAAAATATCCCACACCTCGTGTATTTGAAAAGTTTATAAGTGATGACGAGTGTGACTACATCATTCAGAAGGTGAAGAAAGACATGGAAACTTCCACTGTGACTACTGAGAAGAAGGTGGATGAATCAGTTCGTAAAAGTGAAACGGCGTGGTTAAAAAATGACGACCCTATTATTCTCGATATAGTCGAAAGATGTATCAAACACACTGACAGACCTCTAGCCAATTGTGAACAATTACAGGTTCTTCGTTATCAACCGGGTGGTTTCTACAAACCACATCAAGATGCGTTTGAAAATGAGAAGAACATGAGAATGTATACATTCATTTTGGCACTTAATGATGACTATAAGGGTGGTGAGACTATTTTTCCAAACTTAGACAAGGAATATAAACTCAAAAAAGGTGACGCCCTTTTCTTTGATACCCTTGACAATTATGAACTCATGACATCCAAGGCTTTACATGGTGGGAAACCTGTAAAGTCTGGTGAAAAATGGATTTGTAATTTGTGGATTAGAAAGTATCCTTACAGCTGAACCTCGCCACGCTCGACCAACTTCTTGCGATTTTCCAGGTGAAGACCTTCGACGAGCGACTTATTCTCGGCAGCGTAAGGTACGGCGTATCCCTGGTCACACATCCACTTATTGACGTTGGTCCAGGTACCTTCTTCGCATACCCAAACCTCAGCGAGCACGCGACCAAACTTGCCCCTAGAGTCAGCCTCCGGGCATCTGAGTTCGATCTCAATATCATCCTTCTCAGATGCGACTGCCTTCAAGCACCACTCCTTGAGCTTCTTCTTCGAGAGGAGACCAAAAACCTTCTCCTCTTTGTCCGAAGTGCGAGACTCAGGGGTGTCGATACCTAGGAGACGAACGCGCTGTTTCGTGCAGACATCAAAGCCGAGGTCGATGTTGACATCGATGGTGTCACCGTCGACCACCTTCTCGAGGGAAGAGACACGGTACTTGAAATTGCAAGGTTCGACGTTGTAAGAAGACATCTTATGATCAACTATACACTTAAAACTTTAATACTCTTATATATAAATGAGATGTGTGTCATTTTCGTCAGGCGACTTGTATAAGTACAAATTGGCTAAAACCCGAAGAAATGTTCTAAACAACCTGTACGAAAAAAAGGTCGTGGAGCAACACCCAAAACCAATCGAAAATTTGAGACTTCGTCTACGGTTCAAGGAAGCCATAGAAGAAGCACAGGATATATGTGAAAAGGACACTGGTTCACAAGCGTGTCATTGGGCGTGGTACGAGGTGGATGAACTCGAAGATTCCATCAAACGTCGAGAATGACTGTGGGTGGTTCGTCGTCATATCCATAAAAGTGGATGGAGATGCCGTAGAGTTCATTGAGTCTGGGATGTAGGTCTTCATTGATGAACAACTTCCATTCACGCAAATCGGTAGAAAAGTATTCACACCTGTCCTCCCCAAATGTGCGTTTGAGAAGAAAGTCCTCATAGCGCACCTCTTTCATGAGGGAATAGACAGCTTCTGGAAGTGGAACTGTACCCACACTGACGGCGTCGAATATATCGATAACATAGTACCCACGTGCATCACAAATGATGTTTACCTGTATATCGGGGAACCCTTTGATGAACGATTCAAAATCTGCATTACTTGGGAGTGTCGTAAAAATCGTGGGACCAACTTCATCGGGGATCACTTGTAGGAGAGCGGGGTGTGTGTGATACGCTACAGGTGCGTTTGACCATTCCGCCTCGAGAACACTAGAGTCGACGCGTGCTCTCTCCTCTGAGGTCACATAGGTGAGACCTTTGTAGTTCATACGCTTATCGTATTTGACCTTACCTCCATATTCCCACCTATTCTTTGATGACAATTTACTCACAGATTTCAAATCTCGTACCACGATTTTTGTAATGTGTAACCTGTGTGCGGTCATCCTATACTCTTTTCCTCACATTTTTTACAACAATTCTTCCCACATTTTGAGGAGCAAAATTAAGATAGAATTGACGAATCTGAGTACTATTCATGGTAACGAAACGTTCAATCTGATTAATGTTCGCCACACCTGCGATTAAATATGGAATCATGTCCATAAAAGTGATGTAATATGTTGAACAAGTCCCACGAGTATTGTTCGATTGAAGGTTATTTCCGTTGTAGTACCGCACACCTTGACCCTGAATATTCCACATCCTGCGCAACATAGGTACTATTTTTTCACGCATCGTTCGCCCATAAATAGTCGTTTGAGAGGCTGATCCATAGGGGTCAAAAACCCAAATTTGTTTATTTGGGGGGTCAACAAGAACACTCACAGCGTGTCCTCCACCTTCGGGTGAACGCATACCGACCATTATAAAGTGGGGTTGATTGGACGGACTAATTCTCGATGTCACATTTGGGGTGCCATATCTTTCAATAACTCTCGCGACATTTTTCAGCATTCCGTACTGATTGCTGGCGATACTGTAATCCAAAAAAACTGGAACTATACCCTGTGGTTCCAAGCGGTCTTTCGCTATCTTGAGATATCTGGGAATACCTCTACGAGGACATCCCATACCTACACCAATCTGTATTGGTTCGAGATTCACTTCACGCGCCGAAGTTTTTACAACTTTTCCCAAATTGTTTGTATTCCGACTACGTTTCTTACCGGTGATACCAATATTATTGACATTCATACGATTCACCATCTTACTTTAGATAAAGAAGAAAATTGAAGAGTGTCTAATGGACATCGAGGCATTCGCTCGAGAGATATATTCTCAACTGGGTCCTGGATACAGTGAGAGAGTATACCACAATGCGATGGAGGTTTTACTGAGGGAGAAGGGAATTCGTTACGAATCTGAGAGGATCATCCCCATCCCATTCAAGGGGCATGTGATTGGTAACTTGAGGGCGGACATTATTATTAACAATGAAACGGTACTAGAATTCAAGACTATCAAGACTCTGAACGACGCGGCGGAGTTGCAGGGTAATAACTATCTTCGTCTGACAGGTCTGAAGACGGCGTATCTGGTGAATTACCCACCGCATCCGGGTCGGGAGGTGGAGGTGAGACGGATTCAAGTAGTACCATCAGGGGGAGAATCCGAGCCAGATTGTGGTAAAATCTTTGGGACTCTTGATAATGTGTCTGTGGGTTTAGAACAGCCGCTTGAAGAATTTCTTGAGCCCTTTGGAGTAGAGTCCGAGCTTCTTCTAGACAGTGGTGTACCGCTGGGTCGGCTTGATTGATCGTCTCCAGGTGGGGAAGAACCTTGGATTCCAACTCATAAAGGGCGAGGAGGGCTGGTTCGTCGTTCATTTGGTATAATTGTATTTGCGTTGATACTTAGGTAGTATTTCCAAATATACAGGATCACCACCACTTGGAGGTTTTTTGCAGAAATTCTTACACTTGCAACAATCACGGGGATTTGTGAGTTGCCTTTTATTTGCGTAACACTTCATGGGAAGATAGATATCCTTCTTGAGGATTCGAACGATGCGATCGATCAAAATCATAATAACTTTTCACGAACCCAATCTCTATCTTTCTTAAAAATCTTTGACAACTTAGGATCCTTATTTTTAAAAAGTATCATAAGAACATTGAGGCGTCTGAAGAGACCTAAGGGTGGCTCTCCAGCTCGCACGACACGCATCAATGCTCGGTGTCGCGCAAGTTCGGATTTTTCCTTAACATCCTCGTAGCCGTGGGCACTGAGGATTCCCGAGTTGCTGAGAGGGATGCGCACTACCATTTACTGTATCCCAATTTTATTTTTTACCTTCACATATGAGGCACACTCTTTGTCTACTAAAGCAACTGGTGCACAAAAAGTGTTCACATTTACGAAACTTTACACATTCTCGTTGCATACGACAGTTTGGGCACTGAGAGTTCTTGAACTGAAGAGGTTCGTTTCTAAACTTCCAGAAGCATGAGGTACACACCTTTAGACCGGGCCTCATCATCTTACCACAAACACCGAAGTTTGGGCAGGATTGCATTATGTGATAAACATATAAAATCTTTAAACTGTCGCAATAAATTCCCACTGAAGATCATGGCAGATTTTTTTCCATATGACATCTTGTTGGTAGAGCTTTTCTTTGGACTTGAGAAGTGGGAAATATTGGAGGTAATCATCTTCACCCAAGAGTTCACAAAACTTATAGAGGACATAGGAATAACTGAGAAAGTTCTTTCTCTCACTGGGACAATTATCATCAAAAGGTTTTTGAATATCTTTGAACATGATACGAAGATATTCTTCCAGCTCTTGGGGCATATTTGGAGGTTTGATACCATTTAGGATGTTTGTAATGTAAGGAACGTGTTCATAGTATTTATTGAGTTTCAATTTCTTCAAAAGTCCTCTAATTTTCGCATGTGTGATTTCCTCGAGCTTCTTAATCTTCATCTTTTTCAATTCTGATCTCAATTGTTCGATGACTTCAGGGGGAATATTTGTCATCTCTTGTGCTTGAAATTGCGACAACCATTCGTTGAAGTGATTTTCTCTCTTGTATGAATAGTTTACAACCTTCTCAGAAGTCTCTTGTTCTTCCCTATAGGTTAACTCCTCGTTTATGAGTGCTGCCACAACCACTCCGCACCCGTCACACACCAGGTCACTCGTATCATGTATATGAATGATGTTGCTATTTGGACATGTTTTACAAACCTCCATCGTGCGTTGTTGTGGTTTAGATATGTTTTGTTTTTCAACCTCTATTAGGTAATCTGTAAATATATCCTTTCGTTTTAGACCGACCGTTTCTTTGACATTAAAAATGTTGTCAGTGTTTGATTTCTCTTCACCATCATCTATATGCTGATCTAGATAAGGCATACATTTCATGATATACTCCGCCATCTCGGATTCATATTTACCCCTGTTTTTGGGGTCATTCTTTATGCGTTCGTTCCATTCACCTATTCGATTGTTATATCTACTTAAAAAATTACCTTCCATCCTTATAAGGAGATGCTTACCAAACTTTTAAGTAGTATTTTCTTCTTCTACAAGTACATCGTCACACCAAAAGACTACTCTATCATTTCCGAGGAATTGGAGTATGCCATAGACCACGACCTGGACTATTTGATTGAGGATGATTTCTGGATGGATGAGAGTAAAGACTGGGAAGATGAAGTTCTTAACGAATACTATACGAATGTGACGGGTAAAAAGTTTCGTCACACGATCGTTCCACAGAATGTAAAGTATACGATTCTTCGTATAAAGTACTACTTCAATGGTAAAAAGTATGTGGCGATTTCGAGTGACATTAATTTCAAACCTGGTCAAGGTGAAGACTCGGCGATGCACTTTAGTATCCCTTTGAGTAGTGTCTGGATCGTCGACCATGATGACAAGCCGGTGCGAGACATTACTGAAAAGGTGAAACGATACTCGGGACCTCGGAATGATTTCCATGGTCAAAAGGTTCCACTCGAACATTTTTTGTTTTATAACAAAGATACTCTCAAAGACAAATTTCCAAAGATTACCCTTTCTAATACTCTAGGTATGAAGAAGACACTCTCAACTCTCGACGACTTTACCACTAATCTTCAGATACCTTAGTCGCTAAGTAAAACTTAAGTTCACCCAAGTTGGCAACATTGTATTTCAGGATGAGGAATCGATTCCCAGTTTCTTGAATAATTTGCACAGACGCACACATACTCGTCGCCTTTGTAAAGATATTCAGATACTTGAGACTGTAAAGACCTGTAATTTCCTGACTTTCATCGGGCGTTTCTATAGATGTTTCCTGGTTGGCGAAATCACCCTGACAACCAAAACGAATCTCCTTTCCGATGCGTTTGATCTCGATATCTGTTCCAATGTTAGACATATCACGACAGAGGCGTTGAAAATCTGCAGATGGAAGTGTTGTAACCGTAGACATTTCAACTTCTGGAACTTCGATACGACTTTCATTGATGTCGAGGAGTTTGAGTTGAAAGGCTGTACTCGTCTTTTTGGACTCACTCATAATTTCAATATTCATGTACTCTTTCGAATTGATTTCAATTGAGAGGACATCGTTATTGGTAATTGTCTTCAAGAGTTTGAATGTGTTTGAAATATTTACACCAGCGATAATTTCTTCCTGTTCGCAATGGTACTCCTCAAAGTTCTCTGCAGAAAGGAACATATCGACGAGGGATGTTCGTGCCGTGTCTAGAGTAACGACATACATACCATCTGGTTTAAAATAGATGTTCACATCATTGAGAATATCCTTGAGAACTTCAAATGTTGACTTAAAAGCTGATGCTTGGATTGTCACAAGTTTCATATCTACTCGTATTAGCGCGTTACATCTTTAACTCTGTATACGCCACACCCTTAGAAACATCCCGATTGATTTTTTCTTCGAGTTCCTTTGTCATGGCAGGTTGAAGAGATTGTCCGTACTCATCGAGACGAAACATATTGGAGTTGTCATCTTTACCATCCAGGGTTGACATGGAACACCCCATGCCACCAATACCCCCCTGTTCAATTTCCTTCTTAGGGAGTAGGGAATCCAGCCAGTTCTTGATTTCACTACCTACGAGAATTTTACCATTTTTGGTGAGCATGGTCGGGACGCGGTTGATCTTGTTTCTGTAGTTGGCAGGTACACCCTGAGTATTGATGTTATGATAATGTACAAGTTGTTTCAATTGTTGGTGTTTGTTGATATACTCAATCACATCCATAGAATGTTTGCACCGAGGGCTGTATATCAGCAGAGACATCTAATATCTATAGGGTATTTTGTAAAAAAAAATTAACGCATAGTAGTAAAGATGAACTATTTACTTATTTTCATTCTGGCCCTGGTAGTTCTCATCCTGACGACCAACCACGAAAAGTTTACGGAGACCTTTGGTCTCTCAGGCTACACCAAGCCAGTGGAATCTGTGAAGCTCAATGATCCCAGCCCAGATCTTTCCAACTACACCAAGGTTGAAGCTAAGGTTGACAACGATATGATGGAAGAATTTGTTCTCATGGCGAACAAAGAAATTGCCAAGCGCACTGGGTTGTGCACATACATCATAGAGACTACATCGATTAGACACTATAAGGGCCCTGAGAAGGACATCTATGAGTGTATGTTCATGACGATGAAGAATGGTGGTTTTTCATATGGGTTTTCTGTCGTGGCTTCTTATGAAGTTGAAAATGGTAAGATTCGCATCATCTCACTGAGGACACAACCTCTCGGTGTGCAGGCTCCCCAAGATATCACACCTTTCACAGAAGGTTCTGAGGGTAAGGAGTTTGTCAAGTATGAAATCGTGAAAGAGGTGGCTATGCCCAGCAGTACTGAGTTGGAATCGGTGAAAAATAAATTGCAGTAATTGTAATGTTGAGCATCGATGATGTCGTCAAGATAGATGACAAGCGCAAACAGATTCGTAAAGAAATTTACAGGAAAATATATGATCAGTTTTCTGCCAAGATAAAACAATCTGTAGAACTTGGGCACAAACAACTTTTCATGACAGTACCAACATTTCTCATCGGATATCCAGCGTTTGATCGCTCAGCTGCGGCGAGATATGTGGCGAGACAATTTGTTTTAGGTGGATTTAGTGTACAACTTGTGAGTGATTACGACATATATGTCACTTGGGTAAAACCTAAAAAGAAGAAGGAAAAGGTTAAACAGGAGGAAGAGGAGGGAGATTTTCCAAATCTCATGAATCTCAAGAAGATTGCAAACAAATACAGGCGAAGTGCGTAGGAAATGTTGATTTTAAAACCCCCTTTAATGATAAATGGACAATTTGAGTATTATGGTCGAGGCGAAGAAGGAGTATCTTGGACAACTCTGCCTCATTATGTGTCCACCTATGATTGAAGTATTTGAGGAAATGTACAACGAAGCTGTCAAGACTTCCAAGGGGAAGCAGGTTTTGATTATGTTTCAAAAAATTTTGAAGGAGGTGCCCAACTGGTCGAATGCTATGTCCAAGCGCCACTCCGATAACATCACAGGTCGTTGCTCATGGTTCAGTGACCTCCTCGCCGCCGTGTTCGTTGCGTGTACGAAGATCCTGTCTTCCGTTCGTCTTAAGGCTGATAACAAGAAGATTTCTCTCAAACTCCCAACTGAGGAAGTTTTCATTCAAACGTGTTACAACAACATCGCTAAAGACATTTACAAAGATCCCTACATTTTCCACGAAGAGCAAAGCGAATACCTGCGTGATGAAAAGCTCACCGCGCGTTTTTGTATGTGCATCGAGAGCACTGTGAAAGAGTTGATTCCTGTACAGCAGATTCTTCAGACCTACATGTCTCAGGAAACGCGAGACATCTCTCTCGATGGTGAAATTCAGGATGGCATCGATCCCGATGTCCTCGACGAACCTATGGGTGAGCCTGAGCCTGCGCCCATGGGTGAACCCGAGCCCGAGCCAATTGGTGAGCCCGAGCCCGAGCCTGAGCCTATGGTTGAACCCGAGTCCATGGGTGAACCCGATCCTCAGCCAACTGGTCTCGAGAATGAATTTAAGACTGTTCCCGGTGTTCAGGCTCCCGAGCCAGAACCCATGGTTGAAGAAGTTCAGCAGCAGCCTCAGGAAGAGGATGATGTCCTTTTCGGTGATGCACCAGAGCAGCGCACAAAAAATCCCAGGTATAATTAAATGGAGATCTCCGACTATTTACGCGACCCAATGAGCGCCGCTCTCATTGCGGGTGGTATCACCGCGGGTTACATTCATCTCAAGGCGTACCTGAACAATGAGGGTAAACTCGAATTAAACAAGTACACCAAGCCCGCGGCTCTCAACGCGATTTTAGTGTTTTTCATAGTTTCAGGTGGCATTGGTCAACGCGAGACTATTTCCACCGAGCCTTTTTAAACTTAAAGATTAAACCAATAGAATAAGAAAATGGCGTCTGTCACTGCTTTCAATGATATGATGGGTCAATTTCTTGTGGAATTGCACAAGACTTTTCCAGAGGAAAAGGGCATCAAGAAGATGATGACGTCTTTCGACGTGCTCAAGACTTCCAACCCACGCCTTGTCGTGGATGCTTTTATGAAAGGCGTTTCTCCCTATGCTGAGAAGATTTCGTCGAAGGATGAGTCTTTCCTACTCAAGGAGATTGAGACGATCGAATTCTTGAAGGATTTGGGTATTAAGGGTTATTGGGAGCGTATGTCTGTGAACACGAAGGCTGCGACGTGGCAGTACCTCCAGACCCTGTACATGCTTGGTACTACGATCACCTCAATTCCTGATGACACCCTCAAGATGATTGAGGGTATCGCTAAGGAGTGTGCCGATAAGATGGAGAATGATGGTGGTGAACTTGATCAGGATGCACTCATGAAGATGATGGGCAGCATGCTAGGTGGTCTACCAAAAAAATAAACCTCTACATATATTAAATGAAGGCTTGGTTTGATGATCCTCAGCAGCTCATTCGAGCCGACCAGGTTGCTCAATTCTGGCCAACTTCTGAACAAACCCCAGAAGATCGGGTGAATGCTGCTTCCCGTTTTGTCATCTATGTCAGTTGTGTTCTTTATCTGACCCGTCGCGATCCCCGTATTTTTGTATTGGGTGCTACTGTCATTGCGGTGATCTTCGTGCTGTACAAGTCGAAGATGGTAAAGGAGACCTACGGCTCTGGTGTTAAGGGATCCACCTGCCAAAAACCAACGGAAGACAACCCCATGGGTAATGTCCTCATCACCGATTTCACAGATGCACCCAATCGTTTAGAGGCTTGCTATTACCCCAGTGTGAAGCCTTTCGTGAACAATTACATCAGTGATCGTATTCCTTATGATTCTGGGCGATCCCGCACACCAATGCCCAAGTATTTGCGCAATGCTGCGGAGCGTCAGTTCATCTCGAATCCCGTGACTAAAATTCCAGGAGACCAGACGGCTTTCGCTGAATGGCTCTATGGTCCTAAGAATGGTCCAATGTGCAAGAGTGATACCCGGTTCTGTGATCCCAATGCTCGTGGCGTCCAACTCGAAGCGTTCGAGGGTCTCGATATGAGTGGTGATAAACGATCTGGTATGTTCGGTAGATAATATTCTCGTGTAATAATAAATGGCGTATCAGCTCCAACCTGGTCTTTCCATAGTTCAAAACAAGGGAGCTATTCCTCCCGTCAAGGCGACTGATGAAGTTTTCGTGTACCCCCAGCCCAGTACCCTCAACTGTGGTGGTTGCCGCCCCAACACAATGTTGTACGGTACCGCCCCATACATGGCGGGTAAGGGTTCCCCAGCTCAGTACATCAACACCAGCGACGAACTTCGTCCCCAGTCGACTTCCCGTTTCAACAAGAACATCGTTCAAACCTATGAACGCAATCTGTTCCCCCTCACCAACATGGAGTGTAAGACCCCCCTCCGCACGATTCGTTACGAACCCGCGAGTACTCGGGCCGAACTCCAGAATGGTCTGTTTCAGCAAAGGTATGTTAATAAAAATGTAGGTAAGAAGTAAGAATGGCTGATCCCATTTCACTTATGGCTGTAGCCGGTCTCGTGTACGCTGGACGCAACTTAAGTACTAAATCAGTCCCACCTAAGATTGACAATGATGTTCCTGTTATAAAGACTCCCGAGATTGTCGAAAACACGAACTTTGAACCAGTCATGGAACCTCCTCGTAAGAGGGAGATGGAGAGCTTCGCTGATATTTCTAGGCAGCAGAGGAGTGGTGGTCAGGAAATCCTCAATATGCGGAACCGTATGTACGACCAGGGTCGAATGAACAATCTTTCTCCAGTTGAAAAGCAACTTGTCGGCCCAGGTCTTGGTGTCGGTGCTAATGTCCCCGCGGTTGGTGGTCATCAACAGCTTTTTAGGGTCAACCCCGTAAATGTCGGTGCATACAGGTTGACCACTCTCCCAGGGCGTACCGGTCCAGCTCGAGATGTTACGGGTGGTCGCTCGGCTATGGTTGGTGAACTTACTCACAACAAACCCGAAACAACCGCCTACCTCCCCTCGAGGCTTCCTACTATGCCCGGGCGTGCCCAAGGTATGTCTGGTGTTGTGCCTCGTAACGAGCACGAGAAAACCAAGCGCACAACCAACCGTTCCGAGACTGGACTTCGTGAGGATGGTTTAGGATTCAACGGCGCTAAGCGTTTTGTTTCGGCTCAGACGATGTCCCAGGATCCCACCCGTTTTAAGAGTGATCGCAACGATGTTCAGTATGAATATTACAACCGCCCAGCTCCCGGTATCCACAGCCACCACGGTGCCTATACCAACAGCCCGGCTGCTAAGGTTACGGCTAAGACCAATGAGGAGCTCATGAAGTATGGTTTCCGCCCCGATGATCGTCGTGGTAAGCCTAACCGTATGGGTAATGCTGGTCGTATGAATGTTCGTGAATCGGCTCTCAAGCAAGGTGGTGCCCTCACTGCTGTGCGGACCGATACGACTCGTGTTGATGGTCGTGTGAGTGCCGCCAACGGCGCTTGGACTCAGCAGTACCAACAGAAACCATTCCACCAGTTCAATGCCTATAAGGGTAATGAGAACCCCAACACTCGACACCTTGATGTGGCGAGGAGGCAGCTTCAGAACAACCCTCTGGCTCATAGTCTTTCCCAGTAAGAGTTTAGATATAGACAAAAACACTCATTAAAATATTGTCCCTATATTTTAATGAAGGTACACAACCTCTCTATTGACAGTAGTCAGCGTGGAATCGATGTGATTGCATCAAACTCATACTATGATAGTGAAGGTACATATGTGATTGATGCATACTCCAACACATATTCGACTCCAAATAACTACGTCATTACTCTAGAAAATCCAATCTATGATGTTTCTGAAATTAAACTTGTATCAGCTCGTATTCCTACACCACAATTGACAATTTGTGAAACAAACAATACATTCAGTATTGATGGACAAACGATCGCGTTGGAAAATGCTGACTATCCAACTGGGGATGATCTAGCGACACATTTACAAAACGAACTTGCACCACCAGTGTCAAATGTGAGTGAAGTTTCATTTGATACAGATACAAAGCGATTTACATTTTCTAATGTTGGAACATCAAACACTTTCACCTTCGAGTTTTACACAGGAGAAAATGGGTTTCTTCAAGATTCTTCAACGACCACAACACCCCACCAAATTCTTGGTTTTGGTTCAAATGATTACGATTCGACGAGTAATGTATTGACATCGGGGGCAATCAATTTGGTCGGACCAAACACCCTCGTTTTGAGACTTTCAGCTGGTTCTGATGAGTTTAACCAGAGTGTATACACCTCGACACCATTTTATACTGGCCACATTTTGTTGGATGGGTCGGACTTTATAAATTTTAATGGCGCCGATGACACCCTCACACATCATTTCCACAGTGGACCCCTGAAGTACATCAAAGACATCCAAGTTGAGTTTTTCTATATGAGCCATGGACGATTGATTCCCTATGATTTTATGAACCAAGAACACACCTTGAAGTTTGAAGTCACTTGTTCTACAGACAAACTTAAGAACCTACCAAAGGTTCCCCTGGAGGAAATTGAAGAGAAAGCACCTATAAGCATCCCTGAAAAGGAGGATGAGGATCCTTATAAATGGAAAATCTACGTCGGAATCGTCGTAGTTTTCGGTTTGATATTAATAGCCCTAATGTCTGGAAAGTCTAAAAGGACTTACCGGGTGATGGCGAAGACGGGCTGAGCAGGCTTGGACACACGGGTGGACACGCGAGACACGATCATGTAGACGGCGATCGAGAGGAGAGTGGTGAGGATCGCGGTCAGTGTGTACTGGGTACCACCGTTCTTGGGCACCTTGATGACCTGGCTGATGACCCAGCGGACGAGGTCCATCCAGGACATAGCGGCGGCGAAAGAGAAACCCGCGACGATCGCGTTGAGCGACTGGGTCTCGAGCTCCTGGGTGACGAGGTTGACGGTTTCGACGGCTTGGGTGCGAGCGGCTTCCATTGTGAGTGTTATACACTATCCTGAGAAAATTATTCGAATGAAAGCTTCTCTCTTTTCACCTGTTTTTTAAACCGCTTTGTTTTGATTGTTTTTGTTTTTGAGAAGAGTTGTTCATCATCTGATGATTCTTCACTAGAGCTGTTCTCAGATTCGTACTTCTTAAACTTATCTTCAGAGAATGACCAGGCCTCAGGCTCCGAAGTGCTCATTACTATTAATAGCATTTTTTAACATCTGTTCTGTCGGATTCTGGGGAATCCAAGATTCCCAACGATCATACGCCTGGTTCATGAGGATGAAGCGTTCGTCATTTCCTGTGTATCTTTCAAAGGGTGGACAATCTCCCTGGTCAACTTCTTCGATGTCATCTTCGTCGGAATCTTCTTCTTCGTTGTATAGGTCTGGAAAGAGAGTTCCTATATCCTGACCAACTGTGTACATCGCGCAATACTTAATCGCATATTTCATATCTTCTGGGAGTACTACATCTCTCCCACAAGCTTTGGAATATTCGGATGCAAATAGCATACTCTTTTCCATCACAGGTAGAAGAATATCAATCATACCTTTGACATACTCTTCTGCCATCTGTTCACCGTTGCCACTACCAAATCCGGTTTGCATATTCATCTTTAGTATTTGACGTTAAAAAGAGTTTCCGCAATTCCCTCACTTACGCGCAAAATGTTATAACTCTCTGCATATACACGTATCTGTCGTGCAAAGTCGGGACTCGTTGTGAGATTCATCTTAAGAATTTGCTCTTTTACCAAACTCATATTAATCTGTCCAGTTGGATACCATTCTTCTGGTTGAAGTGCAAAACTGTAAGAGTAGAATCTTCGGATCAACTGTGTTTTGGAGTGGTGAATTGCTCCCTGCACAGCCTTGAGGAACACAACATTCCCAGTATCTTGTGTGATGATATCCTGGCCATCAAGGGACAGTGTAAGATAATCCAAGTTCTCATACAGGACGAGTTTATCATCTACGACTGAATACAGGTTGTCATAATCGAATGGTGTCACAAAGTTGCCCTGTGTAACCCCATCACCCGTAGTTCCTGTTCTCTGAATAACAAAGTACAACTCTTTGACTGGATTGATGAGATCGAGTTTGAATGTGCCTTCATTTACACCGGCACCAATATCGAATGTGTTTTGTTGAACCTGTGTAATCAGATAATCCCTCTTTGTATTTTGTATTTTTATCTTCTCTGCACAATCGAGATAGACAACTTCTGTACATAATTTGAAATCCGAAATCTCTACATCTTGCTCGAGTGTTTCATAGTTTCCATTAACCTTTATCACGATGTCCTGAGCATTCCTTAACTTAAACTCAACTTCAACCTCTTGATTTTGTATGGCACACAATGGTATCGCCAGTTCTGGGTGATCGTGGAAATAAAATGGAAGATCGACAAAAAAGTTTTCATCTGTTCCCAAACCAAGTGTGTTGTGAATAATTATACCCGCATTCCCAGTGACTTGGGAGACGAGTTTGTCTGAAGTTCTCAATGGGTATTTTCCAATCAACTGTTCGAGAGCCTTTTGCTTCGTTTGAGTGACATAGTGTTCAGAATAGATCTGTAAATAGTCACTGGTAAGTCGCTGCACAACTTTACCACCCACGAGAAGATCTACATATTCTATGAGTGCGTGACCAACTGACTCGATGTACACCATACTACTACTCAAAGCTGGGAGAGTGAACTTGACACTAAGTGTCTTCAAAAGATCTCCTCGATCTTGGGGAATCTTAAATCGAACTTTACTTCCAAAGTTTACCTGATTTTCTGGATCTATATCGACATACTGTGTAGAAAAGTTTGAATGTTTCTTGAAACTTTCTACAAAATAACTGTAGTCTGGATTCAATGTAAAAAACTGTTCTTGAGGTCCAGAAGCAGCAAGTTGAATTTGTCCAGCCATTACTACTATATCCATCTAAAATTTTAATCCAGCTAAACCACTCTCAATTCGTAAGACATTGTAGTTGATTGCGTATACTCTCGTATTATTATCATCCACCTGATTTATCGGGTCAATCTTAATCGTAAAGAGTTTATGTGAAATCCTACTCATATTTACCTGACCAGTTGGGTGAGGTGATTCCGGTTTGAGTGAAAAGGAGTACATCCCAAACTTTGCAGGACCGAAGGTGTACTGAGAACTGTCGAAAGGTGCAGATGGCGTCGTTTCAGCAGCTAGTGGACAGTTCACATGATGTTTGAGGGATTGTTCATAGACTAAAAACTTGGTATCCCTTTTAAATACAACTTCATTGTTGAATTTCAGTTCCGCTGTTGTTATGGTGTTGTATTCATTTGGGTAGTTATTCTGAACAGATTCCTCTGATTGTGAAACAAAGTAAAGTTCTTTGACTGGATGAGAAAAGTTGAGCATGACTGATTTTTCATTTTCACCAGCTTTCATTTTGAATTGTGAAAGTTGAACTTGTGTGATAATGTAATCAAGTGGTCGAGACATCAAAAAGTTCTTCTCATCAGGGGTCACATATACAAAATCAGTGTCGATCGAAAACTTTTGGATTGAACTGATCACCCCCGAAGAAGCACCACCAAATATGAGTTCCGCTAAAGGTCTGAGTTTGATACGAACTTCAACCAGTTGTTTCGTCAGCGCACAAGTTGGTATAGCGAGGGATGGGTTTCTGTAGAAGTAAAAGGGAAGATCTAAGAAATAGGTGTAATTTGTACCAGATTGATAACTCAGTACATTACCATGACCATTTAAGAAGTACAGTGTCTGTTCAATATCGTCATTTGTGTTGTAAAGTTGTTGATGCATGTAGATATATTCGCCTGTAATCTTCTCTATTGGTTGACCACCTATGAGAAGCTCAGCATGCTCTATGAGGTGAGTTATCACAGAAGGACAAAATATCGTTGTATTCTGTCCACCTGCATCAGGCGTCGGGTCCTGTAGTGTCACCTTAAGTGTAAAGTTCCTGATGAGATCACCTTTATCATTTGGGATTTTACATGTCACGGTCTTTCCAAAGTCAAGTTGTCTATCGAATTGACTCTCCACAAAGTCAAATGCAAACTTGGTATGTCTCTTGAAGTTTGCTAGGAAATATGAAAATTGTGGTTCACCCGTGAGCCATTGGTCTTGGACTCCAGTGGCGGCAAGTCTCAGACGACCAGCCATTCCTACTGTATATGAGTAAAATTTTGGTAAATAAAACGAGACACTACAAGTAGAATGAACCTTCAGTTGAGGAAATTCAAACCCGAGACGATATCAGACGACAGGGTGTGTGTTTTCATAGGTAAGCGTAATACGGGTAAATCGACCCTTGTGAAAGACATCATGTTCCACAAAAGGCATCTCCCAGCGGGGATCGTTCTTTCAGGAACAGAGGAAGGAAATCACTTTTACTCCGATTTTATCCCAGATTTGTTCATTTATGGTGACTACGATCGCGACGCTATAGAGAGAGTGATGGCGAGGCAGCGTAAATTGGTTGGTGCAGGTAAAACAAACTGTGGAGCCTTCATGCTTTTGGATGACTGTATGTATGACAGTAAGTTCCTAAAGGACACATGCATTCGTCAATGTTTCATGAATGGTCGTCACTGGAAGATTTTCTTCATGTTGACGATGCAGTATGTGATGGACCTCCCCCCAGCCCTCCGTGCGAATGTCGATTATGTATTCATCCTCAGGGAGAATATCATCCAGAACAGAGAAAAGTTGTACAAGTCTTTCTTTGGCATCTTCCCTTCTTTCGATATGTTCTGTAAAGTCATGGATGCATGCACAGAAAACTATGAATGTCTCGTGTTAGACAATACGGTAAAATCTAACAAGATACAGGATTGTGTCTTTTGGTACAAGGCATCCATTCGGAAAAACTTTAGGGTTGGTGGCCCAGATCTATGGAGGCTTCACAAGAAAATGTACAACCCAAAACACCTTGAACAGAAGGAGGATGACGCTAAGAAGGCGACGAGGAAGACAAACCTTAAGATCACAAAGACGCGTTGAGTATTGAATTCAAAAATAGCGGGACTATAGTAGATGGCTTCAGACCAAGTAAACACAATGAATCTTTCCGATGATGGGGAAGGAATGGTGCCTCTGCACGATAATCCTTCCACGTCTTTTAAACATGAAAAAAATATGAGTCAAAGTAAAGAGACGATGGATTCTACTCCCATTAACGATATCATGATGGAACCCCCTATGATGACCGAAGAGCCCAAAATGCAGGGTATGATGCCCCAAATGACCGCTCCCCAACCCCAGGGCGCTTACCCAGCTCCCCAAGCTCCCCCAGAGCCCGAGAAGAAGAATCCCTTCAACCTCACGGATGATCAGCTTACCGCTCTCGTCGTCGCTGCTTGTGCGGCCGCTGCCGTAAGCAAACCTGTCCAGGACCGTCTTGCGACCTCTATCCCCAAGTTCCTTAACGAACAGGGGGGTAGAAGCATGGTTGGTCTTGCCACCACTGGTGCTGTGGCGGCTGTGATCTTTTACATCGTGAAGGACTATGTTGTCAAGCCTTAAGCGGTTGTTTCCCAGCCCATATTACTGTAAATCGAGGTATCGATACCTGCAAAATACGTCGCGAGGGCTCCCGCTGCGAATGTCCCTGCCAACAAGCCACTCAATTTAAGTTTCTTGTTGTTAGAAGCATCGGGATCGGTCATCGCATCCCTGGTCTCCTTGGAAATCTGGTTGATCAGGAAAGTCAATACGAGGGCGATGAGGGTCGACGTCAAGAAGAATACGCGATCCACTGCGAGGCGGGGGATGTTTCCAATAGCAAAACGAATGACGTTGGGTATGACAACAGTCATCCACACGAGATTGACATAGTAGTTGCTCACATATTGAGGCACTAGGGTTACGCCATAAATGAGTATCCAGTAGGTGATGGCCATCAACAACACAGTCACGGGTGTTTTCATTTAAAGTACAATGAGATTATTTATCCTGGATGTGCTGACCACAAAACTCCTTTCGATCTGGGATCTGTTCATAGATACCAAGCTCTACACACATGTCCCGAAGTTCTATGTAGTTCTGCCAGAACTTATCAGAATGGGAATACTCTTTCACTGTGCAATGCGCCAACTCGTGAATAAGTACATGGAAGATGTCATTGACACTCCCGTCAAGGCACACAACAATCTCCGCACCCTTGTTGGTATTGTACCCCACACTCTCCTTCATTCGTTGCATACCAGTGATGGGCACAGGTGTCTTGAGCATCTGGTATTTTTCATTATTGGTTTCATTGAGGTGATCGCGAAGTTTTTTGTATCTCTGTTTCACTTCCACGAGTGCCTGGGGTTCGCGTGTCAATCTGAGAATTAGAAGGTTGATGACAATAAGTAAAGCCAAAGCTATCATCTGTTATAGACAAAGATAAATTTGCTATACAACTCTGAGATTGGATTTCCTGTGAGTCCCTCCCAAAGTTGTAACCTAAATCCCAAGTCTTCCAAGCCGGTGACAAGGTGGTCTTTGTATGCCACTGGTTCCGACTTTGGTCCTTCTGCGTAGTATGGTGTATCGGTGAGGTGTACAAACAACTTCTCCCCAAATCCACCATTCCCGTGGTCCTTCAATTTGAAGAAATTACCCATGTCATCCTGATAAGGTGTTTTGAAGATGATCTTTTCAGAATCTGGAATGATCCCTATGAGAAGACCACCGGGTTTCATACGCTTCTTGATCTCCTTAATTGAACTCACGAACAAACCCCTCGATCCAAAGATGTAATGAAGTGAAAAATTAAAACACACAACATCAAACTTTCTGTTTGGACAATTGTGGATATCACCCTCGTAAAAATTGACACGCATGTGCATATTTTTGGCCCGCGAACGAGCCTCTTCGAGGGCATCGTGTTCAGGGTCACACATGTTTATATTGACACCACATTTGTGCCATTTTTGAAGATCTCCACCAAACCCACAACCAACATCAAGGATGTGTTGACCCTCCCTGGCGACACTCTGTATGAGTCGTCGTTTCGCCTCATTATGATTCTTTCGAATCGCTTCCATGTCACCTTATGGAAGTATAAGATGTATATCTTTAGGTTTTACCACAGAACTTAGGCTCCAATTGAATAAATTGTAGTATACAGAACCCGTACCTTCCATAAATTTATGTCGCTTCAGATTTTCCACATCTTCACCAACATCCAAAGTATTGAAAACATGAAAACCCAAATTCTTTGCGATTAAAAAGGCGTCGTTATATATGTCACCCACAATGAAAAATCGATAAGCTTGTTTCACCACATCTGTTTCATCTGTCCGTGCATAAGAGATGTCATAGAATGAAATAAAATCATCTGTTTCATCATTCACGTATGAATGTATAGGTAACAACCAATCTCTCACATAATTATCGTCGATGTGGGGTGCTATTTTAAAATCTCTTGTATACCTTTTTAAAATTCTAACAACTTTTGAAATGTCCTTTGATTCCATTTTTCTCCAGAGTCTTTTACAAGGTCCACGAATCTCGTAATATTTTTCACGAGGACGGTTTGTGTTAAAAAATCCAGTCTTGATGAGTTTCTTAACATCGAGAAATCTATGTAAAAAATGCGATTTTGCTATAGATCCCCTGACATTTCTTTCATATGTAGCAATACCCTGCCAAATACCTTTCATATTTGCACGTCGAACAGTTTCTTGTACGAGAAATGGTGTAAACCCAAATTTTCGACACCCCAAATGTACACACAAAAAGTTTGCTTGTGCAAATGTCAAGACTTTATCTTCTACATGGAGTTTGATTGGTATGTAAGTCGAATACCCAACAATTTCACCACAATCTGATCGAATCACGATATGTTCTCCTGATACCCAACGCATATTTTCAAATGTATAGTTCAATCTAAAAGTATCATCCTCATCGTAGTAATGTTCAGATAAAAACGTATACGCTTCTTCATCTGTACACGTTGACCAGGTGAAATCATCTGGGAGCTTTTGTGGTTCTTTTTCAATTATCCGAGATGAATCAATTTCACCTGGTTTTACATCCTCATCTGGTACGGGTTGTGTACACCAGAAGTCTGACATATGATATAACTACTATTGGCTTAAAGTTTTAAGCACTTACACAAGTATAATGTCTCTCGAACAGGATTACACCACTGTACCCGGTCAGATTTATGCTTGCCTTTCGATTGTTGGTCCCGAGGCACCCCAAAAGAATGATAAGTTTGGTATCAAGATCCGCGGTGCCTTCGCGAACCGCGATGAGGCGGCCAACCACGCGAAGCGTCTTCAGAAGGAGGATCCCACTTTCGATATCTATGTCGTGGACATGTACAAGTGGCTCTTGATCCCCCCCGATCCCACGAAGATTGAGGATGTTCACTACACCAACGAGAAGCTCGAAGAGATTATGGTTGGTTACAAGGAGAACCAGGCCCAAGCTGCCCGCATGTTCCAGGAGCGCAAGCAGGCTATGGCGAACAATTCGTACACCCCCGGTGATGACAACTCGAAGTTCTACACCAAGCCTGATGAAGCGCCTATTTCTCACCCCGCTGAGGTGCTTGAGCGTCTCAAGAAGGAGAAGCCTGACGCTCCCATGGAGGAGCTCGTTAAGGAGGCTGACGCCATCGTCGCGAAGGAGGTTGAGGAGCGTCAGAAGAAGCGTGAAGAGGATGCGAAGCTTGGAGAGATTAAGGAGGAGGAAGAGTCTGCGTAAATAATGTCAACATATAGTAAACAGAATGTTTAGAATAATTATAACCATCCTTTTGGTTGGTGCCTTCTTTATTTTGTTTTTTAAACCAAAGTACAATTTAAAAAACAAAACAGTTATAGAGCCTGAAGCTTCGACGACTGCTGGGTTCATTGAAGATACGGGTGATGCGTTTATTAATCCCAGGTATCCAACACAGCTCATAAAGCGAGATGAAACTGGTAATATCGAGCCCATCTATGGTGATATAGGGACTTTTGTTGCATACTCAGGTATACCTGAGGATAACTGGCTGCATGGTTTTCCCCATAAAAAAGCCTAAAAGAAATACAGCAAAGGCAATAATCCAGGTTGACTTGTCAATTGTGGAAAAAAAATCAGTCTTTTCAGAAGTTGATGGTGGGGGTGGGGGTGGAAATGTGTGTGGGACCTGCATGTTATAGTCATTATAATACTGCTGTTCATCCTGGACAGTATCTTCAACCTTTTCATTATTTAAAGGATCGACGGATGGATCATATTCAATTGGGTTTCCAATGTCAGTCTCCATTTTCTAATTTTAACACCGTTTTTTTTAAGCATCTTCTGACTCACTTTCATCATCTACGACAAAGTCTTTGAGATTACCATTTTCGTCCATCTCGTCTTCGTCGTCGTCTTCGTCTGAAGTAAACTCTTCTTCATCTTCTGTGTCAAGTTCGGAATCGAAATCCGTATCGTGGTCGTCATCAGCATAATCATCTACAAGATCCGTTTCTGTGGGCTGAAATGTGGTAGGCTTCTTTATCTTACGACCAGAGCGAGTAGTAACGATTTCGGACATTTGAGTATATAGATAAATTATTGTTTAAGTACCTTTACAATATCACTGTTTAAGATATGGGTTCTAGATCCATTCTTTTTACATTTGGGACACTTCTGTCGAATCTCCTTCCCCTTGATGACATACGACATTGATACACCGTCGTGCATACCCCTGATCGTTTCACAATAAGTAGATGTCGTCAAGGCTATGAACTGTGTCTTATTTTGTTCAATTTTAACCACACTCGTCCCTTCTGGGGCTTTCATGTTCTTTGTTATGAACACCTCTAAAGGCTCCTTGATACTACTGTATCCAATTGGGGGTTTCTCGACACGCTTCTTGATTTCTGGACAGTACTTTTTGACATCCTTCTTGGGATACAGCTTGTCAGTGATGTTCGGCGTCAGTAAGTGTCTACGTCCACAAAAATCTTTACAGAAACCATCCCGTCTCCCCCAAAGTGTTTCACATCTACAGAAACACTTCTGAATAATCTCGTTTCCACTGATGATAAACCAAACATGATTAGATCCATGCTCTCGCTTGAGGTTCTCACAATACTTTGAGTTTGTCGAAACTAGAAAAGTTTGTTTATGTTTGAAAAGTTTTGTGATGTACGAATTCTGCTGACCTTCCAAGTGTTTCCGAACATACTCTTGTATGAGGAGTTTCGCCTCTTCATCATGAAGTTCATCTTTCGTTTGCTCCTTTGTGAATGTACCCTCCTTCACCACAACTGAGGGAGGTTCTACATGTACCGTCTGAGGTAGATCTGTTCGAACGGCAGACATTTTGAGAATCTCTACACTCGGTGTTTGATCAATCTGTAAAATTGTACTCAGAGGTCCACTAACATAACGAAATACTGGCAAGTATGCAAGTTGATCAACTTTCCCATTTTCACAGTCTTCACAACCCTGTCCACCACATGCATTATGTTTCGCTCTTTTGTAGGACCATGGCATCCTGAAACCACTACCTTTTGTTTTCCGAGTAGCACTTCCATATACAGCCAAATCGATGATTTCATTCCAATCTGTAGCACTATTCAGAGTTGAAAGAGCTATGAGAATATGGTCTCGAAGTGCTAAAGCTGACGCTTGGTCAACAACAAACCCTGGCCAGTTTAGATGAACCCCAGTTTTTGTGAGTGAACCAGATTCCTTGGGTGGTGAGATCGATATGAGACACTCCTTCCCACCATGCCTTTTCACTTTGTCACATATGACTTTACAAATACTCTTGACGTCATCAATCTCGAGGGGTTTTTCATCTTTATAATCGATGTCAACGAAAAAGTTGTATGTGTCACTCTTCTGTTCAACGACATAGAGTTTCTCACCCCGTTGTACAGCTTCTACATATTTGTCATAGAAGTCATTCAATTTATCAAATGGCACGGAAAGGACACCACCGTCCATGAGCACATGTGATAGATTGGTTGCATTGTTGAATTTTTGTGATGCACACCAAGTCTTAAACATACTTGAAGTACACCTTTATTCTCTAAACCACCTCATACAAGAAACATCTCGAAACTCTTGGGTTTGTGTGAGTTGTTTCTTAAAGGTGAGTAATTCATAGACCGTCATATCTTTATTTTGTTCCTTCCATTCCTTAATCTCTTCTTCACAGAGACCACGATTCTTTTCCAGAAGTTCTTCAATTTGCATCAAAATGTAAGCCTTGGACTTCATTATTTAATAGAAAAGGTTTTTCTATTGTGAGAACTTATACACGCATAAAACTGTGGATTCTTGATCACATTGTCTACGATCAATTTCCAACGCTTACGAGTGTTGAACTCTTCGAGTGTCTCGTAGTTCATGAAATCATTTTCATCGAAAGTTTTCTTAATGGGTTGGTTCATCATTTTTTTAAGATTTGTTTTGTGTTTCTCTTCATAAAACTTTTTCACCTGAGATTGTTGTTCTGATAATGAATAGTTTACGAAGAATATAAAGACATTGTATTCAAGATCAACTGTTGGGCTCTCTTTGACTACAAATTTGAATTCTGTGTATTCACCACTTTTTAGGGAAACCACACCCCTTGTCTCCTCTTCAAGTTCTCTGAGAGCACAGCGGAGTGGATTGAAGATTTCACGGCGTCTACACCCGCCTGTCACAAAAATCCAATCCTTAAACCGCCGATCTCTCACCGTGAGAAACTTCGGTTTTCCGGTAGCGAAACTAACCGGTATCGCGATAGCTTTGTACTTTTTCATTGCGCATTCGCAAGTTACAATATACCGATATGTTTATTCTTCCTTCTTTTCTTCAATTTTCTCCAGTTCACCCTCATCCTCATCCTGTTCATCCTCAATCACAGGAGTGTTCATGTGCTGAACGAGTTGCTCCGAAAATGTCCTGAATCCATTGATATCCTCCTTGGTCTTGTTCAGTTCTTTGAACAGGAAGATGATTCCAACGAGGCACACAGCCGTCGCGATCATCATCATGTTTTCTCGGGTCATCTCGATCATTTATAGATTACAAACACAGCTTCCTTTTAAGTAAGTGCACCCATTTTAGACTTCCCCGGGGGAGGACACTCATAGGGTGTCTGTGCGAATTGAACGGCTTCGTAATGCGTGTTTTCACAGGACTTTTGTGTCGGAGGTGTGGGTTGACCGACAAACTTTTCGAGCGTCCTGGACTTGGGATCGTACGTCAATACAAAAACGATGGCAAGAAGGAATACAACCTTCCAAAACATTTATTATTTACAAAGAGATTAGTTGGAGTAAAGGAGACCACCCATACCATTCTCGATACGGAGCACGTTGTAGTTCACAGCGTAGATGTCCTTATCGGAGTTGGCGGTGTCGTTGATGATGCGCGCGGAATCGAGGCGCGAGAAGTTGAGGGAACCGGTGGGCTGGAGCTTACCGGAATCGAGGCAGAAGGGGTAGAAGAAGAGCTTGGTGCCGGGGGTGGCGGTGCCGTGGGAGGTGTGGTAGTAGAGGGGCACAGTGGTGAAGTTGGGATCGGCAAACTTGTAGTCAGCCACATCAGTGCCGTTGATCTGGAGCTTAAGCTTGTTACCCGCGGTGCTGACCATGGTGACTGCCGAAGCATCACCGGCGGCGATGTACTTGACGGGGTGGTTGAAGTTGAGCTCCTGAATCTTAGAGTTGGAAGAGATCGCCTTCTGGACCTGGGTCATGATCATGTTCTGGGGCTGGGAAGCGAACACTTCACGCTCCTGGGTGTCGAGGTACGCGTAGTTCGCGTACACCTCCCACTTGCTCGCGGCAGCCTCAGCACCCCAAGTGATGCGAAGCTCGACATCGTGGTACTGAAGGGAGATGAGAGGGAGAGCCGACTGCCAGTTCTCACAGAAGGAGAAGCGGAGAGGGTAGAACTTGGCGGTGCTTGTGCCATCGTAGAGGCTGGCAGACACCGACTTGGAGGAGGAGAACGCCGACAGGGTAGGGGCGATCAGGGTCGAGTAGGTGGAGTCCTGCTCATCAATCACCTGACCACCGATGAGAAGCTCCACCTTGGAGATCACATCAGTCCAGTTGTCAGTGAAGGTATTGGCCGAGAGACCATCACCCGCGATGGGCATGAGGTAAACATAGTTGAGCATGTCACCCTTGCGCTCGAAGCGGATGGTGGACATACCGTTGTTCGAGACGTTGCCCTGAATGACCTGACGCTCGACAGTTTGGGAGAAGTTCGTATGACGCTTGTAGGTAGAACGGAAAAAGCTGACTTCGGGCTGACCGACGAGGTGCACATCCTGAGCACCGACAGCGACAAGTTGGGCGATACCACCAGACATTTATTATAGTGTGAGAGTTTATTTTTAAGCTTGGGCGAATCTGTAAGATTCTTAGAAGGTTAGATACGAGAGAAGTCCTGTGGACTTCGATCGGGATGAGGAACTTTTTACAAACTGGGACACAATTTGTAAGAAGGATGATGGGGCAATCGACAAAGTCAATTGGAACGAGTGACTGTGTCACTCGGGACTTAGATCGCATCAGTGCAAGTCTTCATCGTTTTGAGCTTGTTGTAAAGGAGGTCATACACGTTCCCCGTGAGAGGTGTATCGGATTCAATCGTGACACCAAAACCACCAATATCCCGGGATCCACTCGTGCGCAGCGCCTGGCTCACCCACATCGTGAAGCGACCCTGGAGGATGTACTTTGTTGTGGTCGTCACCGTTTCCACATCCGTTTCGGGATCACGGCTCCTCTCCTCCTCTACTCGCTTCTCCACCCTAATGTCATTCTCACCCACGGAAGCGTAGGGATTCGTAGTAGTGAGACCGTTGGAAAGTGTAATCGTTTCGTTGAGGGTGACACCCATTGTTTATTATAAGGTACTATTTTTTTAAAGTAAGTTTACACGAAAGGAGAGCAGCCTTATAGGTTCTGTGATCGACGAGGGATGGGGAGCGACTTACAAACTGGGAGAGATTTTGGAGGAAGACTGTTTATTGGGGAGGGGTGGGCCATAGAGGATTTTCGAGATCTGTGGTATTTGCGGGAAGATCACGAAGAGCCTGACGATACACTTTCCATCCCTCTACCTTTTCGGGTGATAAATTCGAATCTGATATAGATACCACCCAATCACTTTTATAGAGAATAGTAGTCGTCTCTCCAAACATCGCACCTTTTTGCAACTATATTACTGGGAGCTACCTGAGCACCCGATGGAACATTGTCTCCGATGTCACCCGAATTGGGTAAAGTTAGAAAATGATGAAGACCTGCAGTTCCCCCTATAGCACGTGAATCGAGAGTGACCGGACCCGAATCATTAATAGTGTCCCGTACAACGCCATCAACTCTTAAATATGTAGTATTGCGTCTGTCGTAACCCCAAACTATCTCCCTTATCACATCATTCGTCCACGTAGATGGAATCGCGTAACGAAGTGTTGTATCCGGATAGTCATTATTACCGACATGTACTTCGAGGTTATTGTTGTAAATGTATATGTTTCCCCCATAACCTCCATTTGATTTACTCCATATCCAACCTACGCTCGGGTTTGCACTAGCAGAGCCATTGATTCCTATACAAATTCTCACGGTGGCATTAAGGGCCCCGCTGAAATTAGTCATGTTCCCAGGCGAAGTCGCACTAGCACTCGGATTGTTGCTACCAAACCTGTCTAGATAATTTTTACCGTAAAAGGCTCCTATATTGTCGGCCACACCGGCTATGTCAGCTAATCTACCTATAGACACATCATTACCTACTAAGTGATACTCATTCCTGATGTTGTTCATTGATATCGCTCCTGAACTTGGTAACGACATATAGTATTACCCTATTTTTTCTTTGAGTTCCTTTATCGCCTCAACGATGAGACCTAATATGTTCCCATATGCGAGTGAATAATGGGTCTCCTCGGACCCGTGAACCGCTTCCGGAAGAACCCCCTTGACCTCCTGGGCGATGAGACCTGTTGAGCGTTTATCATTCATCATGAAGGTGTATCCCCCGAGGGCACAAACCTTATCGAGAGCACCCTCGATACGCTCGATATCCGACTTTAAACGCCTATCAGAATATGCCGTGATATTCCCAGATGCGAGAATATCACCCACGACATCCAGTTTAGTGGTAGGATTCGTCTTCCCGATACCGACATTGCCCGAGCTGTCAAAGTGTGTACCGGTTTCTTCAACAATCTCACCTGTGCTCGTGTAGGCTAAGGCACTCGCTGCGAAGTTTCCACCGCGTACAGGCTTCACATGGAAACTACTGGCTGTGGTGCTGTTAAGTTCGGAACCACTAGCATTGAGAATGATAGACTTATCTGCCTGACTGGTCCTACCCGCCGATTTCCCCACAGCGATGGCGTAGGAACCCTGATTGAACCGACCCGCTTCGCTCCCCACAGCGGTGGCGTGTTGTTCCTGCCCAGTCGAACCCGCTAGGTGCCCCACAGCAGTGGCTTCGGTTCCCTGACTAACCCGACCCGCTTCGACACCCACAGCGATGGCGAAGGCGTCCTGATTCGCCGAACCCGCTGCGTGCCCCACTGCGACGCTGTTGCTTCCCTGACTGGTCCGACCCGCTAGGTACCCCACAGCGGTGGAGTATGTATTCTGCCCAGTCTGACCCGCTTGGCGCCCTACAGCGACGGCGGAGCTTCCCTGACTGGTCTGACCCGCGTTTAGCCCCACAGCGACGGCGGAGGATCCCTGACCCGTCTGACCCGCTGCCCACCCCACAGCGGTGGCGGCGAGTGCCTGATCCGTCTCACCCGCTTGGCGCCCCACAGCGGTGGCGGAGGCTCCCTGACTGGTCAAACCCGCACTGTCCCCCAAAGCGGTCGCGTTGGATCCCTGTCCAGTCTGACCCGCTTGGCGCCCCACGGCGACGGTGTTGTTTCCCTGATCCACCCGACCTGCACTGTTACCAACAGCGACGGTGGCGATTCCCTGACTCGTCTGACCCGCTAGGTGCCCCACAGCAGTGGCGGAGCTTCCCTGACTGCTCTCACCCGCTTGGCGCCCCACGGCGATGGCGTCGTCTCCCTGACTGCTCTGACCTGCACTGCTACCAACGGCGATGGCTCTGTTTCCTTGATCGGTCTGACCCGCATTGGTCCCTATGGCGGTGGCTTGGTTTCCCTGCTCAATCTGACCCGCTAAGCGCCCCACAGCGGTGGCGGAGCTTCCCTGACTGGTCAAACCCGCTAGGTGCCCCACAGCAGTGGCGGAGCTTCCCTGACTGGTGTAACCCGCTTGGCGCCCCACAGCGGTGGCGGAGCTTCCCTGCCCAGTCGAACCCGCTAGGTGCCCCACAGCAGTGGCGGAGCTTCCCTGATCCGTCAGACCCGCCGCACGCCCCACAGCGGTGGCGGCGTTTCCCTGATTGTACTGACCCGCTAGGCTCCCCACGGTGGTGGCGAAGTCTCCCTGACTCGTCTGACCCGCTAGGTACCCCACGACGACGGATTCGCTTCCCTGACTGCTCTCACCCGCTTGGCGCCCCACGGCGACGGTGTTGTTTCCCTGACTGGTCTGACCCGCTTGGAGCCCTATGGCGACGGCACCGTTTCCCTGACTTGTCTTACCCGCTTGCTCCCCCACAGCAGTGGCGGAGCTTCCCTGATCCGTCTGACCCGCTAGGTACCCCATAGCGGTGGCGGAGCTTCCCTGCCCAGTCTCACCCGCTGCGTTCCCCACAGCAGTGGCGGAGCTTCCCTGATTGTTGGAACCCGCTCTGCGCCCCACAGCGGTGGCTTGGAGTCCCTGACTGGTCCGACCCGCTAGGTGCCCCATGGCGGTGGCGAAGTCTCCCTGACTGGTCTGACCCGCTTGGTTCCCCACAGCGGTGGCGTAGGAACCCTGACTTCTCTGACCCGCGCTGTTCCCTATGGCGACGGTGGCGATTCCCTGAGCCTGACACCCCGATTGGTTCCCAACAGCGATGGCGTTGTCTTCTTGTTCTTCCCTACCCGCTGAATTACCTATGGCCACCGCACCATCTTGTCCCCTACAACCCGCGTTGGTCCCTATGGCGATGGAGAAGTTGTTTTGACCTTCCTGACCCGCGTTACCCCCAATGGCGACTGAATAACAACCCTGTACCGACTGACCGGCGTGTTCGCCAAGAGCGACAGACCTCTCTCCCTGAGCCACTTGACCCGCCTCAGTTCCAATGGCAATGCTAACGGCGTTCTGACCTTGGGAACCCGCTAGGCTCCCCACAGCGACTGCACCGTTTCCCTGACTGGTCTGACCTGCGTCAGTTCCAATGGCGAGATTGTTGGTGCCGGTGTTCGCCTTTATGAATGTGGTTCCTCGGATCTGTATGTCACCAGCGAAATCTTGAATGTTCGTCGACATATAGTATTATAGGCTAAATTTATTACGGCTTAAGGACGAGGGGCTCCGTTCATTCAGTGAACGATGAAGATTTTCTTTATGTGCACCCACTGTAATCAAGGGACTGGGTACGCTCGTGTCGCGAATAAACTCGTGAACCATCTGGCGTCCCTCCGTGGTGTCGAAGTTGTCTACTACGCTTTCCAGAACTATAAGGGACAGGAAATTAAGGATCGTTTCATCGATCCTAGGATTCGTTTTCTGGATGCACTCGAACTCGATCCATCGGCTGAGGGTGGTTTTGGTGACAAAGGTATCCTCCCAAGTATCATCAAGGAGAAACCAGATGTCCTGTTCCACTATAACGATATGAATGTCGTCAGAGACATCATGCGCCTCATCCCCCCCGAGCACATGCCCCCAAAGAAGTACCTGTACCTGGATATTGTGTACCCCTGGCAAAATATAGACACCTTCGAGATCTTGAAGGAGTACAACTTTGACCACATCTGGACATTCCTGGATTGTTGGACAGACCATATGATTAATGACCTGAAGTTTGATTCCTCGAAGGTGAGTACGATGGTCCATGGTATCGATTTCGATCGTTTCGTTGATATTCCCAAGGAGGAGGCGAAAGTTTCACGCGGTTTCAAACCCGATGACTTTTTGGTTGTGAATATGAACCGCAACTCTGGGCGTAAAATGTGGGAAACCACCATCAAAGCGTTCCTGGAACTCCTTAAGCGTGAGAATATGAATCCCCGCATCAAACTCTTCTGTGGTGGCTTATCATTTCACACAGATGGTGTTGACATTGGGATGACTGTGAGATCCGAGTGTTTGCGTAAAGGTATGGATATCGATAAGGTTTGTTTTCACCACGTATTCATTAACCCCAAACCCCTTCACTTGACAGATGCCGAAGTAAATGAGATGTATAACGCTGGTGATGTCGGTATTAGCACGACACGAGGTGAAGGTTTTGGTCTGACTCCAGTGGAGCATATGTACCTCAACCGCCCCCAAGTTGTCACAGGTATTCCAGCTCTCAAAGAGACTATGGGACCCTACGCCCATTTCGTAGAGCCCAAGTTGTGGGTTCGCATCGGACAAGCTGAACCCCACGATGGAGAGGTAGCTTACTGTGATTACAAAGACTTTGCGGATCATCTCCAGCATTGTTTCAAAACCCCCGATGCGTTCCCCAACGCTCGAGAGTACCTACGGGAGAAGTATTCATGGGAACATCTGTATAAAGCTTTGGATGAAGAATTCAACAAGGATGGATAAATTCGTGTTGGAGATTCCTAATTTCATACCACGAGATATATGCGAAACGATCGTCAAGGGATTTGAAAATGACGATAGGAAGGTTGAAGGTTCTTTTACGTACCCCGTGGGTGACCAAATTGTCACACGCAAAAAAAATAATTTCGAATTGTCATCTACAGACCTTGAAGGGTGGGAAGATGTGAACAAACTATTCCTTGACTACACATCTAAGGTGTATGAGGAGTATGGGAAACATTTGAAGAACACTTTTAATGACTATGGGGATCCGAGGTACCCAGTGTATGATAGAGAACTCTTTCAAAAGCAAGTTATTTGTACAGGATTTCCTATACAGCGTTTAGGGAAAGGCGACACGTACGATTGGCATCATGATGGTGATGTCTTCAAACCATATTTTATTCAAATCATATTTTACTTAAACACACTTCAAGAAAATCAGGGGGGTTGTACTGAATTTATTGACGGTAAGAGGGTGAGACCCGAAGTGGGTAAAGTTCTGGTGTATCCGTGTTCATGGACATTCCCTCACAAGGGAGGTGAAGTTTTGGGTGGATACAAATATATTTGTACGACTACGATTAGTATCCAAACGTGATAACATCTGTAGACCCCTCAGTGATTTTAGTCACTGCACCACTCGCATGAGCTGAGATGTATTCAATGAAAATATTGTAATTACCAGCAGCTGCCATATTAGTTGTTGGTGCAAGGGATACAGTTGTGGTAGTAGCAGCAACTGCGACATTCCATGGATTTGTACTCGCACTACCAAATACACTCACTGGACCCTTCGCGATGGTTAGGGGTGTTCCCCCTGTTCTATGACCACCACCACACTCCATCGAAAGTGTACTGACTTCATTATCACTTTCAATGAGATGTGCTACAATCTTGGCATAGAAGACGTGGGCAGAAAATGTAATTTTAATTGTGGAATCCGCAATAGTTTGACCGCTATCGAGAGCTCCTGTAAATGAGTAGGTCTTCTTTGTCACCTGCCCAGTATTGGTGATGAGACCACCAGTGACATAGGCACGTTCACCGACATACACATCCTTCGCTATACCGACACCACCAGCAACCTTGAGGGCTCCGGTGGTTGTTGAAGTAGATTCGGTAGTATTTGTGATATCCGCGGTACCATCTACCTCTATACCCGCATCATTGAGTAGTTTGAAATTTGTAGAGGTAAGGCGTGCCCGGATGCTTTGAGAACCACCCTTAATGGTGGCAAATTCAAGTAGACCATCTTCTGTACCATTGGATGCATCATTTATTTTACCAGTTATCTTTGCATAATTCTTTTCATTATTGTTATCATTTTTACCCTTAAATTTAATTTGACCCAAATAGTGACCGTCTACACCTACCCTGTTCCTAAATAAATTAAATTCTGGACCAGCTTCGCTACCAGCTGCCGTATCGGTGATAAAAACATCACCTCCAACACTAAGGTTTTCTTGCGTACTGATACCACCGGCAACCTTGAGGGCACCTGTTGTAACTGAGGTTGAACTAGTTGTGTCTGTTAATGTCACCACACCAGAGGCGTTTAGGGTAGTCATAGCCGCTGCATTAGACCCAGCTAGGGTACCGTACAGATTGGTCCCTGTGAGGGTTGCACCTTTAACAGTCCCCGAGGCTGTTAGATCGCTTGCAGCCACTGCATTAGACCCAGCTAGGGTACCGTACAGATTCGTACCAGTTAAAGTTGCACCTTTAACAGTCCCAGAGGCTGTTAGATCGCTTGCAGCCACTGTATTTGCACCAGCTAGAGTACCGTACAGATTGGTCCCTGTGAGGGTTGCACCTTTAACAGTCCCAGAGGCTGTTAGATCGCTTGCAGCCACTGTATTTGCACCAGCTAGAGTACCATACAGGTTTGTACCTGTGAGGGTTGCACCTTTAACAGTCCCCGAGGCTGTTAGATCGCTTGCAGCCACTGTATTTGCACCAGCTAGAGTACCATACAGGTTTGTACCTGTGAGGGTTGCACCTTTAACAGTCCCAGAGGCTGTTAGATCGCTTGCAGCCACTGTATTAGAACCCGCGACCGTACCATACAGGTTTGTACCTGTGAGGGTTGTGCCCCTGACCGTGACAGCATGGATACTTTTAGCAACCCCAAGACCTCCAGAGACGATGAGCGCACCTGTAGTGGTAGAAACCGCATCGATGGTGTCTTGAACTCTCACGTCACCATTGACATCAAGGTTTCGTAGGGGTGTCCCCTCGTTGATACCGACATTAGAGGTGCTCACATCCACGAAAAGGTTTGAAGCACCACCTACAGTAAGATCACCAGAAAGTAAGGAAGTTCCTGTAACATCGATATTTTCAGAAACTGTGAGAGTATTTTGTGTGATGAGATTACCGAGAATATTTACAGTTATCAAATTGGCTGCATCATCCGAAATATGATCATCGGTCACTGTATTTTGTGTAAAACCGATTGTGAATTCATGTTCGTGTTCAGCACCATCTTCACCATGGTGTATGAGTGCAACGTTTTTACCAGGGTGTTGCATGATGATGCCTATATCCAGATTGTGTGATGTGTTGTTATTTGCGATTCCAAGAACTCTATCGTTAATAATGAGTGAATTTGATTCGATATTGTATGAATTTCCATTTACGACAATATTTCCAGTAACTTCTAAATCAGAACTAATGATGATAGTACCATTATCTCTACTAATTGAAGAGTCTTCGAGGAAATTGTTAGTACCTATGATGGGTAGTTTATTAAGAGTGAGACCCCCAATGGAAATATTGCTGCCTATTTGAAGATTTGAAGTAGTCACGAGACCTGTCGTAGCATTTGTAAACTGCACAACATTGGAAGATGTGTTTCCAGTATCGGTGACTTGTTGAAGGGTTTGGAGTTGGGTAAGGAGGTTCGTAGGTAAAATCTTCTTGAAATCGTTGTTTGCGTCATTGACATACACATAGTTGATATCTCCTTCATCAGCGACTATAGGAGCATTAGGAATATCATTGGAACGACCCACACCAGTGACGGATACAATGCCAGTCGATGGGTGTCCCTTTACGACCAGACCGATGTTTTGTATGAAATCACTTGCAGCATATGGTTTTACATTTGAGAGAGCACCAGCGGTCACATTACTCACATACACGGTTTCACCACTTTCGAAATTGTCGGTATTAATTCCATCGGCGCGTCCAAATGTCACGATGAGACCCTGATCGTTGAGAGCAAAGTCTTGATACGCGAGACCGAGGGCGGGCATGGTGGCACTCGAATTAGCTTGAGCTTTTCGGATTGAAAACGTATTGTTACCAACCGTTCCCGTAGCATACACAGCTTCACCCTTGTTGATTGTTTCTTCAGCCTTTGCATAGAGGAACGTATGGTTCTGTAATTGATTTCTCCAATTGGAACCATCATACACAAGCATATCTTCATTTGCGAGTGCCTTCTCTCCTAGGACAACATTCGCCAATTGGTTCAAATTTACTTCAACATTCGCGGTGAGATCAGTGATTAGGGCTGTCGTGGGATGGTTTAAAGTGAGAGTACCATCAGTGGTTAGATTTGAAGACACATACACATTACCAACGACATGAAGATTTGAAGTTGGGTTTTTAGTTTCAATTCCAACTCTCTTGTTCACAGAATCCACATGGAAAGTATCGGTATCAACAGTCAAGTTAGAGGACACATAAACATTACCAACCACGTGAAGGTTAGCATTAGGGTTCTTGGTCTCTATTCCAACTCTCTTGTTCACAGAATCTACATGAAAGGTGTCTGTATCAACGGTCAGGTTTGAAGACACATAGACATTACCCACGACGTGAAGGTTTGCTTGGGGGTTCTTGGTCTCTATTCCAACTCTCTTGTTCACAGAATCTACATGAAGGGTGTCCGTATCCACGGTTAAATTTGACGACACATATGCATTCCCAACGACATGAAGCTCAGCATCTGGACTTTTAGTCTTGATACCAACTTTACTACCAGATGCATCTACGTGGAGGGTGTCCGTATCCACCGTAAGATCAGAGCTCACGTACACATTTCCAACAACATGAAGGTTAGCGTCAGGATTCACTGTTTCAATACCAACTCTCTTGTTCACAGCATCTACATGGAGAGTGTCTGTATCAACAGTTAAATTAGAAGACACATAGGCATTACCAACAATGTGGAGTTCGGCATCCGGATTCAATGTTTTGATACCAACTTTACTATCCACTGAGTCGACATACATGGTACCACTATCCACAGTGAGATCACCACTTACACTTGTGTTACCAGTCACGACTAAGATGTTCGATCCAAACTCATCAACATACAGGTTTGAACCTATATCGAGGGTGTGCAATGGGTCAGTGTTCAAAATACCAACATTAGCTTCAGTATAGAGGCGACCATACACGTGCACATTGATGTCTTCATCTGTCAGGGGTGTGATGACATTACTATCCGCACTACTTTCTGTAAAACCCATGACAATTTCTTTTGAACTCTCCAAAAATCCAACAGTCACATTTGATTGTGGGCGTGTCATGATGAGACCTAGATCAAGGGTTGTACCCTCAGATGTATTGTTTTGACCTAATTCGATGATGGGATCCTTGATTTTAAGGTTTTCAGTGACGATTGAGGTGACACCGCCATTAACGGTGAGGTTACCATCCAAAAGAACACCACCAGAAACAACGAGAACATTCGAACCTGTATCATCTATATACACATTCGAACCTACACTCAATGTATGACCAGGTAAAAGATTCGAGACACCCACCTTTCCAGCTGTCACGATGCCTGTAGTAAGACTTGTAAACCTTGTAGTAAGTGTAGTCGTATTACCGCGTTCAGTTGTAGCTTGTAAAGTTTGACCACCAACAAGATTTGAAGCACTTTCACCCGATTCAGACAACTCACCCGTTTCACGATTATACATCATAAGGACAATGTTATTATCTGTGAAATCATCCCTGAAACGAACGGGTGACATGTAGATACTTCCACTGTTAGGTGTGGTCACTAGTGTGTTACTGGCGTTAATAACGATGGTATTTTCAGCCTGAACATCGGAGTCTGGCACATTCTTACCGAACCTAATCTTGGTTGAACGTTCCACCGTCGGTAAGTTCTTGACCATTTAATATAGTTGGGCATTTTAATTTGCATAGAGAAGACCCGCCATACCATTCTCGATACGGAGGATATTATAGTTGACTGCATATATAGGGTCGTTGATAGGTAGGGTGTCACTCATGATCTTGGCCGAGTCGAGACGACTAAAGTTTAGAGTTCCAGTGGGTTGGAGAGAACTTGTTGAGAGACAGAAGCAGTACAAGAAGAAGTCTGGGGAAGTCACGAAGTTTGTGTGATAGTAGTTCATCACGTCAATGAAGTGAGGTTTACCCCACCTGTAATTACTCACATCGAGACCATTGATGTTTAGTTTCACCTTGTTTGTGGGGGATGTTAGGGCTCCATCTATGGTTGTATCTGAAGACGCGAGATACTTTACGGGGTGGTTAAAATGTAAATCTTGTGTAACAGCTCGAGAAGCTAGATTCTTTTGAACCTGAGTGATGAGAAGGTCGTGCTTACGAGTGGCGATGTTTCCACGCTCTTCGTTGTCCAAATAGTAATAATTGGCGAAGCATTCGACATTATAATCAGATGCAGCAGTTGCCCAGTGAATACGAATTTCGACATTATGGTAGCTGAGTGCTACAAGAGGGAGTGCACATTGGGGTCCTTCACAGAAGAAGAATCGAAGGGGATAAAAATATGAGCGAGCGCTTACACCTGGGTGTGTACCCAACGCACTCTTGGAAACATTTTGAGCAAATGTATCGATGGCAATTTTTTCAGTGAAAATCGCATCTTGACTATCGACGAGGGAACCACCAATGTAGAGTTCCACTTTATCAATAATAGTGTCCCATCGTTGGATATCGAGGGCTTGGTTGGTATCATCGAGTGTAAAATAGACGTAGCCGAGAAGATCTCCAGATCGTTCAAATTGAACACTGGACATCGAATTGTTTTTCACAGGTCCATGGATGACTTGTTTTTCGATGGACTGTGAAAAATTAGCATGCCGTTTGAAAGTCGAGCTAAAGAAAGAAATTTCGGGGTCACCAGTGATGTATTCATCCTGGGCCCCGATAGCGATCAATTGCACAACACCAGCGGACATGGTATACTACTTTAAGGGGAGAAAATTACAGATTGGGTTTTCTACACACGAAACGAATAACGAGAAAGTTTTTATCATTAGCACCTGTACGAGCGATTGTAACACCATCTTGGTTACGAATAGTCACATTGAAACGATCGATACTACGAATAGGATCGATGTATTGTGTCACCACTGGATAGTTATCTTTGAACGTCACGAAGTTGTCTTCATCTTTTACGAGACTCGCGAAGGAATTACGGAGCATACTGAGCGAAGCCTGTCCTTCATACACATTGGAGGTACGATCACCAAAAATAGAGTCGAGTTGTTCGATGGAAACATAGCAATGTTCGGTGGCAGTGGTCGTGTTGATGCGAGCGGCGAGAAGTTTAGCCTGAACAACATTCTTCAGTGGCTGACTGAGAAAGCATGTAAAGGTGTTGGAACTATCCTGACCGATGGTATCGATTGTGATGGTGTGGTACTCATAGTTGAGATCGGGGATCATCTCCGTGGGCGAAGTGATGAGAGCCATTTATAGTTAGCTTAGATTAAAGATCCACCGATTCCATCCTCAATCGCGTAGCCAGCGTGATCAGCGACGAGTTTCTGGGCACCACAGAGACCACCGGGGGTAAGACCCAGTGTGTAAGCATCATCCTCCTTACCCGAACCTGGGGTGCAATCGAGACCTGGCTTGAGATCGAAGATCGACGCTTCGGAAACCGCCTTGATCTTGATTGGCCTGGGTTGGTACGCACTGACATTGCGAGTGAGTGCGAGAGCGACAATCAACAGGATCATCACAACGATAGAAGTGATCGCGTTGCGGTTGGCTTGATTCAACTTGAACATTTATTATAGGTATACATTTTTTTAAAGTGCGTTAAAGATATTTTTTTTAGTTTCTACATAGAGAGTAGATGGACGAAGAAATTGTTCTCGACCGAGGAAATACTACTGTGATGAAATTGGATGCTGATGAACAGGCGCTCATGGATGAGATTGAGATTTCGGCACCTCGTCCCAAGCCTGTTCCTCGTCCAGTACATAGACAACCACCCCCACCCCAGATGAATCACCAAGAGGCGATGGATGCCTTTGTGAATCCCAACAAACAGTCGGCTCCCGCCCAACCTCAGCAGGATGAAGAGATTGACTACGGTGAAAACGAACAGACTTTCTTCGATGATGAACCCATGGATGCCCCTGAATCCCAAGAAGAGCAACCTTCGAAGGGATACACTTCCATAGATGAGGAAAAGTCTGATCTTATCAATAAACTTGGGCGTCTCGAGAAGAAGGGGTTCGCTGTGAACAAGAGACTCAACGCCTATTCCAACATAGATGAGCTTAGATCCGAGGTGAAGCGTATCACCTATAGCATAGATGTAGAACAGTCGGTCCGTTTTTCTAGGCGAATGTTGATTGCATGTGTGACCGGTCTGGAGTTTCTCAACAAGCGCTATAACCCCTTCGAGATTCAACTTGAGGGTTGGTCTGAGTCTGTGATGGAGAATGTTGACGACTATGATGGTGTCTTTGAAGAGTTGTATGTCAAGTACCGCTCGAAGGTCAGCGTTGCTCCAGAGGTGAAGCTGATCATGATGTTGGGTGGTTCGGCTATGATGTTTCACCTCACGAATAGCATGTTCAAGTCGGTGATGCCCAATATGAACGATGTCATCAAGCAGAACCCCGATCTCGTCAAGAATATGATGTCTGCTGTTCAGAACACGACTAGGAACACTGATGGGCCAGCTGATAATGCCCCAGTAGGTGGCACGAACAATGGTCAATATGAGATGCAGGGCCCTGGTGTAGACATTTCGAGCCTTATGGGTGGCATCATGATGCCTCCTCCCCCACCAATGAACACGACTATGTCCGCTCCTGCCAATGAGAGTGTCGCCGATGAGGATGATGTTTCGGACATCATTTCCATCTCAGGAGATTCCACTGGGGGTGAAGTCAAGGAGGTGAATGTCAGTGGATCCACGAAGACCAAGCGGACTCGTCGAAAAAAGAAGACCGAAATTAATCTCTAAACTTATATAAATGATAGCGTATTGTCCGCTGGAGGATCTGGAACCTCCCGCTCGACAGCAGAAGGCCGTCGAGGAACCTGAGGTTGAAAAGGTTGAACCCCAGGTTGGTCTCGAAGAAACCGAGATGAATTACGTCATCATGGCTTTCATTGCCGGCGTGATTGTTCTCGCCGTCTCTGATTCCATCAGGGCGTAAATGAACTATGTCTACCGCGAGGTACTCCCTCGTAGTAAATTTAGTATGTATAGGTTTTGAGCGTTTCCGAATCACTGTTAAATCGGATCGTTGTCAGACCTCCACCAATGGATGACAAAAGTTCGACATGTATGTCATATGCAAATTCTTGTGTCGATGCCGCACCATCAGCCGGTACAACACTAATTGTGTTCGCCGTCGTTGTCACTGTAGGACTCCATGGATAGGCATTTGTTCCTCCGAATAGGTTTTTCGTACCTATGGCAATATTTTCACCTGATTGGGTTCCATCACTCGTACCTCCATGAAGTTCAAGGATTAAGGTGCTAATATTTGAGACTGTCGAAGTTTCTCGAAGCATCATCACGAGTTTAGCATAGAATGCACTGTTGTTGAATGTTAATGTGATATCCTTAGCTTGACTGGTTGTGAGTGTAAATGCATTCGAATATTTTTTGTCCGCCACACCATCCGAGTTTGTGATGACGCCACCGTTCACATGAAGTTCTGTGTTCGCCGAAGCACCACCAAGACCGATGGCAACCTGGTCACCAAGATCAATTTCACCTTGTACCGTAAGGTTATTCCTCACTGTTAGGTTACTCTGTATTTTTGTTTCTGTTGAACTGGGTTCTATGTACACATTACCCAGAGTATCCCCATAAATATTGGAAACACCACCAGTTGTCTTGAACTCCACGATGGCATTACTCGAGGAGTCCTCCACCCGCGCCACACCATCATACACATGGAACTGAGTCATTGGATTTACCGTTCCGATACCCACATTACTCGTGTGAACAATATGAAGTCCGTCAGCCTCGACACTGTTATCGGTCGCACCAATCGTTATACCCGAAGTTGTATGTGTTGAATTCCTAAAACCTCTCACATAACCACCGTAGTTATCGGTTGTGTAGAGGAGTATACCAGTCTTCTTGTTTGTTCCAGGACTCTCAAGTTTGAGCATATCAAGGTCAGTCGTTATGGGGTCATAAAGGTGAATGTTAGAGGCTGGAGACTCTGTACCTATACCAAGACGCCCCGCACCATCGAAGCGAGCAAACTCTACTTCCGGATCCGAACCAACTTTGTGTGTAAATGTGATGGGACGTTTGGTACTACCATCGGAAATGCTACGAATAATATTGACAGATGGGGAATCTGATGTCGTCAAGAATGCTAGACCTGTAATGATGAACGAACCACCGGAGGCGAATTCGATGTCACCATTAACTTTGAGCTTTGTCGCTGCACTACTGACAGTTGCATCACTACCACCAACAACAACAACACCACTCGGAGCAATAGTCATTGCGAGGTTCGTATTCACCGAATCATCAGGATCGACGACAACATTTGAGGATGTGTAGGTTTTGAAAAGATGTTGTGGTGCAAGGTAGTAGATACGATCAGGACCTTCTTGTGCGTCACCACCACCATCGTTACCCTTAAAAATGAGAAGTTCAGTCTTTTTGAAAGATGGGTCATACACCCGTTCCTGTAAGTAACAGTTACCAAAGATGTCATTTTCTAAACCACCAAAGGTTATTTTTTCACCAACGACGACATTACCATTAACTTCTAATTTTTCACGTGGTGCATCCGTACCTAGACCAACATTTCGTGCTGTACCACTTATATACAAGGCTGTTGACACCGCATCAGAAACCTTCTCATAATTCTCAGTAATCCTAAAATCACTAGATCCAGAGGCACCAACTGACCAACCTGTCAAAGCAGTATCATTATCACTTTGAATGTACGATGTAAAGGCATTACCTTCTACAAGATTGGTCTGCATCGCTACAATGGCATCTCCAGATGGCGCTTCGTGGTTGTGTACAATTAAGCCATTTTCAGTTGGATTAGCAACACCGGTGCAAAAAACTTCGAGATGTGCCGAAGGTTGTGTGGTACCGATACCAACACGGCTATCGGCGCGTATGGTTAAAACCTCGGTTTCATCGGTATACCGGTCGTCGGCTAAAAATATATCAAGTTTTGACTTAGATTTCCCCACAGTGTTATCATATTTACCCATTTTGAAAATCGCTCTCACACCATCTCGATCAGAGTTACCTTCGCGAGAGAGTTGCATAATATCTACGATGTCTAGTGTCGCACCGGCGATTGCTTGTGTGTTGGATACAACGAGTGGTACTCCCGCAGTATCATAGCTATTATCATATTGGATTGGATCATTTATGAAAACCGTACCACCAGAAGTATGGAAACGACCTTGGGGTGTCGCTGTGCCCACACCAACATTACTGGACTCGAGAATGGTCATCTTCGCCGATCCCATAACATTTGAGGTACTCGTGTAAAAGTTGAGACCCTTCCCACTTTTGACGATATTCTCCACTTTATTCTCACCCGTAACAGGATTGGAATAGATGCGCATCGATGTATTTCCCTCAATTCCATTCCAGGTGTTTCCGTACACTGTGGCATTACTCCCCAACACATGAACATTTCCAGAGACGGTGAGTGTCTCGGTCGGCGAGCTCGTCGCTATACCAATCTTTCCGTTAGATTCGATACGCACACGTTCCGTGTTTTTGGTTTTAAACCGAATGTTTTGGTTAGAACTCGAAGTACTCGCACCATAAACTTCAATAGAGCTCACATTCGAAGCAGTTGGACCGGATTTAAGAGTGAGTACATTTGAGGTACTGTCTCCACCATATCTATCTGCATGAACTGTGACACTCGACGCCGATGAAACGACATCTGTCACAAGATTTGTCGTTGCGACATTTCCTAAAACTGTGAGGACATTCTCTGCATCTATGTTTGCAAAAATACTGGCACCTATCGAGAGTGTATCTTTTGGAACTAAATTCGATATACCCGATGGCGCTGTACCCACTGTTCGTATGGCATTCATTTGAACATTACTGCTAATGACAACCGGAGCCTCCGCCCCCGGACTCATCGTAAGTAAACTACCGACTTGCATACCCCCAGGACCCACAAGAAGACGTTGTGTGAAAAGATTGCCACTCGAATGGAAAACATTTGATCCAGTATCTTCGAGGTAAACATTCGATCCCACATCGACTGTGTGGATGGGATTTGTATTCGAAAGACCAACATTTCCATCGGTATACATTTGACCAAAGACGTGGAGATTTATGGTGTTAGAGTCAAAGGTTATTGTTTTATCCTCTGGTCCAATAAAGGATCGTGTCAACACAAATTCATTCTCAGACATGTCGTAGCCGAAGACAAGATTCGCTTCATCGGTATCTTCACTCATAATGAGCGCTGTATCGAACGTACCCGCACCATTATTTTTACCCATAAGAATCACTGGATCTTCGACGACAAGGTTCTGCACAGTTTGATAGGTGGTCGTTTCCGAAATGAAGACGTTTCCAAAAACATTCATATCACCATGTAAAATGAAACGCCCATTGTCTACGACAACATTTCCATTCTGAAACACTGCGACGTTCGATCCCACGTTTGTAGATGTTCCAACTGTAAGTTTCGTATCCACATTTACATTCGTAGCCACCATATCACCACTCAATGTCAAGACATTAGACCCAATACTATCCACCTTAAATTTCTCGTTAGTGGTTTGTAAGATATTTGAGGCAATCACATTCGTTGTAGCTAAATTACCCCGAACAGTCATTAGGTTTGTAGCATTTCTGTTAATTACGACATTGCTTGTACCAACCTGAAAATCGTTCACAGGAATTGCACCTACACCAATCTGAGAAGAAGTCATACGAACGACATTACTGAGCCCAGTCACCTTGAAATCTGTCTCATTTGCTGTGATCTTCCCGGGTACAGTGAGAATCTTAGTTTCAATACTATTCGAAGCGGTAAGATCATCGACCTCAATTTCCGAAGTGATGATACTTCTGACAGATGTCAAGACATCTTGCTCTACTGGGTCTGCATCAAGACTCGACACAAAAATTTGGTCGAAACGAACTGTTCTACCCATATACTTTAGTTACCGAATAAAATTCCAGCTAAACCATCCTTGATCCTGAGAACATTGTAGTTCACGGCGTATATAAAAATGGGTTGGTTTTCTGGTCGATTGAGACCCTTCTCTACACCACGCAAAATCAATTTTGCGTTATCGAGACGACTGAAGTTACAGGTTCCCGACGGGTTATACTCCGATGCATTCAAGCAGAAGTGGTATCCGAAATATCGTGTATAGAGAAGTACTTCAGTTTCAGGAACATACTCACTCGTGCCATAGGAAGACTTGAAATAGTTCTGGACAGTGTGGAAATACAAGGGGGACATATTCTCGAGTAGAGGTGTACCATTGATTTGAATATCAGCGTTTAAGAATGTAAAACGGTCATTTGCGAAATCGTCACTGAGAGCACCGAAACCCCAGAACAAGGACTTGACTGGGTGATTAAAGCTCGAAATGTCTATGACGTTGTATCCACCACCTTGAGTGTTATCTATTACAGTCGTGAGTTCAGTTTCAATCTTTTGTGTTTGTGTGATGATAAAATCTATACTCCGTTTCGTGAGTGATTCGCGCTCATCCTTATCCAGGTAAATATAGTTTCCGTAAACCTTAGCCTGTTTATCAACTTCCTGTATAGTTGCGTTGTTTGCTTCATCGAAATTAATCCTCAATTCAACTTGATGATTTTGAAGGGCGACGAGGGGTAGGAACGCCTTGTGATCACAGAAAAAGAAATGAAGAGGCACAAAGGCTCTGTTTGCAGTTGAAGTTTTATTATTGAGTTCCTGAGACTTGTTCCAAGTATCCGCCATATAGTTTGCCCAGATATCACTGTAGTAATCGTAATGCTGCGAATCAACCTTTTGGCCACCGATAAAGAGATCTATGGTGGAGTTGTAAAAAAGGTTCGAAGATATATTAGCTTCTCTACTCGACGCTTCAAACCACAATCCATTAATGACATCACCCAAAACTGGAATAGTTATAGAAGTGTCCGTGGAACTGATGGTCTTGATAAACTTGGGAGCTTGTGAAAAGTTTGTGTGTCGAGCAAACTTCATGCGAAAGAAAGAATGTCCTTCTTCACTCGTGAGATACACATCTTGAACACCCTTCGACACAAGTTGTATTAATGCACCAGACATTTAATAGTTGTTCAGATTTAAAAACAGGCATTTTCCCTGAGGGAAGTCACTCTTCTTTTCTTCCACAGCCTTACCGTGGATCTTGAATCCACCTTGACGATACACTTTCATTCTCTTATAGTACATCGCCGTAAACACCGACCATGGATCGTGGACATCATAAATGTGTGGGTCGTTTTTCTTACCTTTCGTTTCTCTCATGATGCGTCCAATACTTTGAGTGATGTCAGACTTTGGACTCGCGAGGATTACTGTATCAAGGGTTGGAATATCAAGGCCTTCATGGGCTTGGCTGAAGGTGGCGAAGATGATTTTCTTCTTGGACGATTCTTGGAGAGCAGCCTCCTTCATGCCACCCATGTAAAGACCAGATGTCTTAGGGAAACACTGGTGTAGAAGTTCACAATGTTGACGACGATCACTGAGGACGAGGAGTTGCCTTGTTCCAGCTGAAGCTTTTTTCACCAATTCCACCAACATCTTATTTCTCTGACGATCCTCGACAAGTTCTGTGATCATGTTAGGCATCGAAATCTTTCCATTTCTCATGGAGGGTGGTGGGTTCCTGTAGTTTGGTGAATCAAAAGTCACTGGGAACACTTCAACTTGCTCCTGATTCTTCCTTTCTACGGCAAAGAACGTGGGTCCCATAAACCAGTGTAGGACCTTTGTGAGTCCATCCTTCCTTTCTGGGGTTGCGGAGAGTCCGTAGATGTGTCGAGGACAGAGTTTGAAGAGACTTTGACTAAACACTTTGGCACATATATGATGGGCTTCATCGACAATTAGAGTTCCGACACTCTCAAAGTCTGTGAAACTGTACTCCTTTAGGGAAAGGGATTGAAGCATCGCAATGACAAAGTCGCAATTGACTTCTTTCTTATTTTGTTGAACAACCCCAATCGTAGCACCTGGACAAAACTGTTGAATACGTTCACGCCACTGATCTGCCAGGAATTGTTTGTGCACAACAATCATCGTTCTGTACCCCAGTTTACAAGCTATTGCCAAGGATACCGTCGTCTTCCCGAAGCCACATGGTAGAGAAAGGATGCCGTGACCTGCTTTAATTGCAGCTGCCAATGCTTCGTTTTGGTGTGTGGCATCTCTGAGTTGTCCCGCGAACTTTGCTTTGAAACGGGTGGGTTCAGGTCGTTTGTCATATTTGGGTTCTCCAAGCTTAGCACTTCCATAGAATCTGGGAACGCACACTCCATTCTTTGTTGGTCTAAAAACTTTGAAAGGCGGTGGAGGAAATCCAAAGTCCCCATTGACTTGGGCTCTTACCGTAAGTTCCTTTTTAATTTCTTGGAGTGGACCCTCACTCACTAGACATCCAGTTCTGGTTAGGGTAGTCATACTTAAATAACGTGTACAAACTTTAATTGGCTGAGTATCCACGAGAATCCGGAATAATTTTCAACATTCCAAACTCCCTTGAAGTCAACCTCAATCTCAACTTCATCTCCTTTCACGAGAGATTGTATGGGTCGACCTTTGACCTCACACATGACTCGCCTATAACGAAACGGAACTTTCACGGTGAGGACATTACCATCAAGAGGGTTGTCGACATTTTGATTCTTGACAAGATACTGCTTCAATGTATGCATTCGTTCTATAATTTCCGAGACTTTGGCAGGAATTATAAAACGGATATACTTTTTACTATTGAAATCATACATGGGTTCATGGACAGTGGCCACAAACTTCATTGATTCCTATTACGATAGACTAAGACTAAAACTATAAGTAATACGATGGTGATCAATATCACCTGGGAGAGGAGTATAGGTCGAAGAGGCTCCCGTGTTCCAAAACACTCATGACTGAGACGTCTGGAAACCTCTGTCGCCGCCTCGATACTCGAGTAAGGTGTGTGTCGAGGAGACATCATACCACACATAGCCACTTTGGAACACTTTCCGAAAAAGGGGAGTTGTCCGTCTAGACTGAGAACACCCGAGGATTGGGAAAACTCCCACTTTTCTCCACTCCACTCGGCACCCCAACCTATGCGTACTTCTTTGGGTTCGGGAACACCAAGCTGCTTTACAACTTCAGCCTTCAATGTTTCGGGGTCAGTCGCAAGAATCTCTTCGGTAAGATGGCAGATGACACAGGAAATTGTTTTCGTTCCGTACAAGAGTTTGGGTTGGAGATTCCAAGGAGTAGTCGCAGCGACTTCGAGATCTGATTTGAGTTTTGGAACTTTGTCGTAATCCAAAAGAACATTAATCGCTCCATAGGTACTGTCTCGCACGTTCTTAACCAGATCAGACCCCCAGTTGTCTCCCATGAACTTGAATGCCGGGCTATTGTCGAGACAAAGGAAAAGCATACCATCGTCGATCGTAATTCCATTAGAAAAGGATGCTCTGAAACTATCTTCACCATACTCAACCTCATTCAACTCTGTACCAAAAACAAAGTTCACACCTATGTTGAGGAGTGCTTCTTCCATCGCATCACACATGACTTTACCAGAAACCCGCTGCGTACAGGGTTGTGAGAGAGCCACATGATTCAAGTTTTGTACAAATTCATAGGCAGTCATGACATCCCAAGTGACACCGTCCATAATGAGTGGGAGGTGTTCGATGCAAGCTTGACCACTTTCTGTTAGGGTTCCAACGGCATCTTTGATTGAAACAGTTTTGTACTTCTTTGGCTGCGCGAGTACTCTTGAAAAAAGTGACACGAGTGTACCATAGTCTTTTACTTTCAGAGAACGGAGTACATAGTTCACGTGTTCACCATTGTCTTTAGCTCGAAACATTTCATCCCATGAAATACCCATCTCTCTGAAGAGTGATTGTGTGTTGATGAACGCTCGATCGAAAACAATCCGATGCGCGTGAAGATCTCGAACCTCTGTATCAGGTTCCCACCAGGAACCACCCGCTGACACTTTTCGATCATAGATGGTAACATCGTGTTCCCCTGTTCTACAAATTTCCCACGCGAGGGACATACCCGTTGGACCGGCGCCAACTATATGAATCTTCATTCTACTTTTACCTGACAAATTAAATCAGACCGGTCTTTTTACGCTCTTCGGGAGTTTTGAAAGCATAGATGACAGCTAGGAAAATCACAGTCGACAAGAGTGCGTACTCGATATCCTTGGTCGCACTGAACGCGATAAGCATGAGAGATACGAACCTGAATGTTTTGTTGTCGAATAACGCCTTGAGCCTCTTAGGAATTTCAATCGCATTACCAGAGAATAGACCTTGGTAAAGGATGATCAAGGAAAAAAAGACAGGTTGGGAGTTCACGAACAATTCTGCTGGTCTAGTCACGGGTGAAAATGCGTTTGAAATTTTTACCATTTATATAACTTAAGAAAATAAAAACCTCCACAAGTAATAGAATGTTATGTGTTGCTCAACATGTACCAGTCAAAGTTCCAAATAGAAAACTGAAAACATGGAAGTTTGCTGGTAAGTTTCTATGGAAGAACGCCACTGTACAAAATAAATCTGAACTTGGTCGCTGGACAAAAGGGGAACTCCTCGAACTTGGACCAACATTTGTAAAATTAGGTCAAATCGCTTCGACGAGAGGGGATCTCTATCCACCAGAATTTACAAAAGAGTTGGAATCATTGCAAGATGACGTCCCTCCCGTGGAAATCGATACCTGTGTAGATTACGATATTTTCAAAGAATTTGATCCAGTACCTTTTAAGTCCGCGAGTATTGGGCAAGTACATATGGCTGTACTTCAAAATGGTAAAAAAGTTGTTGTAAAATTAAAACGCCCAGGAATCTTGGACATAATGAAGGAGGATACCGATACCATACGCAATATCGTACACTTTTTGGAGCGCATTGGTATCGATACAGGGAATAGTTCTGGTTATGTACTCGATGAATCTATTCAGTATCTCTTGGGTGAGGCAGACTATCAACAAGAAATTGACAATGCTGTCAAGTTTAGAAAGAGTATGAAAGATGTCGAATGGGTGAAAGTTCCCAAGATTTACAAAAAGTATTCGAATGACGACATGATTGTCATGGAGTATGTTCCATCGACAAAGTTGACGGAGATCACAGACAAAAAAGTGAACAAAAAGAAAGTTTGTGAAGCACTCATTAATTCGTACGTCATTCAAACTATGGAGAACGGTCTCTTTCATGCTGATCCACATCCAGGGAACTTGGGATTTTCATCTAGGGGTAAACTTGTATTTTATGACTTTGGTCTACTTGTAACATTATCAGAAGAATTGAGAAATGGGTTTAAGAGTCTTTTCGGGTCGATCATCACACGCGATACAGCAGGCATCGTGGATACACTCATCAAGTTGGGTGTCATTGTACCAACAACCTCAGATGTATCTGACATCGAGATGTTTTTTGAAACTATCTTGGGATACCTGGAAACCTTGGATGGCTCGGGTATCATGAATGATGAGCTCGCTGTTCAACTGGCTGAAGAAAAACCCTTTGTTGTACCAACAAGTTTTGTATATCTAGCAAAGTCCTTCTCCATTATAGAAGGTATCTGTCTTCAATTGGATCCAGATTTCAACTATTTCACCTACCTAGAACCAATGATTCAGCAACAATTTGTAGATTCCATCGATGTGAGTGAAATGTTAATGAAGACGACGGAGATTCCATCTAAAATTGGAAAGATAAGTACAACTGTTCTGGGTTTGGAAAAATCCAGAGCAGCTATGAAGAGATCTATGATGAAGACGAGAAGGGAACTTCGCACTGTGCAGTATAGCGTAGCTTGTGCAGTCCTTGCACAAAGTTTCAATGACACACCACTGGCACTCGTCTTTGTTTTATGCACGATGTGGTTTACTTTTCGTAAAAATCGATAGACTTTTTACCGACTTTCTTGACTGGCTTAGCCTTTTCAAAAAGTTTCTTGTGCTCCTGGAAAACCTCTTTCACGCGTTCAGTTTCGTCCTTGGCAATATCAGTGAGTTTATCCTTGATCCTGTCAACGTCACCCTGGCGCTGCTTCTGAACCTTCTTACCAAGTTTCTTGAAACCGTTGTTTTTCTTTTTGTTGTTCGCGGCGAATACTGTGAATGTGTTTGTAATGGCAAGCATTTTACTTTGTATTGACATTTATTTTTAAGCGTTTCAACTTCTCCTGAAACTCACGACGCTCACCGGGGGACTCAATCTCCTTCCCAGTGGCTAACGCCTCAATCTCGGGACCCGTGAGCTGCATCGCATTGACCCTGAAGTCCACGAACGCCTCCATTGTGACGGGAACGAGAGGCTTCACCAAGTCAAAGATGGCCGTGGCATAATCTCGAATTTCCTGTTGGGCGTGGGCATCCATACGGAGGTGGAGGTAGTGGAGGAGGTTGTGTAAGTTAATTTTCCAGTAAAATTCGGTATAGGTCGATTGAGGGAGGGTACCACGAGCTTGTTCGCGACAGGTGCCATTCTCCAGGAGTTCCTCGTAGACATCAAAAGAGTTACTCAGCTGGTCAGCCACTTTTTTGTCTAGGTCGCCATTGAGTTCCACCACACCCTCGGAACCTTGATGATTCACCTGGGACTGACCACGGTACGTATCAGGTTCGTAGTACTCCTTGGGAACCACCGAGTACCGAGCAGACAACTCATTCACACTGGCGGTGCGGTGCCGAAGGTGTTGTCGGGCGATGTAGATGGGCATTTTGATGTGAAATTTAAAGTCGACCATTTCAAAAGGGGTTGTGTGCCAGTGACGTAGGAGGTAACGGATGAGACCACGGTCTCCACGAGAGGTTTTGGTGCCGTCACCATAGGAGACGCGCGCTGATTGGACGATGGACGAATCCAGATCTTTTTGAGGCATGTGATCCACGAGTCTGACGAATCCATGGTCGAGGACTTTTTGCATTATACATATCTATGTGTTCAAATCTTTAATAGAGACACTCGTCATCTAGTGGTACCTCTCCACAAAAATCATAGAGCTTATACAGCTTTTCTTGAGTCTTTTCGATTTCAGCCTTCGTCTCATTCATGGCATCCATGGCTTCATCCACAAGTTCCAGGAATGTATCAAGTTCGTCAAGGGCCACACGATGAGTGTTCCTGTTAGGCTTTCTCGTATGAAACGCAGACTTGAGACGCTTGTTACTTTTGATAACCTTGTCGATGTGGGGCTTGTTCACGGCGGACATGCGGATGGAGAGAGACATTTTTCTACTTTAGTTCTTTCACGAATTCACTTAGGTCTCGGTAGTACCTCTTGAGGTCTTTCATAAATCTCTTGTTATTTTCGAGGCATTCACATTCAGGTTTGTTTAAATAAATCCATGCCAGGTTCGATTTGGAATACTTTGTCATCTTTTGATTTTCATTGGGGCGACGAGGGACCAATTTTGTGGTCTTCTTCTTTTTGGAAGCCGGTAGAACCTCAACCCTATTGACAAAGGAGAGAGCCTGCATGACAGTATCTGCGAGATCATCCTTCTTCTTCGACTTGAGGAATGTATCGAGCCAGTGTGCATTCGTGGGACCCGAACGAATAAACTCTTCACACCTTTGGATGGCAACCTTCTTTCTCTTGTTGTACTGTGCTTTCCCTGGGCCTGCAACATCGGGGATCTTGTGGCGAGCATCATAGAGAATCGTTTCAGCTTTGGGACACCTAATAATAAAGTACGCATGGAGGAAGTGCATCACAGAAACCATCTTCTTGTTTCTTTCAGGTTGCTTCTCGATAAGGATGGTATCGGCGGTGAGCACCCAAGGTCTCTCATCAAGGTGGTTGCGGAGGGACACATAGACACCGTCCGCATGTTGTGGTGGAATACCATCGACATCCCAATGTCTCACAATGTTTCCAGCTTTATCATCAAGAAGACAAAGGGCCAAATTCTTTGTACCAACGTCGATACTTAAAATCATTGGTATAAAGGATTAATATTTCTTTAAATTAGGATGAAGTGTATAGCACATCGGGGATATTCGATCAAGTACAGGGATAACAGTATTGAAGCGATTCGTCAGGCAATCCATCTGGACTATGATGGTGTTGAGATTGATGTACAACTCTGTGCGACGGGTGAACTTGTGCTACACCACGACGTGTATCTCGGTGATCATTTTGTTTCTGATATGACATTGGAAGAACTCGAGGGACTTGGTGTATGTTCACTTCAACAGGTCTATGAGAAGATTCCGGAAATACGGAAGACACTGGTATTAATCGATATCAAAGGGGATGATCTCGGAGTTGTGAGAGCACTTGAGATATTTTACCAGACGGAATCAACTACCCATGTTTTCTTTTGTAGTTTCAATCGAAAGATACTTTACAACTTACCACGAAGATTTAATAAGGGTTCAACTTTCGAGACAACTTTCCACGAAAGTGAATACGAAAGGGTCACCCAAGATCTTCAGGCAGTAGTGCTTCATTGGACATGTCTTGATCACGACTTCATAAGGTACTGCAATATGAAGGAAATCAAAGTATACACCTATACACACAAAGAAGACAAGGAGTTGGAGTATATGTATAGGTATGGAGTGGACGGGATAATTACGAATGGATTTTAATCCGAGAAACTCAGGGTTACTCTCGGTTCATGTACGATTGGGTCGTGATACACACCGGCTGGAATGAATAGACTATCACCAGGTGATAACATACAAATTTTACCATTATCAAACCTGTACGCCATTTTTCCTATACTCTGTACGATTAGTACATCATCTTCATCATTGTGTCTACCGAAAGTTTCTGCACTATCGGAAAATGAAATGTATATGTGCATTTCCTCTAGACCAACTTCTTGGTAGGCGGGCTTGAGTGTTCCTGGAAGATAGTCGTTATGACAAACGAATGAATACCTATTTCCGTTAATCATCAATCCAGAATCTCGTCTGATTTCATTTGAAACTTTTAGTTTGACATCCTTCCAAGAAACACTTTTGACTGTATCGTAATTATTTCTCGTGTAGACGACTTGTTTATTATCGACCGTTTCAAAAATAACCTCTTTATGATACATTTATTGTAGTACTAGTTTAATCTATAAGTCAACGTCCCTTACCCGCACTCTTCACCGCATTTTGACCGGCGGGGGACATAGCGAACGCCCCAGCTGCGATCACCATAATACACGAGACAACAGCTGATGCGATCGAAGGTGCGGAACCAGCACTGAAGACATTACCAACACCCTTTCCGACACCTTCAGCCGCGGTGCCAACGCCCTCACCAGCACCCTTGGCAGCGGTGCCAACACCTTCACCTATACCTTTCGCACCTTTTGCAACAGCTCCACCAATACCCGTTTGCTCCTGCTCCTGCTTAGACGCAATATCCTGCTTGAGTTGCTGGACCGTTTTGTTTTCAGCAATTGTTTCATTGATTTTGGAGGCAACCTGCTCAGATACAAACTTAATCTGTACATCCTGATCAATTTCACCACATTCCGCGTCACACGCGTCTGCAGTGCTTGCCATAAAGTCCTTGAACGATAATTTACCCTCTTCCATTAATTTTTCCGCTATTTTAAGACCAGGTCCCTTACCACAAGGGTCTACAATTAAGTTCTGAACTTTAAGTTTCTGACCAACAGCAATCTCGCTGGCGAGTTTATTGATAGTTTCATTTGTGATATTTTTCTTCAAATCATTTGTGACACTAGTTTTAACGTTTGTTTTCATTTTAGATTCATTTCCACCACCAATTCCCAGGAAACCAGACGCCTGCTTAAGTTCTTCATCCAGTTTACTATCCAAAACATTCATGATATTATCAACCAGTTTGGCAGCATCTTTACCTTCGAATTTAGCCATAACCTTCACATCGAGGTTTGCGATTTGATTCATATTGGCGTTTTTACATATGAATGTAGCACCGTTAATGTCGATATTCTGTTTGGAAATGATCCGCGACGAAGAAACGTTTTCAGTTCGGTTCAGGACATTGAATGTTGTGCTGTTTACAACTATGTTTTCAATAGTAGTCTCCTTACTGGATTTATTTTTACCAAAAAGACCGAGTACCATTTGTTATTCCCTGAGAAAAAAAAATATACAGTAAATTATAATGAAGACCAGTAACCTCAATCGGAATATTTTAATCGTCGCTGTCATCCTCGTATGTGTGTGGATGGTTATGAAATATATGCAGGGTCGTAAACTCAGGGAAAATTATGAAATGAGTAAAGAGAATTTACTCGCCTATGTTGAAAAAGAAAAGTTGGATGGTATCCAAGTGATGATCCGATCACAACAACTCACGGATGATGAAGATTTTATTCGGGCTGCCTATACTCTAGCGAAAACAGGTAAACGGGCTGAGCTCGTGGAACTTGTCAAGACTCTCTAATTATTTTCCACTTCTATACTATAATGAATAACTATCTTATCATAGTTCTAGCGATCCTGATTGTCCTTGTGGGTATGAAGCGTGTCGAGGGTATGAAGGAGCAGGAAAAAAAGAAAAAGATTGAGTCTATCAAAAAGTTTCTTATTTAAAATGTCAGTTACATATAAATCATGAAGCGATTCCCACTTTTTTTAGCTGTAGTCGCACTCGTCATATGGGTGTATTTTAACAATCGTCAGGAGAAGGTTGAGTTCTACTCCACTGAAGATGTGGATAAACTAGTAAAATATATAGAGCGTGATGGTGACATTGAACCAGACTATGTAAAAACCAAACTTGAAGAATTCTCGAACGATAAAGAATTTATTTTGATCGCATACAATTTAGCAAAAGCTGAAAATAGAGTCGAACTTAGTGATTTAATATATTCATTCCTCTTAAACGAGACCCCTGCATGATATCTACGTACGACATATCTCCAAAATCATTTTCATACTACAAGTAGATGAAACTGGATGTTTGGGGATTCCCCGTATTTAAATATTCATTTGAAAATCAGGATAAAGCACTAGAAGAAGTATTGAAGACGATAGAACTGATAAAACCGGTAGACACTTCCGATGAATGGAATGCGACATCCATGACTTCAACCCCCGAAGAACGGAATATGTACGTAGAAGAAGAGATAAATAAATGTATTGAAAAGTTTTCAAAAGATTTGAATATTCCGAGTGAAATGTTGACACTAAATGAATGTGGCAACAACAATTGTAATCACACTATGTCTAAGGCATATTGGCTAAACATCTATAAACCAGGACAGGGTCAGGATGTACACTGTCATACAAATCTAGATGATGACCATAGACTATCAAATTCCCAAGTTATGTTCAGTTTTACATACTTCGCAAAGTATGATCCTGAAAAAGACGCCAAGTTTGTATTTGTAAATCCCTCACTCGCCCCCGATATATTTCGTGATTTGGTGGAAATGGTACCAGAGTTTCGCCCAGCTTTTATACCAGAAGTTCAACAGGGGGATATCATCATATTTCCCTGTTTCATGATGCACTACGTCGATATACAGACTTCAGAAGACCAAAGAATAACAGTTTCGGGAAATTTCCATAAAAAAATTGAAAATGTGTGTAAATGTGATACGATATTTGGGTAAATATCTACAGGACAACTGATTAAAAAATCTACATAAATAGTAATGGGTTATACTGTATTTTATGGTGGTCACAATCCAAAAAAACTAAATGACCGGGGCTCGTGGAATGGTTGTGGTACAGATTATCAAACTGATAACAACGTTGAAAGGACAAGTAGTGGCTTCCGACGCAGGCGAAGATTCTGGTGTGTTAACCCCACAAGTTCAAAGATTGGGTGGAAATCTGATGGTACAGGGGGGCAGGCGTGCTCGGGATTAGGATCAGTGTCTGGACTCGGTGGGGGAGAAAGTGGTTTCTCGGGTAAAGACCAACATTTCCCTGGTAAGTTCGCGGGGTACAAGTGTGCCGTGGTTACCCCGAGAAAGTGTGCGGAGATGGGTACCAGAACAATTAGATTTTTTGGTCGTACGATAAAGAAGCCATACTGTAAAAAATATGGTCCCAGTGATATGGGCGCTAAATTAAAAACCTGGTCGGGTGATTCTAAGATGACCACAGCTGGTGCTAAGGACAATGATGGTAAATTCAAAAGTCTTTATGATCAAATTGTTTTCGGAATCAAAACACGATACGATACTTCAGATGGTTTTTGCGCGGATGCGAAGAATCTATCGACTGTGGTTCACAAGGATGGACGTACCTGTTATCAAATGTTAAAAGGTGCTGGTCAGCAGGCTTTGGCTGATACAAAAACTAAATCGTACTGTGAAAGTGCAACAGGGCGAATGGATGAAAAGTGTAAGTGTTATAATGTTACGGGTTCAGGGTTTTTAGATAATTGTAGAAAGAATCCAAAATGGCCGGGGTGTAAGGAAATAATTCCGAGAATTTCGGAATTAGAAAAACTATTGAAAGGTTCAAACCTTACAGTAAAAGATATTGGCAATGCTGACTGTATTGTTCCTGATATATGTGGTAACGCTGGTATATACATACCAAGTGGCGGTAAACCAAATTGTTCAAAGAAGATGGAAGTGTGTAACCAAGTTATGAATCAGGACAATGTAAAAGCCTATGGAGACCTGAAAGCCATCCAGTCGTGTAACTTTACTGGTGCAAACTCTTTAGACAATGTACAGAAGAGGAGGGACGCTGAGAAGGCTGCGGCTGCTAAGGCAGCTCTGGACGCCAAGAAGAAGGCTGATGCCAAGAAGGCTGCGGAGGACAAGAAGAAAGCTGCACCTGCACCCGCACCCACCCCCTCTGGATCTCCCACTCCTGTGGCTGCACCCGCACCCACCCCTTCCGGATCTCCCACTCCTGTGGCTGCACCCGCAGATGCTCCTGCTGTTGGGGTTATGCCTAAACAAACACAGATTGGTCTGGCTGTCGGTGGAGTTGTCGTTTTATGTTGTTGCTTATTACTTATGATGATGATGATGGGTGGAGGTGGCCGCCGAAGACGGTAATTAAAATGTGGAGTTAAACTATAATGAAGAATAGAACTGGAACTATCCTCGTAGCGGTAGCTGTACTCGTCGCTCTCATCCTACTCTTCAGGATGCGAGAATCTTATGAAGGTGATGTGGGTCCTTCCGCTGGCCCCACTCCCGAAGAGGAAGTTGAAGAAAATCTTGAAGTGAAGAAGATGATTGAGGAGAGGGGTATTACTCAAGAGGATGTAGATGCTTTAATGAGTATAATTTGAAAGGCTTAAAGACTTAGACATTTTTTTAAAGTATGTGGTGTTGGTGGTGTTGTCATGATTTTGAGGGGACACCCCTACAGATGCCATTTAAACATGACGAAAGACGAAACACATTTCATACAACTGGTAACTTTTGTTCATGGAGTTGTATGAAATCTTATGCATTAGAAAGATATGGCCTCAGTCGAGGTGGTCTCATATGTGGAAACATTGTGATGATGCGAAAGAAGATGTTCAATCAAATTGGGTCCATAAAACCTGCTCCTCATAGATTTAGTCTCAAAGAGTTTGGTGGGGACTTGACGATAGAAGACTTTAGGAAAAACAATACGATCGATGTTGAAAAACCAAAGGAGATACCCACACAACCCGCTGTTGATAAACTAATACCCATTATTTCAAACACAAAGAAGATGGATGAAATAAAGAATTCGACTTCGAATAACAACGCACTAAAACTCAAGCGAACAAAGCCACTCAAGAGATCACACAATAATCTAGAATCTGCACTAGGTTTGATTATTACACCCAAAACCTAACATTCTCTTCTGTTTAGCGGTTGGTATGGAAGGTGGAAGATATTCCGATTTTTTACTATGAACCCACTGTGTGCCATCGTGGGCCGCCCAACATATATTAAACCTCTCCATAGCTTTTCTGCATAGGACACATGGCAACGACACCGCATCACCGTGAATATTTTTGCGTTCGATTACCAATTCACCATGTTTCCTATGGAGCCACTCTGTAAATTGATGAGGTTTGTAACCCTTTTTCATACATTCTCGGTAAAGGCGGCGTATGAGTTGTCTCTCTGCACACATGTGATTATTACTGATGACGACTGGTCCTTTGGACATGTAGCTCGTCACCTGACAATACTTCATGGGTGGCAGTTCATGCACATTGGACCGTCGTATACAAAATCACACCTTGTACACTCACTTAGGATGTTAATTTTTCTTTTTGGGGTAAGTCCTTTGGCGAATTTTTCAAGTTCCTTTACTGTATAGATTCCGTATCGAATCATAACCTCCAGTGAAGGAAATCGCATTCTACAGTACTGTCGTGTCATATCCTTAAGCGAGACAGGGTAAGCACTTGGCTACAGCTTTATTGGCTTTGAGTAAAGTGGCGAAGCCGTCAATGATTGGGGGGACGAGGGCCTTGAGCATAATTTCAAACTCCGAGTCCTTCTCACCATCATCAATCTGTTCGATGAGGTGGTACAGCACGTTGATGACCAACTTCTTCTTCTGGAGACCGGAGAGTCCCGTGAACTTGGCAGTCTCCATCATGAGTCGAGAGACGATGGGAGGGATATCCTCCTTGGTGAGACCATCGTCAAGATATTCAATCTTGAGTTCTTCAACCGTCTTGATGAGACTTTGAGCGTCAATCTTTCCAGAAAACTTTTGTAAAAGTGCTTCCATTTTATTATGTGTACACATAATAAATGATGGATATAAACGACATTATCGCGAGTATCGCGTTTGGTATAGGATTCGTTCTGATGTATAAAGATCTTGAAGAATCTGATAAGATTGACGTCGAACGAAAGAATATGATACTCTTGGGTCTTTTATCCAGTTTATTATGGTTTGTGCATCAGTATAGAAGATATGGTCTCAACATGACTACCGTTTACACTTCAACAGGTATTGCTGTCCAGCTGTACATCCTGAACAAGATCTCACTTAAGGAAAAGATTCGCAAGTAAATCAGTAATGAGCATTCTCATTTGTTCCAGTGTTAAGCCCACCACTAAGGTTTCACCAACTGTCAAGTCCAAGAAGATCCAGCGTCCACCTGCTGTGACACCTAAGCCTGCTCCCAAGGTTGCTCGCTTCGCCGAGGTCGTGAATGGACGCGCGGCGATGCAAGGGATGCTTTGGGGTTCTATGAATTGGGTGATGTCTGGTGAAAACATTCTTCAGCAGGTTGACGACCCTATGTATGCGGCGGCTGCCACTGGTGTCGTGACGACCCTGGCTGCGGCTTCGCTCATCACGGTCAAGGATTTCACTGATGAGGAGTTCTGGTCGTTCACCCCCGAGGCGGAGTTGAAGAACGGGAGGCTCGCGATGTTGGGATTCACCACTCTGTTGGGGTTGAGTGCCATGTAACTTAAAAATTCAATCATTTTAACCTTTTCTTCCATGGAAAATGTCCCTGCTCTACGCATCACGTAGGCCAAGAACATCATGAGGACGTAGACGTTATAGGCAATGGGCTTCATGCCTTCTTACCCTTGCTCGCGAATAAAAACAGGGAAATGAGCAGCACACATGAGAACGAGGCCACGTTGAGGCCACTATAGACCAACTTGGATTGATCCTTCTTGGCAGCCTTGCAATTGCGAACCCAGTTTAGAGTCGCGGCACTACCGATGAGACCCATGACGGCGTAGATGAATGTGAACGCACCAAGCTTCTTGGATCCCGCAACCTTCGTGATAAACAGAGTGAAAGGAATCGCGAGAGCGATCGCGAGTGTGGCGATAAGCCATTTGTTCAGGTTCTCTTGAACGGTCTTACCCTGTAGTTCATCACACTTCGAGAATGTGTCGATGCCTAGGGAGGCGATGACCATATAGAAGAAACCGAGGAAGAGGATAATACCTATGGTACCCCAGTTGATATCCATGGCCACCTTCTGACCTGCCGTTTTGGCAGCACTTTGATATGCGGCGGTGCCCTGCATGGCAGTACCCGCTCGACCAGCGGCGCCGTACATAGATGTACCCATTTGACCAGCCATTGAACGCATTGCTCCGAAACGAGACATTGTCTTATTATATTACTTAGAGAAAATATTGACTTCTCCTGTATATGAAAATACCAAAGGTTCTCTTTGTGAAGCATTGTCCGAATCTTTCACCAGAACGAAAGGTATTTTTACTCGAACATCTCAAGGAGCGTGTTCCCATAGAGGATATTCGTTGGTTCGAGGATTACAACCATGACCATCCATTTGTTGAATGGTTCAACACAAAATTGAAACTTCCTTATGGTACGAAACTCACGAGTAACCTGATTAAAACACTTTTCATGTTGAAGCAGATGATAGATGAACGCATTGATTCTGCTCTACTTATCGATGATGACGTGGTATTTCACAAAGACTGGATTGAAATTTTCGAGAGTATTCCCAATGAAGTTTCAGCGAATGGTTTCTTAAACATGGGAACATCCCACTTTTTTGATCTCAAACCACAGCAAGGAGCCGTCTACAGATTACCCAACAACGGTGGGTGTGAGGGTGCTTGGTTTTCTTTGGAGTGTGCTTTGAAGTTCATGACAAATCTCAATGTAGAGCAAGCCATAGATATCATCTGGCATGGTTTCATGATGGCACAGGGTAAACCTATTTTGAATGTTCCCATATGTCACCAGACTTCTCAAATTGAAAAGTTTACGACACTTGATCATGATACACGAAAGACTGGTAATTGGGTTGCGTACATACAAAACTATGGGACTCTACCCAAGATAAACTTCAACAATCTTCTCAACGAGTACCAAACATTCTTGGAAAGGAAGAAGAAAGTTGATGAAAAGTTTTTTGAATTGTACGGAAAGAAGGTTGACATCAAGAATGTGAACTATATCGTTGATGACGACCCCGAGTACAAGCTTAACATTATGAATTTTTAGTTGAACACAAAGTGTATGTTACACCTTCCATACGCACCCGCACTATATCCGAAAGTCGAAAGGTCTGTAAGATCTTGGTTACCGGCTGTGATATAGAGTTCTCTACATTTGGTGAGTAAAAACCAATCGAGGTATGCACCATAACGCACTTCTTTGGGTATTCCATGATTTTTTAGAAAGTTGCAATCATAGGTCAACGCGATTTCATGATCGAGAGTGACAATTTTATCTGGAAAGCGTTCCTTGAACATTTTCTTTATTTCCTGACTGTCGCTTGCCAAGAAAAACTTTGCATCGGTTTTTTGAACAACTTCAACAAATTTGTTCAATGCACTATCTTTAGCAAAGTAAGCGGGTTTGATATTTCCATTTTCATCTAGGCCGTGGCATCCAATGTCTGCAGAATCTTTGGAGCATGCGCCACGCCGTATATGTATTCCATGGGTAAGACCATGATCATACTTTTTGATGAGTTCTTCGAGGTCTTTATTAGGTTTTATGATTTGGATGAGATTTGAATGAACAAGGTGATAGTATTGTGGATTTACAATGCACCTAGGTTCAAAACGTTCTTCATTGGGGTCGTCAGTCACTTCAAAACCCGAAAAGATGACACCACGATCAACATCGTTCAGGTTTTTGAACACACGGGGTCTAGGACTTCTATGTACAAGGTCAGATATACATAGAGCGACATTGCCCCAACCCACGGAATCGGGAAGGTAGTATGTCATTATGTGTATACGATTGATCTTTTCTTTAAACACTCAAAAACTTCTTCAAATCTTCTCTAGTCTTCTTTTGTTTCCACCCCAAGCTTTTCAATTTATTGGCACAGATGTAATACCTCTGATCGTTAAATGGGCGATCATCGACGTATCTAATCCATTTATCATAGTCAGTAGTTTCCTTGACGGTTTCGATGATCATTTTTGTCACTTCCATGACAGTGAGTTCATCATCAGATGCGATGTTATAGACTTCACCTGGTGTACCCCCCTTCCAAACAACTTCTACGGCGTCAACAACATCTTCGACATGCATAAATGCTCGCTTAATTGTTGCACATCTAGAACCATGGATGGTACATCTTCTACCCTCTCTCAGAAGTCTCTTGAACTTCGGAATGAGTTTTTCGGGATACTGATTGGGACCATAGACGTTATTACAGCGAATCACTTTGATGTTCATACCAAAGGATTCGATATACGAACGAACAATCATTTCAGCAGCCGCCTTAGATGCTGAATAAGGGTTGGTGGGTCGAAGCACACCCTCCTCTTCTGTGAAAGGAACATCTGTCTTGGATTCGCCATACACTTCATCTGTACTGAAGTGAATAAACTCAACACTGGGAATAAATTGTCGACACGCTTCTATGAGTACGTGTGTCGCGTGTGTATTGTCCATGGTGAATGAAATAGCATTCTCAAACGAGTTATCAACGTGACTCTGAGCTGCGAAATGAAACACGGCGTCAAACTGATATTTTTTGATTAGATCTTCCATAAGATTGGCATCACCCACGTTACCCTTGACAAACGTGGCAACCCCGGGTTCTACATTTTGAACATTTGAACAGTAGTCGAGTTTATCAACATTTACAAAATGGGTGTGAGGATACCTCCCCTTCATGATATTCAGGAAATTGGATGCGATGAAACCACATCCACCAGTGACCATCACATTAGAGTACATTTCCCGTTTAACTTATGGTCGGCAAAATTTTTAAGTAGATTACACACACGATCAACATCGTCGATAGTCATACCATGGTGAGCTCCAAGAAGGAAACCATCTTTCATGATCTTATCAGCGGTTTCAAATTCGCCTAGATATTCCCTGAAGGCTGGATGTCTTGTGATGTTTCCAGCAAAAGTGACGCGTGTCTGAACACCGTTCCTTTCGAGATACTTTAGGAGTTGAAGACGATCTGGGCATTGGAGGGGAATGGCAAGCCAGTTGGGTGCCATCGAGTCGTCGGGAAGTGTGTAATAGGGGCAATCCTTGAGATTGTCCAAATACCTCTCCACGTTCTGACGCCTCTTCTTGAGGAAACCATCCAACTTGTCGAGTTGTACGAGGCCAAAGGCGGCATTCATTTCACAAGCCTTGAGATGGTACCCAGCGACGCCATAGAGAAATTTCCAATCATAGGGAATGCCATCTACCGAGTGATTGAAGCGTTCGCTGGGTTCTTCGATGTTATCACCGATGCGACCCCAATCCCTAAACATGAGAGCCCTCTTGAGATGCTTCTCTTTGTTAAACATAACCATACCACCTACACCACCAGCGGTAATAACATGACTTGCGTAAAAGCTTGTCGTACTGATGTCTGTACAGTCTGTCCGAGTGATGGTGTCGGCAGAATCCTCGAAAAGGATCAAGTTGGGGAAAGCCTCACGAATCGCTTCCCAATCGGGAACATTCCCAATCAGATTGGGGAGGAGGAGGCACTTCGTCTCGGGTGTCACGACTTTCTTGAGATGTTCAACGGTGGGTACATAGGTGGTGAGACCAACATCACAGAACACGGGTTTGAGACCCAGTTGCATGAGAGGGGCGACAGTTGTGGCAAATCCACAAGCGGGGGTGACAACCTCGGAACCTTTAGGGAGATCGAGAGCACAGAGACCGAGGAGAATCGCACTACTTCCAGAGTTTACAAAGAGGCCATGTTTTTTTCCGAAGAGTTTGGTGACCCTCTTCTCAAACTCAACAGTACGATCACCAAAGCCAGCGAGCCAGCCGTCGCGAAGACAATTCTCAACAGCCTTAATTTCCTCTTCACCATACGATTCGAAGCGGTTTGGAGCATACCAGACTTTCTTGGTCATTATGACAATAGTTATGCCAATTTCTTTAAGGCTATAACACTCTCAACATCTATAAACTTCTTGAGTTTAGTTGTGTCGAGACAACACATACCTCGATTCGATTTTTCGGAACTCACAGTGTGTTTTATATTTTCTTTTTGTAAAAGTTCTGACAAAGAAATGACATCATCATTGACAAAGTTCAATATACCAGTGACTTTTTGATCCAAGAGTGGGGGTAATTTAGGGAGAAGAGATGGTAATACCGATACAGTAACCTTCGTATCGTGGATGTTAGATCTCCGAGTCTTTAGTTTTTCCATAAAACACCTATGATCTCCGTCACCCGTGATTGGGTACAAAACTCTCAAATACAAGACATCTTCGATGTATGTACTTCGAATGACATCTTCTAGAACGACCCGAGCTCTCGAATAAAATGTCCCTTTGAATGTCGGTTCATCTTCTTCTGTGAATAGTTTGTTGCCGTTATACACTGCCCCGGAGCCTATTAGGGTGAGGTGTATACCCAGCTCTTTACAGAGGTGTATGAGTTGTAACTGACACGTCACATTCGTAAAAATTGTTTCATCTTTATGAGTTTCACACCAATCGATGGTTGGTTTTCCAGAGATTCCTGCAGCAGATATGATGTTTTTAGGTTTGAGTATTTTGAGATACTTTTTCAATTCATCTATGTTTTCTAATCGGGTATCGAGACCCATACTTTTTGGAATGTGTCTTAGGAGATGTTTACCTATGTATCCATTCGATCCGAGGATGACCGTATCGATTTCTATAAATGTTTTATTGGAGAGATCCTTTTTAGAAATGACCGCGTGTTTGGTTTCTTGTGGCCATTCAATACCCAATATAGGGTCATTCCAGATGTAATTTTTTTCGAGTGTCGGATCATAGGTGTTCCCCAGAAAATATAACACTTCACTCTCTTCGTAGCAAAAGTATCCGTGTGCACAATCAGCTTCGACGAGAAGGGAATCACCAGCCTTGAGAATATACGCATCATATGAACCATCGGGTTGTACCACGACATCAAAGATTTTTCCTCGATTTACAGTGATGAATTTTGGATATGGACTGCAGTGGAGTCCACGAAGAACATTCTTTTTATTAATACTCGAGAAACATTGTTTTATCTCGAATGGTGGTTTGTCCACGTTAAATATGATCTCACCTCTTTCATCTGTGAAAGTTCTCATATGAACATAAGTGTTTAGTCGCTTTTAACCCATTCATTCTTAAAGAATTGTGTTACATTTGTGGCGTTTCCACGGAAAAGTATGGTCCATAGATCACAATTTCCGGAACTTACAATGACATGTTTACATTTGGACATGATCATGAGGACAGCCAATAGATTTTGAGCTCTGTCTTCCGGATTTCCTCTAAACTTGTGATCGACAAGTGTCTTAGTATCGTGTTCCATATGAAAGATTTCGTCTTTACAATAAAACGAGTTGTCCGGAAATGTCTCTTGAGCTTTCTCTATAAAACCAGTTTCATCACTTTGAATGAGGAAACGAATGTTCGGATTTTCCTTCAAGAGTTCTTTAGCTTTCTCAAGCTTATCTTCATAGCTGCAGATCTCAGTTTCCGTCGCTTTATCGAGACCTCTGTGGAAGAGAGTACAGGTATTCTCAAAATCTATGTCGTACTTCTCGATGATTGCATCAATTTTAGTTTGGACAATCTTTGAAGGTGAGAAATACTTTTCAATGAGTGGATTGATCTTCTCAAAGTCGAGATCTTTGTAAAAACTGAACTGCTTCGTATCATGAAAATCCACATCACCCTTGTGTTCGATCACTTGGTCCATTTCATTATAGTGTTTGAAATATTGGAATGTGACATCGGTGTTCAATTCTTTGTACCATCTATATTGAGTGGAGCTGTCAACGTACTTTGGAAGCTTTTTCTCGTTGTTGAAATAATGAACGATTGAACCTAGGCGAACACTACAACAAGAGAAAAATCCGGCGTTATGATTAATCTTGGCAATGTCTGGAGCGAATTGACTCTGTTCCATATAATTTAAAGACTGGGCAACTCTTTAACCCAAATGAAGGTGTGTGTCCTCGGTGCAGGTGGTTTCATTGGTAAGAACTTACTTCGAGATACAGATTGGGTGGGTGTCACTCATCAAGAACTCGATCTCACAGACCCAGGAGCAGTTGAGAAGTACTTCGAACAGTGTGAGTATGATGTAGTCATTCATTGTGCAGTCATTGGTGGGAGTCGTTTGAAACCCGATAATGGGGAAGTGTTTTACAAAAATATCTTAATGTTTGAGAGTGTTGCTCGCGCATTCAAAGGGAGGATACTTTACTTTTCCAGTGGTGCAGCTTTGCGAGGAGATCCACCTACGGATCCGTACGGACTTTCAAAGCGTCTAATCGAACATAGGATAGACACAATTCCAAATGCCCATGTACTCCGTATTTGGGGATGTTACGGTCCCGGAGAACTACCAACGCGGTTCAGCGCTGTGTGTAAGCGTGAAGGGCATGTCGTCATCGATCAAGACAGATATTTTGACTTCATCGACATCGAGGATGTTAAAAAAATGGTTGAAGAGTATGTGTCGTCTAAATGGGAGATGCCAAAGGTGTGTAATCTCGTCTACCCGGAGAAACTTCTGTTGTCTCAATGGGCAGAAAGATTTGGGGCTACTTGGGAGGTGAAAGATCCAAGTAGTTTGGGTGAAAGTTATACATTTAAAGATTAATTGTAATAACTGACTAAGATGCGTGTAGCAATAATAGGGACTGGAAATATAGGCACGGACCTACTTTACAAACTGTTGAAAATCCCTTTCTGTAAAGTGGTCGCCTTTGTTGGGCGTCGAGAATCTACAAAAGAATTACCTGAAGGTGTTTCATATTATTCGACAGGAATTCAGCACTTCAAAGATAATCCTGGTGTGTGTGATATTGTTTTTGATTGTACAGATGCTTCTACCGCTAAAAGTAATGCCGAGGTATTTCTTTCACAGAATATACATGTGATAGACATGACTCCATCTAAAGTTGGTAGAATGTGTGTTCCAAATGTAAACTGTGACTGTTTAGGACATACATTGAATGTTAATATGGTGACGTGTGGTGGACAGGTGTCTATACCACTTTTAAAATACCTATCAGCGAAGTGTAACATTAGATACGCCGAGGTTGTTACTCAGATTTCGTCTGATAGCGCAGGTATGGCTACCCGTATAAATGTTGACAAATACATTCATACGACTGAAAGTGCCATCAAGATGCTCGTAGGTATAGACAAGTGTAAGGTGATTCTTAACGTAAATCCATTCCCTGAAACTGTGATGCAGACAACTTTATTTATTGAAACTCAAGGTGGTAATTTTGAAGATTACGATGAATTCATAAAACAAATGCAAACTTACGTGAATGGATATACACCAGAGGTTAAACCTACATACATCTCTGAAAACGTGTTGATGGTATCTGTGAAGGTATTCGGTTCCGAGGATTATTTATCCAAATACGCGGGAAATTTGGATGTGATTAATTGTGCCGCGATAGAAGTCGCAAAAAAGGTTTTCACTTTGAGGAATAGTCGTACAAAAACTGTAAATGAATATGATAACATTCTCGACATATAAATACTTAAAAGTACTCGTCAATCGTATTCTAGGAGATATGAGTAAAGTTAGTGACGTGATTGTATCTTTCTTACTTGAAAAAGGTATCACTACCGTTTTTGGTATAATTGGATCTGCAAATTCCCACATTTACAATTCGTGTGCCGAATCCGGTATCAAAATTTTTAATACACACAACGAACAGGCTGCGGTTCTGGCTGCGGGTGCGTATTATAGAACTTCTGGTAAAATGGCAGTTGCGTTAGTGACAGCGGGGGGTGGAGCTACCAATGCTGTAACTGGTATAGTAAGTTTATGGGCTGATTCTGTACCTACATTGATTTTTTCTGGACAAGAGAAGACTGAATATGTGAAGAATCATGGTTCACGAAGAATGTACGGAACTCAGGGATTTGATATGGTTCACATGGTTTCTAAAACGACGAAGCATGCAAAACTTGTGGAACCATCTACTATTCAGAATGATTTGGAATCTGCGTATAACATTGCAATGTCTGATCGCAAGGGACCTGTACTGTTAGATGTTCCTTTTGATGTTCAATCAGCGATCGTCCAGACTCGAATTTGGAATCCTTCGAATACTTCGAAGGTATACCCCAACGTTGATGACATAGAAAAGGTTGTCAAACTTATCCAAAACTCAAAACGACCAGTGCTACTCGCCGGTCACGGTGTTAAACTTTCCAATTCCGTAGATTTGTTCAAATCGCGTGTGAAGAGTATGAACATTCCTACGTTACTTACATGGTCTGGTATAGACATTTTAGATCACGAAAATCCACTGTTCTTTGGTAGTCCGGGTGTTTATGGACAGCGTTCTGCAAATTTCATCTTCCAGAACTGTGATCTCTTAGTTACGATTGGCACCCGACTGACGATACCCCAAACGGGTTATGATTTTAGTGAGGTTGCTCGAAATGCTACTGTGGTAATGGTTGATATCGATGAGACGGAATTCAAGGATTTTGTAGATGTACCGATCAAGTCGGATTGTGGGACATTTTTAGAGAGTATGTCTGGTGTGAAAAGTTCTTGTGATGCATGGATCCAAAGTTGTACAGAAATACGCAAAGAGTTTCCGATTGTTGAAAAGACACATGTTGACGGAGAATACCCAAATTCTTATAAACTGATAGACGCGATTTCGAAACATATGAAAGATGATCAGATTATTGTCACAGATATGGGTACAGCTTTACTTTCTGGTCATCAATCTATCCATCTTAAGGAAGATATGACAATGTTTTCTTCATATGGTCTTGGTGAAATGGGTTATGGTTTACCTGCGGCTTTCGGTGCAGCTATCGCTGGTAATGGTCGCGAAGTGTTGTGTCTTAATTGTGATGGAGGTATGATGATGAATATTCAAGAACTTCAGACTATAATCCAACACAACTTACCTGTGAAGATTGTTATATTCAATAATGATGGGTATCTCATGATTAAACATACACAGAAAATGTTGTTCGATGGTAACTACAATGCGGTAAATAAAAATACTGGAATCGTTTTACCAGATTATATGAAAGTCGCTAAGGCATTTGGTTACGAACCATTCAGGGTTAAAACATGGAGTGAGTTTGATTTTTACTTTCCCCGCTTCATGAATTACGAAGGTCCCGCTATATGTGAGATATTTATGCCACCTGATCAAGAATTTATACCCAAGGTAAAAGGTGTTGTCCAAATGGATGGTTCCATATTCGCACCACCCTTAGAAGAAATGTCACCACTGTTACCCGTAGATGTTATGAAACGTATAATGGGGAAAAATATATCTAAAAAGTCTGATATCATTGTTCGGACATCTGAGACGCAATAACACGAACAAGATCTTCTTGACCTGCGACCAATTTCCTATTTCCAAGCTCCTCTACTAGCTTGGCAATTGGGATTTTATACGTTTGACTAGCATCTATAATCTTTTTTTCAAAAACTGAATGTAACTTGTGTTTAGCTGTTAGTATGTTTATGATTTTAGTAGTCGGGGCTTTGTAGTCAAGATCCTCTATGGTTTCTACGACATTTATACCACCACAAGGATGAATGGCGGACATAATTTCCAATGGTGTGTTACCCGCACCCGCACCAAATCCTCTCACAGTTGCGTCTATTATTTCGGCACCACATTTGATAGCCATCAGGGAATTTGACACTGCCAGTCCCATATTATTATGTGCGTGAAAACCCAATTTTATCCCAACTTTTGATAACTCAGTAAAATACTTTTCTACATCTTCGGGATAAAATGATCCTGTAGAGTCCATTATAATAACAGCTGATGCTCCATATGATTTCATTTTCTGAACTTCTTCGACGAGTACATCAATCGGGCATGTTGCACACATCATCAATGCACCATAGACGGTTTTATTATTTTTAACTAAATACTCAATGTGTGTTTTAGTCATGGAAGCTTCTGTACAATGTGAAGCAATTCTAAAAATATCTACACCGAGTTCTATCGCGGGTATGATATCTCTCTCTATGGTTGCCAAACCTGGTATAACATGAACCGACAATTTGGTATTCTTTAGATAATGTTTAGCTAGAGAAATCATCTCAATATCAGTCAACTCAGACTTACCTATCAAAATGGACGAAGCACCGAGACCGTTTCCATGACCGATTTCCATTACTGGTATACCAGATTTTTCGGCGAAAATGCAGTGATTCTTTATCATATCAGATGTTAATCTGTGAGATATAGCATGACACCCATCACGTAGTGTTAGGTCGTGATATTCCACCATTAGAAGATTAAAGAACATCTTCTTTAATTCTATAAATGCTCGTCACACCCTTTGGGTCGTGTCGAGTTGAGGATGTTGCACACTCTACATACCTCAATAAGTTGACATCATATACACATTGTACCAAGGAAACTATACAGCTCATCAAATATGTGAGGGGTGATCTCAAGTTTGACCCTCCTCATGACATGTTTTGTCTTCGAGCATCCATAAAGAATGGTAAACCCCTTGAATATGACCCAAAGTTCAAGGAGCTCTTCGATAATACAGATGTTTTTGTGGTTGAGATTTCTTCGATGAAAAAGTACATCTATGATGACAAGTATCTTACTCACATGGCAGTGGACAAGCGCCTTTTCGACCAAGACTATAAGAAAACACCCCAACATATCATCGATGAAACGAAAGTTGTTCTACAAACGGATCAGGAAATTGAGGATGACATCCTAGAGATTCAAAAACTTCTGGGTCCTAAACCGATGATCGTGGTGTCGCACACCAATGTAACTCACCGTGGTGACAAACTTGGGAAGAGGGATCATCTTATCAAGCTTCTCGAAAAGGTGTGTAAAAGAAATCGTATCATGTTCATCAACCCCACGGTCCTTATGACTCAATTTGAACAACGAGACCTGATTGAACCGGATCTGGGACATCACCTCCCAATTGCGAAGCATGTATTGTACAATCATATCAATATGTGTGTCTCCTACCTCAAGAAGAAGGGAGACTTTTATAAAAGATATCCTGATACTCCTGTTTTTCTACACTCTTGATGTGCCATAGAGACATATCCGGTACGGCACCAAGTCCCTTGGTGTTAGTAGATCCAACTATGGTCTCGTGCAAACCCTTGTCCCATTTCACGATACCATTGTTTTTATAGACACGCCCTTGATAATCTGGCCAATTGATCCAACCCACTTCATTCACTTTGAATGTGTGTTTATCCAACCACTTTTGGGTATATCCGGGACAAATGTTAATACGGGGAATGTACAGTAGCTCGGCACTTGTATCCACGATGACACGCTTGATGTTTTTGATGAGAGTTTCACGAGGCATCTCATCTGCATCGATCACAAAGATGTAATCACCTGTACACTGGGATGTGTGATAGTTCCTGTGCTCAGAAAAGTTTCCACAGAATGTACGTTCAGAAACTACGAGTCCATCATACTTCGATAACACCTTTCGAACATCCTCAGTCACTTTGGATGCGTCGAGGAGAATGTTAATTTCATCTTCGTCATCTTTGACACGCTTTAGGAACGCGAGTAGATCATTGAGTTCACGCGCCTCTGTACAAACACAAATAGCGTAAGACAGTTTCATACTTCATAACTTTAAAGAATACTCTTTAATAATGTATAATGTTCGGTAAGATTGTTGGTCGCTTTTATTTGAAAGAGGATCTCGGTCTTGAAGATGATGAAACGCCTGACACTGTCACAATATCCGAACTAATTGAAACATTCCCTCTGTGGCCTCAGTGGGTAAATCAACTTCCACACAGAAAAAAACAATTGTTTACCATGTTTGAAACTTCGGATGTACATCCAGACATTATCAAGAATATGAAACTGTTTGACAAGGTTATTGTTCCATATGATTATCTCAAGAATATCCTGATCCGTCATGGGGTAAAGTGTGAGGCTCTTAATTGGTACACATCACCTCTTATTCAAAATAAGCCACAAGTTATCAAGAAGAAGGAACAGAAAAACAAAAGGGTATTCCTCTACATCGGAACGAATGATGTTCGAAAAAATCTCGTGAAACTTTCCGAAACTTTCAAACAAGTTCTTGAAGGGACTGAACATAAACTCATCGTAAAAACAAACAAAATGGATAACCTACCTGAATCCAAAAACATAAAATACATTACAAATCGTTTGAGTTATGGTGAAATGGCAGGTCTCTATAACATGTGTGACTATGTTGTTTCTTTTTCTCATGGGGAAGGTGTTGGTCTCCCAATGTTAGAGGCGAAGTATTTTGGTAAACCAGTTATTTCCCATGATGGTGGTGTTCTTTCCACGATCAAGGATGACACATGGATTATTCTCCCACATGAAGAAGTTCTCATAGATAAGACAGATGTTCCAAAGTTTCTCTTAAAAGTGTTTCACGGAACCTGGTGGGAAGTTATTGCTAAAGAGGCTTTAAGAATCATAAATAATCTCATCCAAGAGTAACGATGGAAGAGATCAAAGATACCTACCGAGGTATGGAAGTGCAGCTCGAAGAAATTGCCGTTGATCTTCAAGATCTTCCTACAGATTATAAACTTGCCGAGCGATATAGTCAAATCGATCAGGAAATCTATGAGATTTCGGAATGGTATGAGAAGGTCAGGAAACAGTGGAAAATCGTAGAAGAACGATTAAAAAATACCAAACAAGAATTGAGATTACTCAATCACGACGTTAAAAATCTTAAATTGCGAGAGTTTTCTCATGCCCGACACGGAGGGTCGTATTCACAATTACCTTGAAACCGGCATCTTTGATATTTTTACAAAAGGCGACATCTTCGGAGCACACATCCCTCAAAAGAGTCCCATCTTCAGCTTCCATCTCTATGAGTGGATAGCTAAAGTATGGATATTTCAACTTGTCAAACACCTCTTTGCGGCATGCGAAGAAACCCATGCCGTTATATGCGACAGGGACATATTTACCTTTTTTCTCAAGTTCACCGACTTTCATGAATTTGAAGGAACCAGTCTTCTTAAAATAGTCAGTGTCCCATTCTTCCACACATGCATAGTGGACCATATCTTGCATCCGATAAAGACCCGAAACCACTGGATTCTCCTTTGTATCTTCTAGGAGTTCTATAAACTGCTCAGGTGTGAAGACGATATCAGAATCTATGGTGAGCCATACGTCATAGTCGACCTGGCCACCAAACGGTTTTTGATCAGCACCTCGAAGAACATCTAGACCCAGGGTTTTCATTCGTGAGAAGGTGACATAACTAGAATACTCGTTGGAAACCATGACTTGGTATCCCCTCCTCGTGAGTTCAAGAAGTGTTTCTGACCATCGAATCAGAAATGTTCCCGAGAAAGTTCTGCCAGGGAGAGCGACGATGACTTTCATTTCTTACTTAATCACCAAAACCTTTAACTTAAAGACAGTTTTGTAAAAATTAGTAGATGATTGTTGTAACGAGTCTTCATAACGAGGCTTACGAATCTCTGGCCGAATGGACTCTTTACAAAAACAAGAAGGTATACTGTGAAAAGCACGGATACAAACTTCATTATGCGACGGATGGTGGTAATGAAGTCAGTGGTCTTGATATGATTGCGTTGAGTAAACCCCCCGTTCCAGAATCAAAGGTCAGTATTGGCTGGGGAAAGATATATCTGATGAAAGATGCTATGGAAAAGTACCCTGAAGCAGAATGGGTTTTTAATGCGGACTGTGACACTATGATCACCAATATGGAAATCAAACTTGAAGATATCATCAAAGATCAAACACATTCAAATACACATATTCTCGTTCCCTCGGATAACAGTGGAATTAATTGTGGTGTCATGATGGTTCGCAACTCCCCAATTGGGCGAGCATTTTTGAATACGGTCATCGCTGGAGAACCTCTTTATCGTCATTGGTATTTGTATGAAAATCAACTTATCCAAGATATGTTGGTCGGAACATATATCTGGGATCGTGAGACAAAACCAGGGGGTTCTTGTTGGTCAGATGTGAGCAATGTTCTTCGACAACGGGTTATGAATTCTTATGACTACAAGAATTTACCGATAGTTCAGAACGATTCTCACAATGACATTTGGGGTGAAAGTGGTCAATGGGAGGAGGGTGATTTTTTGATTCAGTGGCCAGCTACAAGTCTTGAATTTAGAATTAAAGCGGCCAAAGATATGTGTGAGCGATTAGGCGTTTAAAATTCTGAGTACTTCTTTCACGGCGGGATGACGAACAATGTCTTCATCTTCCATTTCGACGTGTGTGATATAATCAAGGTCTTGGCACTGCATCCTATAGATTAGATCGGAGAGACCATTTTCAGAACCAAGGTCTGACTGTTCGAGATCTCCGGTCACGATGAGTTTGGTTCCCTCACCAACTCGAGTGAGCAGCATCTTCATTTGGTTGGGTGTAGAATTCTGCATCTCGTCAGCGATGATGAGGGTATTATTGAAAGTTCTTCCTCGCATGTATCCAAGGGGTTCAATCTGAATAAATCTATCCATCTGGTTATGTGAGAGGGACTGTTCGAAGATGTCAAACATGGGCTTTGTCCATGGCTCCATTTTTTGATCCATGTCACCTGGGAGGTAGCCCATATCCTCATCCGCTGCGACGATGGGACGTGTCAGAACAATCTTAGGTCTCATATATTTTTGCACATGTTCAAGGGCAATCTGACACGCTAGCATCGTCTTTCCCGAACCTGCCGGTCCAGTCCCTATGACGATGGGTTTAGGGGAACGGAGTGCGAGGGCATATTTACATTGACCGGGGGTTTTCGGGAAGTTCATCTATATCTATTAAAGATATTTTCCTTATATATTTTAAATGGAGTTCCACTTTGTAAAATTAAATGTAAATGGAACCTACTTGAGCCTGGTGGATCCAACTGAGAAATCAAGATTTATATGTTTTTCTGATAGAGACAAGGCGAAAGAATGTGTAAAATATGTATCATCATTTCGTTCGAAACATGGTGTATGGCCATGCTTCGACATGTCACGGGGGAGGAGAAAACTTGAAAGTAAATTGAATGTAAAATCAAAAACCCCCGATCAGATTGAACGTTACCTCGAGATTGAGACCTATAACATGAATACAATCGATAGGATAGCGAGTCGAACGAATTCTTCCTTTTACTGTATTCTACATTTTGAAACGGAAGACATGGGAAATCTTGAATCTATTTCGATGTCTGGGCAGGAGATGGATGCAATCGTGGATGAAGCAGCGTACAGAGACTTACTTGAATACAACTTAAAAATAAACTAGCATGTAACAATAATGTGTGGCATCTTAGCCATCTTCGGCGATGAAGTAGACGTTCCTTCATATCTTCTTTCTCACCGAGGCCCTGATGATTATAGAAGTAAAACCCTTGGTAAATGTCGTATGGATTTTTATCGTCTCGCGATCAATGACTTGACTGAAGCTGGGATGCAACCATTCAGAAAGGATGATCAAATGCTCATATGTAACGGTGAGATTTACAATTATCGCGACTTTCTTAGAGGTGATGAAGTGAGTAAGAGTGATTGTGAAGTTTTACTTCCATTGATTCGAGATCTGGGTATTCAGAAAGCTGTCGAGAACATCAACGGCGACTTTGCACTCGTGTGGACGAATGGAAAGCGTGTTATTGCCGCTCGAGACCCCGTGGGTGTGCGACCAATGTTTTACGCCCGTTATGATGAGGACACGATTGCGTTCGCGAGTGAGGTGAAATCGCTACTTTTTATGAACACAGAAATACAAATCTTTCCACCGGGGCACATTTATGATTCCTATATCAATGACTTTGTGTGCTACCATAATGGATATTGGCCAGTGAACAAGTACATCAAAACTAGGTACCACAAAAATATTCGAGATACACTTGAGCAGGCGGTTCATGAACGAATCGAAAACACTGAACGTGACATGGGTTTTCTTCTTTCGGGTGGTCTCGATAGTAGTCTTATTGCATCAATCGCCACCCGTAAGCTTGGAAAGATTCGGACATTTTCTATCGGATTAGAGGGGAGTCCAGACCTTGCAGCTGCTCGTAAAGTAGCGGACTATTTGGGAAGTGATCATACGGAAGTAAAGTTTACTGCACAGGAAGGTATCGCACATATTAACAATGTCATTCATAGTCTAGAGTCATATGATACTACAACGGTCCGAGCGAGTACACCGATGTGGCTTCTCTGTAAGTACATCAAACAGCATACACCTTGTCGATACATCTTCTCAGGTGAAGGAGCGGATGAAATCCTTGGTGGATATCTCTATTTCCATAACGCACCGAATGTTGATGAATTTGCTTGTGAAAACATGCGTCGGCTTCGTCTAATTCATCAGTTCGATGGGTTGAGGGCGGATAGGTGTGCGGGTGCGCATGGTCTCGATCTGATTGTACCATTCCTTGATAAGAATTTCATTGATGTCTGTATGTCTCTGAATCAGACGATCAAGATTGACAAGGTTGAGAAACGCATACTTCGCGAGGCATTTGAGGGGTACCTTCCGACGGATGTCCTATGGAGACAAAAGGATGGTATGAGTGATGCGGTCGGGACGAATTGGGTCGACGAGATTAAAAAGTATGCCGAAAGTGAGGTGGATGACAAACTCTTTAGAGAAACGCGGGCAAAAACGCGTGGCTACAATACACCTCTGACAAAAGAAGAGGCTATGTACAGAAACATCTTTTGGACAATGTATGGAAAAGATAACGATCATCTAATTTCCGAGATATGGAGACCCAAATGGACTAACATAACTGACCCAAGTGCGCGCTTACTTATAGAAAAGAATCCTAACTAATACAAATGTCCCACTTCGTTCGAAGCTTCGATTGTAAAGATGAAAAGCATGCTATGTGGTTGAAGAGGGTTGGTAACATCACTGTAAAGTCCATGAGTGGTGAGAAGGTTGATATCATTTCGGTTGTCAACGACAATCCTCTACCCGGAAAACCATCCATTGAGAATCCGATGGATTGGGCGTATGTACACTTTCAGCTTTGTATGAAATACGCGAACGCAGTATTAAACCGGGAGGCGTTTGTGCCTCGTTGAAAATGATTTGTACTCTTCAAGAGTGAAATCTTGTGGATCAGAATTTTCATCCATTCGTACAAGCAAAATTTTTCCAAATATATCTTCAACATCAAATGGGTTTGGTAAAGTGTTCTCATTCTTCACTTCACCATCCTCAGGTTTCATAATAACGACATCAATCTCAGGCCATTGACCGATGAATGTTTGTCTTCCTTCTAAAAGTTTGAAAATTTCATTCTTGTGAGGTGATATGTCCAAATCTATTTCTTCTACATTACCCACGTCTTCATGGATAAGTATTGCCTTCGTCATCTTGATTTGAGTTCACAAAAAAATATCCGTAAGTTATAAATGAAAAATACGCCAGGTAATCTCTTATTGATTGCGGCTGTGTGTGCATTCATCGTGTATGTTATTTACTGCGTTCGTGAAGGATATGTGAGTGGACGTGCTGATTACCGATATGGTTTCGTAGACACTAACCCCTCTCGTCGTGTTTCTGATGCTTTTGATTCTCCTGAGCGTTCCGATGTTTATTCGGGTCTTCCCCTGCCCTAAGTACTGAGAAATATAAAGGTTTATTACCAAAAGATACTATGGATAATCCAACACGCAAATTTGTCATCGAAAAACTTGCGCAAATTTTAGATTTGAAAGTGGATGACAACTTATGTACGGATTTGGAAAAATGTATCGTTCGTCATTCTGAAAAGAGGAGTAGAGCTTCTGGGATAGAAGCTGCTTGGGACAATCATCGTTTTACAAACATTTACAAACACAAGTTTTTGTCTTTGAAAACAAACCTCATCGAAAACCCTGGACTAAAGACACAGCTTGTAGACAAACGTCTTTCTGTTTTAGACATTGTTGATATGCGTCCAGAAGAGTTATGTCCCAAAGGAAGATATGCCGTTCAGATGGAACAACGAATCCATAAAGAACTTCGAAAAGAGTCTAACGCTCGCGCAGCGAAAAATCAGGAGGGGTTCTTCACTTGTAATAGATGTAAGTCTAAGAAGACGACGTACTATCAATTACAAACGAGATCTGCAGATGAACCCATGACAACATTCGTGAGTTGTCTCAATTGTGATAAAAACTGGAAATGTTGAGAAAGTGTTGAGAATCAGTTAGATCAGTTGGTAGATCACCGACGGATAGAATGAAGTTGTAAGGTAGTTGCTGTTTCATAAGAGATTTTGTCGCCGCACTCGTGAATCCTATGTAGTCAAACCCAATTCCATAATCTCCCATCTGTTTTATCGTCCAATGAATAACAGGAGTAAGTCCTGGTCGAGCTGTTATGATTACAATTTTGTATCCCATAGCTTTAGCTTCACGTAAGAGCTCGATCATAGGTACATTAGCTTTGCCGTTCGTGAAGATGAGTGTATCATCAATGTCGAACATGACCGCATCCGTGGGCCCAATGCTTCTATTAGATATGTAGTGTACTCCCCAAGCCTTAAGGTTATCCATTAATGTTATTAAAGATTTAAAATTCAAATTGTACAGATATGATCGTTGATATCGATTGTGAAGATGGCACAACACAGATTGCACGAACTGTTTTAGAAAACACTGACACGTACATTGTAAACTTCCTTGAACGCAACAAGTTCAAACTCTACGACTTCATCGATAAGGAGGAGGAAGTCAACAAAACATCCGTCTCTGGTTTCTATGATGTAAATGAACTCGAAGATACAGGTCTCTTTGCTAAGCATCCACAAGGTTACGAACTCATCGATGATAGTGATGATGAAGATTTTGAATGCTCTACAAGTGATGAAGAAGATACCGATGATGATGTTTCCCTCGTAGATGAAAATGAAGATGAAGCCTAAGTTAAAAACTTAGATCTAAATATACAAAGATGGAGTATAAAGAACCAAAAAAACGTGTGACTAAGAATGATAAGAAAAGTAAAAAACAGGTATACTCTCAAAAACATGTAAGAAACATGCTTAAACAAAAGGAGGCAAGTTTAGCAAAGAAGAAAGATGGCCCCTTACACGCCTCCGAACGCCCACTACTCCCAAATGGACGTCTCCGAGTATGATGAAGACGCCATCTTCAAGTTCATCGGTAAGACTGGGAAGAAGTTTTATTGGCTCACCCAAAAGCTTGGTCTCGACTACCTTTGGTACGACAAAGAGAGAAAGATTATCGAGATCTGGGGTCCTTACTATACCCACCAGAATTGTCAATCTGCTCACGTGATTCGTTGTGAACTTGAATATTTTATGAAGCCTAAGTTAGAGGAGACAATTGTCGAAAAACAAGATAAGCATGTACAGACAACCGTCGAAGCGTGTTAAGTGCCCCCCTCCAGTGCGCGGGGACAGACCTATAGAAGGATCATTTTTATACAACATCATACATTCAAAACCACCCGATGTGTACAAGTTCAAGAAGGCGCCAATTTATAAAAAGGAAGATTACTTGAAATCACTAAAAAGAAACCATGAACAACTTGGAATTACCTATGTCGAACCCAATCTCCCAGATCCAACACCGTATGTCCCACCGACACAAAACGTCGAACCAGACATCAAATACAGTGATCAAGTTGAAGTAAAGTTTAGGGTATTGAAAAGTGGGATTGTTAGGGTGAAGGTGATTTCGGCAATCGCAGATATGCATGATAAGTATTATCGTCATGCTAAATTACCACCTATTAAGGTTATCATCCAAGCATATAAGTCTCATGGATTCAGTGATGAATTTATCCAAAAAATTAAAAATTCACACGAGAAAAAAATGAAGTTTGCTAAGAAGGTTCCAGCGATTTTGGCGAAGATATTTGATAAGGAGCCTGTGAAAAAAACTAAAAAGAAGAAGGAGGAAAAGAAGGTGGAAGAAGATGATGAAGTGCCTGAAGAAGACCCCGAGGAGGACCAGGTCCCTGATGAGGAAGGTGAACTTGATGTAGAACCGGACGAAGAACCTGAAGAAGTTGTGGAAGATGACTATTATTCAGAACCTGATGCCTAAGTAGAAACCATTTGTGTAATAAACCATCTTAATATGTTTGTGACCAACGTTGTCCTTGCCAACCTAATCCTTGATCGTGGCTTCTTTCACACCCTGAAAGAAGCGACTTATCACGCCAACCAACAAACAAAAGAGAAAATCTGGAAACTCTCCGACGGGTCTGTTTACTTTGGAGACGTTGAAGTTCGTGTCTACAACACTGACGACTACAAGAATGAACATTTTCTTTCTTTCATTGATTCCTCGTGAGATTGCGGAGATGTCTTGTGACCAACATGTTGTCAAGATCCAACTGGAGATTTGTCAGATGCTCTACACAGCTTGGTTCTTTTCAGAACAGCAGGGATACATTGAGGAAAACGCACCCTACACGAAGGATGGAAAAAGAAGGGGGTACCGCCCTGCACACTCGAAACACCCTATGACCATGTGGGTTGGTTCAAGTCTTGAAAACTATATCTACGCGTGTGAGATTGGGATCGCTTTGACCCTCGAATACACTCGTAGATATGGTAAAGTACATACTTGTGCCGAACACCTGGTATGGTTGAGAAATCACCACCCTTCCCACTTTGAAGAGCGAAAAAGTGAAACAGCATACTACTCAGTAGAGGGTATCCCCGAATGTATGCCTGAACAGTACAGGTGTTCAAGTGTGGTTGATGCGTATCAGATGTACTACATGATGGAGAAGATGGGGTTTGCTCGATATAAAATCCCAGTGAATACTAAATGATTGTAGCGACGACTTTATTCAATCATCCACACATTAAAGGTGTTGTAGAGTTTGAAGAAAGGGGGAGTAAAGTTGTAATCAAGGGAATGCTCAAGTCAACAAAATATAAAAATAGTACACACGGAATTCACATCCACGAAGCGGGTGATCTCACTGATAAGTGTATGGGAGCCTGTGGTCATTTCAATCCCTACGGTAAGAAGCATGGTGGTCCAGGATCCAAGGAAAGGCATGTTGGAGATCTTGGGAACATTCGTTTTGATTCCAAGGGTATCGCTAAGTTTGTGATGGAAGACAACCTCGTAAAGTTGAGAGGAACCAAGGCTAATGTTGTGGGCCGATCTCTCGTGATCCATGAAGACCCTGACGATCTTGGAATGGGTGGACACTCCGATAGTTTGACAACTGGACACGCGGGAAAGAGGATCACGTGTGCGGTTATTGGTTATTCTAAGCGGATGTGTGCGTAAAGACAAATACAGCTTCAGGCCTTTCTTCTGGCTCACCATACCCCAATTCTCTCAGAAGCGTTCTCACCTTCTTAGAGTCTTCGACATGTGGAAGAAGTTCAATCATGATTACAGGTTTATGTTTTTCCAGGGTTTCCTTCGCACCTTCAATGACACGAAGTTCGTGGCCTTCAACATCAATCTTTACGACCGAAGGTGTACCTTTGTATACATCATCAAGTCGTGCACATTGAACCATCATACTTGTGCCTCGCATATCACCTTCATGGTGGAAACTCGTGCCACCATAGTTTATGAAAGTGTTTGAAACCCTTTCACGGGGTGGAAGAAAAATCTCCTTGACTTCTTCCTTGTCGGAGAGAGCGCATGGGTACACGGATACTTTATGTTTGAGACTGTTGCTCTGACAGTTCTTGTTTACGATCTGGTTGTATACGGGTTCGAAACTGTGCACAGGTCCATAATCTGAAAACATTAGGGTGTTGTAACCAATGTTTGCACCAATATCCAAGATGTCTGTGTCAGGTTTGTAATGTTTTTCCACATCCGTACGCATCCACCCGTCCCACTCGTATCCTCGAGCGATCAGTGGACCAATGTACTCGTCATCCTTAATCACGAAGACATTGTACTTGCCATTATTGACACCGACAAGATCAATCTCCATTCTAATTTTACAACCACATAAAACTTTAACCATTAAAATAAGTTTTCGAAAAATGGTTTAAAACAATGTCGTCTATATTACACAAGATGTTCAGCATCGCAAATAATTTTACGGCTCCCCCCGTCAAAATCGCATCTGAGCGTAAGCCCGAGTACCACCCAAGGACTTACAGTCAGTTTGTCAAGGGTCTCAAAAACAAGGAGCTCCCCGCTGTTATCGTCAAGCCAAGTGAAAATGTCGCCCAGTTTCAAGAGGAGAATGGCGATTATGGTGACGTTCGTATCGTACAAACGGAACAGCTTTGGCAGACCCTGATGGAGAGTGACGCCGAGGTTATCGTGGATACGTCGGGACCCCCAATGTCTTTCGCTGAAACTGGAATTATGGTGATTCTTGGTATCTACCTCTTCTCCGTGTTGCGAGCCATTTTCGGTTCTCGTGGTGGTGGTGGAATGGGAATGCCCAACCCCTTTGGGAAGTCTACCGAGTTTACGATGGACCAAGAGGTTGAGACTCGATTCACAGATGTTGAGGGTATCGACTCCGCCAAGGAGGAACTTGAGGAGATTGTAGACTTCCTCAAGAAACCTGAACGCTACTTTGGAAGTGGTGCCAAAATTCCTCGTGGTGCCCTCCTCGCTGGTGCTCCAGGTACTGGTAAGACTCTCCTCGCTCGAGCCATTGCTGGTGAGTCCAATGTCCCCTTCATCCAGTGCTCTGCCGCCAACTTCGTTGAGATGTTCGTAGGTGTTGGAGCCAAGCGCGTACGCGAACTTTTCCAACAGGCACGAGAGAATCAACCTTGTATTGTGTTCATCGATGAGATTGATGCTGTCGGCAAGAAGCGTGGTGGTGGAAACATGCCATCCAATGATGAGCGTGAGCAGACCATCAATCAGCTTCTGACCGAGATGGATGGGTTCGACAATGAGACTGGTATCGTGGTCATCGCTGCTACGAACCGCATCGACATTCTTGATGACGCCCTCCTCCGTCCGGGTCGCTTTGACCGCAAGATTCAAGTGTCTCTCCCGAGTGTTCAGGGACGCAAGAAGATCCTAGGTGTACACTCCCGCGACAAGAACCTCTCTGAGAATGTTGACCTCGGGAACATCGCGAAGCAGACGACAGGTTTCTCGGGTGCTGACCTCGCGAACCTCATGAACGAGTGTGCCATCCGCGCTGTCCGTGATGGTGAGGGTGTGATCACGAATGACATTGTGGAGAATGTTTATCAGCGTGTTGTCGTGGGTGCCAAGGGTGATGTGAAGTTCTCCCTCCGCAAGAAGGAACTCGTGGCGTATCACGAGGCTGGACATGCCATCATGGGTGTCCTCGTCCCCGACTATGACATGGTGCGCAAAGTCTCGATTATTCCTCGAGGTGCTGCGGGTGGTATCACCTTCTTCCAACCCAGTGAGGAGAATGCTGACTCTGCGATGTACACGAAGGAGTACCTTCTCTCCCAAATCAAGGTGGCTCTCGGTGGTCGTGCAGCTGAAGAGATTATCTATGGGAAGGACAAAATCACCACGGGTGCGTCCTCTGACTACGCCCTCGTGTACCAGATCGCTCGTGAGATGGTGACCACCTATGGGTTTGGACAGAACTTTTTCGACTATCGTAGTATGTCTGAGGAAGCTTCAGCTCTCGTGGATAACGAGATTGACCTCATCGTTGGGGACTGTTACGATGAGACTGTCGCCACACTGAAGAACAATATGTCTCAACTGGAGCAACTCAAGGAAAAACTCATCGAGGAGGAAATCGTCGATGGGGATTGGGTCTATCGGTTGTTTGGGCAACCGTTCCGTGAAGAATTTTACCCCTCAGCTAGTTTCGATTAACATACGTTTTAAATTCCTCAAATAGATTAGTTAAAAGTCTAAAATTTTCGTTAGTACCACCTTTGTTTGGGTGAAGTTTAACAGACGCCTTTCTATAAATTGTAGTACCCTTCTTTTTCTTTTCGTTTCTGCTCATGTTACTAGTCGTGACGTTTATCCACTGTCTCTTTATATTCTGAATCAGAGCATTTGTTTGAGCCTTCTTGGCATTCGCCGCGGCTTTTTCAGCATTTGCTTGAGCCTTCTTGGCGTTCTCAGCAGCCTTCTTAGCAGCTCTGTTAGCGGCGTTCGTCTTGTTACGTCGAGCCGAAGTTTCACCCCTCGCTGCAACCCGTGCCGCTCTCGCCGCAGCAGCTTCGGCAGCCGATCTCTCGATAGCCGCCCGTCGAGCCGCGTTCATCTCTTTGTTAGCAGCTTCTTTCGCCTTCTTCGCCTTTGCCTTAGCCCTAGCTTCAGCAGATTCAGCTCTTGAACGTCTCACAGCTTCATTTCGCGCCATCTGTTCGGCATTTCTCGCGTTGTTCGCCAACCACGCGTTAGTCATTTCCACGTTTGTGTTCGTCATCTACTATCACCTGACAAAAAATATTAGGTCATAGTAGATATGGAACTTGAACGATTATATCGGGAAAATCCCAATTTAAGAAACGTGGTTTCTCGGAAGGGTATGAGTTCAAATATGCTTCAGCGTATTCTAAGGGTTACTTCGAGAAGTCGTAATAAAAATATACTTCGTGCACAATTTATAAAAGATTACAACCCAAATAACCCAGGTATTTTGAATCAGGTTCTCAGGAATAGGGAGCAGATGTTACAAGAGAGAGCTGCTCGCGCTACGAACAAACCCATCGCCACAAGAACACGGAGTCGAAGACCTATAAAATCTACGAAACCTCTAACTACTATCAGAAACCGTGTACAAGCTGCACGTAAAATCAGTAAAAATTCTACATTAGCTCAGAAACGAGAAATTCCTCCACCGATGCAAAGACAGCCACGTGAAGGCGCTGGTTTCAGTGAAAGAACAATCATGGGGTATGGCGAATTATATGAATTTTTTCAGCTTATGAAGGAATATCAGGAAAAGCGGGGTAAGGTTACCAAATTTAACGCATCACCTATGTCAATTTTGAAGGTGATGTACGAGTATAAAGTACGAATGTGTGCTTTGACACAGTACCCTTACACAGGTGATAATAAGTTAATTCGTGATGTAGTTGACAATGTCCGTTCTTTATGTTCAGATGAAGGAGGAAACTATACAACTTACCCTATTCTCAATCAACCCAACGTTAACAAAACGAACGAATTGATGAAGATGTGTTTGAGATCCGAATTTGAGAAACTGTTGGGTAGTGTGAGAAATAACACTGGCCGTTCGAATACGGATGTTTTGCTTAAAATAAGTGCGATCTATGACAGATTTTTACGACTTCTCAAGGATGTTGATGCTGAAGTGGCTTTACGTTTATATATAAAAGATCAAAGTTCTCAAAATTTAAACACGTATATCAAGTCTCTTTCACCTAATATACAAAAGTCCTTGACAGAAAATGTTCCGAATGAGTACAGGTCTCTCATCAATAAGCTAAACAAAAGAGTTCGAAACAAAAAACATAACCCAATTCCAGTCGCCGTGGCTCATGGACCCGCAAACCATAACACACTTTCCGTATCTTCGATGAAAAAGATACTTCGAAATCCAGACGTCGTCAAGAACTTCACTGAAGGGTCTTTGTTTCTCAAATATCTGAACGAACACATACCTAGTGGTGGAACGGGTGGTTGTAAAATGAGAGGAGATGTTGATGGATGTCTATTGCGTCGCCGTGTTGTTTTTGGTCAGCCATATGCGACGTCGAGTTCTGGTGTAAAGGCTATTCAAACTGCGCTTTCTGCTATCAATCACGGTCGCATGCATAGACTCAAGACGTTCTCCCCAAATGGTAATCGTTTTAATCGTATCGGTGAACCAAAGAAGAACTTTACAAACTTTGGTACCCTAAAAAGGTATATGAATACTATGAAAAACAAAAATGTGCGTAACTTACCCCTCTTCACATCACCAACAAACAAGTTGCTCACTCTACAAAAAGGTAATAGAGTTGCAGTGAAATTTGATGGTAGTAAGTTGGTTAAGTTTGATGATACTGAAAATCCTCACGTCTTATGGACAACGTTTGGACTTCACCTAGATGAAAGGGGTAAAGCATATACATTTTTTGATTTCATTAATTTCATATATGATCGTGATAATGGGATTGTGAAAAATTTGGGAAGTTATATGCGTCCAAGGGGTGCGATGGGTATGAATTACATTATTCAGTTGGACTCGAAAACTCTTGATTACTTACACGGAAAATACTTCTTCACTGATATGACAGGAAAACAATACAAAAACGAAATCATAACTAAATTAACGAGTTGTCGCAGATGACCCTAAGTAATTACAAAACAGTTTAAAAATTAGACAAAAATGAACACTCTAGACGAGACGATTAAAAACGCTACAGCGCTTGTCAGCCTCGTGTGGAGCGTGGGTAAAATGCAGAAGTGGGTTCAGAGAAACCTAAGTGATTGAGACGCATTCCCAAAACTATATGTAAAAAATGTTCGCTATGAGATGCCCTATCCCCTTCACGTGTGCCCCCATGCGTCGCAAGATTTCACGAACCATCCGTGGCTACTATTCCCTTGACAAGAGGAACAGTAAGCCTCTCGATAAGGTTGAGAAGGAGGGTTTATTCCATGTCATAGCTTTCATTCGAGATGGGGACACCGGTCTCTATTCCTTGACTGAATGGGATGAGGATGGTGTTGCCAGGAACAACATTGTGGCTTTCAGGAACTTTGAGGATGCGTTCCGTTATAAGACCCTCCTTGAGGCTGATATGAAGATTACATCTTTTGTCCAGTTTGCGTCGAGGTTTGAACTTGAACATGCGTGCAACGTGGGTGGATACAATTGTCTCGTTGTAGATGATGGCGCCCTTGTGACCCCACCTACGAAGACTGTGAAGATTACTGACTGGGAACGTCGCTCCGCTCTCATGAGAGGTGAATGGTCAGTGAAGGAAAAAGATGAGAAGTAATAGTATGAGTGTAGGTTGGGACCGTTTAATTCGAATGATGCGTTATGACCCTTACCTCCCTATGAAATGTTTCGCCCGTAAGACATCCATTTTTAGTTATTGTGATTGTTTGATTGGGTGTAAGTATCGTGAATCAAGACTGTCTCGAGACTATCGCAACTTGAAACCGGTGAAAGCCCCTGAATCACAGGGGGAGAAGTCGGTTTAGAGCGTTTCCAGTGAAAGCACATAGCTGATACCTAAGTGATATAAAGTTTTAAGTCATTCTAAACATATGGCTTGTATGCAGTATATCGCATTCGACTTTGAGACCTCTGGTCTCCCTAAGGGTCGTAAACCTGTGACTCGGGAGACCTTGGAGCAGTATGACACGTGTCGTGCAGTCTCTCTCTCGGCAGCACGCTTCTCGTCGAGGGGTCGCCTTGTTGACACATTCGACGCTATGATACTCCCGACTGATTTCAGTATAAGTCCTGGATCTGTTGCCATTCATGGTATTACTGATGATATGGCCAAGTCTAAAGGTCGTCCATTCCTCCAGGTTTTCACAGACTTCATGACATTCATTGGACCCCGTACCAAGACTATCGTGGCACATAATGCAAAGTTTGATGTGAGTGTTCTTCGATCTGAAATGCTTCGGCATGGTATCGACCTTTCTCTTACCGATGACTTGAATTTTCGTTGCACCCTTGAGTTGTATCGAGAGCGTTTTCTCAAGCCTATCCGTCTAGGTGTTCTTTACGAAGACATCTTTGGTGAGCAATTTGAGAATGCTCACAATTCTCTGGCTGATTGTATTGCTTGTGGTCGTGTGTATCCATATGTTATTGGGCATGAGAGGACTTTGAAGCCTATTGGAGTTCCTAAGGTGATCATCGGTGCTTCATCTGTGGCGAGTGCGATTGGGTGTGGGTTCAAGAAGCAACCTGAACTCATTGAAGAACTTTGGAAGAAGTACTCACCTCAAACCTTTGAGGGGCAGACAAAGGAGGAGAAGGCTCTTGAGATCCTCATGTGGAACACGTCGACTAAGAAGATTCTAAAAGATGCTGAGAACTTCAAGTCTGAGAACAGTGCTGAAGTTGCCCAAAAGACGAGAGCTGTGTACCACCAAATCGAGCACTCTGGGCTTTCAGCGGAGGATATGGTGATCGCAAAGGATCATCTCAGGAAGACTCTTTACACAAACCATGGGACTCGCAACGAGTACAAGACGGCTGATGCGGACAAGGCCAACTTGATTGAGGATGACACATTCTACACCCACGACATTTGTACGATTGAGGGGACACTCTACCAGATTGTGGGGCGCATTGATAGACTTCAGATGAACGAGGATGGCTCTCGAACCCTTGTGGAGATCAAGAACAGGGCGAAGGGTCTCTTCAATCGTGTGAGGGACTACGAGGAGGTGCAGTGTCAGACATACCTTCAGATGTTGAGGGACATCAAGTATTGTCGTCTCGTGGAGCAGTTCAATGATGAGAGGAGGGGGTACCTCATCGAGAGGGATGATGAGAAGTGGAAGGATGATATTGTCCCCAAACTCCAAAACTTCTGCGAGCTTTTCCACAGTATGTTGAGTGAAGGCCTAAGTGCTTAGAAAATAGTATTGTAATGTAAGGAGCTATGAGTTTAATTCCGATCAAGTTACTCAAAAATGGTACGACGAAGAATACATTATTGAATCTCAAGAAAGAGTCAACGGACATTGACATGGATGATTACATTGAATCGAGGATTATGACAAATTCTCGAGCAAGAAAACTTTTAGCTATTGAGGATGCGTCTGAGATGGCGAAGTGGTATCTTCACAAACCAGGATTCTTTGAAAAAATTGCCAAGGATATCAAGGACGAAACGGGAAAGGAATTTACTTTTCATTGTAAAAAGACGAAATCCATGAAGGTCAAGAAGAAGAGTGACATCGAATATGTCATGATGGAAATCAAGTATAACGACAGTGCTGGTCATTATGGCATGGCTAAGGTGAATCACAAGAATAAGACTGCGAAACTTTACGATTCTATGATAAAGGAAGAATCTGATTTCAAATCCCCTCTTGAAAAGGTTTTGACAAAGAGGTACACAGTAACCGAGTCTAAAAACAAGCTTCAGCCAACTGGGGGTTTTGTGGCTGGATCAATAGAGGAGTTCAAAGAACCAAACTATTCTGGTGGTATTCCCAAGAAATTGTTGGATGATGCTTATGAATTATCACAATATGATGAACTTTCCCAACATCATTTTTGTTATGTGGAATCTCTCCTTGCTATGATGAATGATATGGGTCATGGCGACCCTGGACCTGGTGATCCGAGGGATCGTCTCACATTCATTAAGCGTGTGATTTGGGGTCTTCTTCATAAGTATGTTCCTAAGGAGAATCGAAAATCTGCACAGTGGAAGTATTTCGTGAAGAATTTTCCGTACATTATGGAGACGAGGAGTCCTACAGGTAAGCGTCTTCGTATGGTTCGCGGGTATATTCAAGTGCCACCAGGTGTCATTACTTTGAAGAAGTTGAATCTTCGTGATGATATCGACGAGACATGGAGTTTAAAAAGAATTGTCGATTGGTCAGCATGATAGTAGAGTATCTGTGTGGTCCGTCATTACAAGAAGTAATGACATTGAGTGTAATTAATTTTGTGATAAATATGATAACATTGACAATTGTTATTTTGAAGAGTCCTATAAAAGTGATTCGCGAGGATTTGTGTTAAGTTCTGTAATATACAAGGAGGAGACCCCTCTTTATATATGGCACACCTAAGTAAGACCCGTGGTTGTTTTTTACAAAATGACCGATTTAACCCAAATACTTGCAGAGCTCCGCGAACTCCGCGAGATTGTACAGTCTTTACAGCCGGCGCCTTTACCAACAACGACAAAATGTGAGGGTGTGACTGGGAAGGGGACACAATGTGGGAATAGGGCATCCCCTGGTTCGTGTTATTGTAGGATGCATGGTGAGAGGCCAGCGAGGCCCCCCAAGGTGGTGAAGGTTAAGAAGTTGGCAAAGCCGAAGAAGGTACAACCTGAGCACATGCATGGACCTGGTGAAGTGTGTATGTTATGTGAGACACATGGGGATGTATTGGATCCTGATCTCCCTGAAGCTGGTTTTGAGGGACCGGAGATAAATAATCTCATTACAGAGTAAAGAATGGATGTTCGATATGAGGCAGTGTTGCGTACGATTGGTGTATTTTTGAGTGTGTATTTCACATTAGGTTGGGGTGAGAAGAGTAAGCCAGAGTGGGATGCGCCATTGATGATAGGTGTGATCACCTTAGCTGTGATGGCCAATTATTTGTAAATGAAATAGGTTGGATCAAAAATGAATTAGATTTCAAAATACCTAAACAAGTTGTAAAACTATTTGAAGTTGAAAAATAAAACTGAGTATAGATGGGTTTTGAAAACTTTCACAATAGGTTATGGTTTGTCAGGATCAAAAATGAATTAGATTTCAAAATACCTAAACAAGTTGTAAAACTATTTGAAGTTGAAAAATAAAACTGAGTACAAATGAAACCAAAATGGATAGATGGATTCAGTAAACTTTCCAAACTTTCAAAACTTTCATAATAGGTTATGGTTTGTCAGGATCAAAAATGAATTAGTTTTCATTTTCTCAAAACATCTTGAAAACTATTTGAAGTTGAAAAATAAAACTGAGTACAAATGAAACCAAGATGGATAGATGGATTCAGTAAACTTTGTAAACTTTCAAAACTTTCATAATAGGTTATGGTTTGTCAGGATCAAAAATGAATTAGATTTCAAAATACCCAAACAAGTTGTAAAACTATTTGAAGTTGAAAAATAAAACTGAGTACAAATGAAACCAAGATGGATAGTTGGGTTCAGCAAACTTTGTAAACTTTCAAAACTTTCAAGATATACAGAGATGATTTTAGGTTATGGGTCGGGGTAATGTTTAGGTTATGGGTCAAGATTGTCCTCGAAGTTCAAAGATGTTTTGTGATGTCTGTGAAGTTCGGTGAAGTTTAGGGTCGCTACGCTCCAGTTATGGCCCGCGAATTGGTAAGGTTTTGTGAAGTTCGGTGAAGTTTAGGGTCGCTACGCTCCAGTTATGGCCCGTGAATTGGTAAGGTTTTGTGAAGTTCAGTGAAGTTTGGGGTCGCTACGCTCCAGTTATGGCCCGTGAATTGGTAAGGTTTTGTGAAGTTCGGCGAAGTTTAGGGTCGCTACGCTCCAGTTATGGCCCGTGAATTGGTAAGGTTTTGTGAAGTTCGGTGAAGTTTAGGGTCGCTACGCTCCAGTTATGGCCCGCGAAACTTTTTGCGCCCCATTTCTTTCAAACCGAAACCTTACCAAAATGACGAGACAACCCTTCCCAAAAACCCTACTTCAAA